TACTGGATGAGCCGGTTAAAAAACTACCGTTGTAAAGCGGCCTAATCTTGGTAGCATGGAATCGCTACCTCCTGAAGATATTCAGCTGCATAAATCCTTAAAAGGATACACCTTCGGTGAGCCACAACACGAGCCTGAGCTGGGCAGATACACAGTAAAGGCGTATTACGGAAATAATCGAGTAGGAGAGCTGTCATATGCCGACAAGCCACACACTCTTGATTCCAAGCACCCACACGTAGGCTACCATTTAATTAAGGGCGCCGACGTACATCCATCGCATCGCGGCAATGGAGTGTATGGGCGATTGCTGCAAATCGCCGCCCTTCACGCCAAAAAGACTTTAAAATCTAAAGGTCTAGTTTCTCCCGGAAAATGGCGCTCGGAAGCCGCTGATGGTGCCTGGGAGCGCTTGGCCAGTAAAGGTAAGGCTCGAGGAGTTGCTGGCTATGGTGACCCCGAGACCAAAGACTTTTTTATGTCCGAGGGACCTAGAGTCCTTGGTTCAGGCGAGCTTAGACGCCTAGGTTATTACAACTCTCCTCATGGAGTCTTTCTGTCTGTGCCTATTAATCAGATTCATGGCTTAGATCCAGAACCAAAGGATTGGGTAGACGATAAAGGCGCGGTGCAATCGTTTCAGGCCGGTAATGCTATTAAAACACCTATCGAGCTTCACGTACACCCTTCAGGTGGGTTCACCCTTTATGACGGCAACCATCGCTTAAAGCAGGCCCGTACTAATGGGCAGACCCATATCTCCGCCTTAGTGCATGACAAATCAAACAATTACGTCGCTTTAAGCCAACAATATCAGCCGGCCCATCTTTTAAAGTCAGAAATGGCGAAGCATGATGGAACCGCCTTGGAACAGATGGGATATCAATTTAAGGTTTCCCACCTGAAAGATCGGACTGGAAATATTCACAATACTACTGTCAGCGTTACTCATCCCGATGCTTATAAGCTTCACGGCGATGATAAGGTAGGAGCAGTCGATTTTGGTCATCATGGTGACAGTTTAGTAGCGGATCAAGTTTGGGTTCACGATGACCATCGAAACCAGGGCATTGCCAGACACATGTATCGTCTTGCGGCCCAAGCCACCGGTAAAGATATTAAGCCTTCGGAAACTCAAACACAAGCCGGATCTAATTTTTGGCTTCATAAAGGAGAAGAAACCTCTCCAGATAACATTCAACACGAATGGGATATTGAGTTCAAACGCTGGCTGAAATCACGCCGTGAAGGTCGTAGCTATGTCCAATTTCATATGGACGTACATAAGGCTGAACAAGGTCTTAATAGCCTGCTGGGACGCGGCAATCTAAAAGATGCTCCATCGCCTAGTCACCACGATGTGGCTATGGCCATGAATGGATATGACCCCGAAAGCTCACCCGAATTCGTGGCCGCCAGATTCCTGGCGGGTGGAAGTTTTGCGTCCGAAGAAGCAGTTCGCACCGCCATTATTCTCTATGACGATGATTTCGAGCTTGCGGCCCTCCGTACCTACGGCCTGCCCAGAAACGAGCACTATAGGGAATTGCTGCGTAATGCTATGGGACTCATGGGGCATTTGTCAAATGACGTCAAGAAATCAGAAATCGACCCGGTAGCTATTCCGAGAGATATTCGAGCCGCTCTTCCTGAGGGGGAGAAACTTGCTGAAGTTGTGCGCAAAGCCCAGGTAGCTGGTAAAATACATGCGATCCAACTAGACCCCTCCGCTAAACACTCAAAAGGCACAGCCCTTGTTACCGACGTCGATACAGACGAAAAGTGGTTACTCAAGCCCGGAAGCGGGAAGTTAAGTCCTTCAGCTGGTGTTGCGGATGAGACTGCAGACCAATCGAATCGTGAAGTAGCTTTTACTAAAATTGCTGACGCCGTTGGGATGGGTCAATACTATCCAGAAGCGGAATTACTTATGATTGACGGCCAGCCCGTGGCATGTCTCAAATTGTTAGATACCGACTATAAAGGCATGGAGAAATTGCGTCAGGCTGACTCTGACTTCAAGGCCGCAGAATTTTTCAAGCCGTATCTTGAGAATGGAATCCTGTATCGTTGGGCACTTATTGACGGTGTATTAGGAAACAGCGACCGACACGCCAACAATTTGATGGTCAATGAAGACGGCAACGACGTGAAGCTCATCGACCACGGCAGCGCCTTCGCGGGAATTCATTTTGACCCTGCTCACGACACCAAAAGCTTTATTCCGTTTTACTTGCGGGCCTGGAGTGAGGGTCAGCGTTGGAGCAAGATGTATCCTCAACAAAAAGAGGATGCGGTCCCACGGCTCAACGAGCAACAAGCTAAGGAGTTCGGTGAATGGGTTGATACCATCGACGAGAACCAACTCAAAGAAATCATGGTCAAGTATGGGTTGAATCCTAAGCCGGTTCTCGACCGTTTACAACGTATTAAAAGTGCTGATGTTTCTCGGCGCGCGGACGTGCTCATAGGCATGTGGGTTGGCGTCTACGATTGGTCCGCCTTGACCTAATCTTAGGTGCATATGAATATTACGCCCGAACAAATCAAAGGGAAGCCTAAAAAAGTTGGAGACCTCGAAGACCGTCCGGTGGTTCAGGTGGAAACCAAAGGCGGCCTCTATCTACTTATGACCAAGAATGCGGCTGGGAAGCCAGTGACTCTTGGAGCGGGTAGCCATCCGGTGGTAGCCGCCCATATCGCAGAACGTGACTTCCCGAAGCTGAACCTCACCGAACTTTCGAAGTCCGAACCTCTCGAACCTCAGGTTCTGCGTAATGAATTGGCTACGTGGGTGCCGTTCACGCGTCGCATGCAGTCGTTGGAGTAAACGTGTCTAAGGGGCCATCAAATCCAATAAACATGACATTCAATCCGGATGTCGTGCACTTCGACCCCGAAGCCTTTGACCGGCTACTTTCCGGCAATGGTGTGGTGTTGGTGCATTGGAAGGCGATTAAGTGTCCTATCGGCATAATTGATCGTTTTGATGCCCGTAATCACTCCGACCATGACTGCTCCAACGGATTTATTTACCGTGTGGCTGGTGAAGTCACGGCATTCTTTTCATCCAATAGTAGTAACACAAAATTAGATGAAATGGGGTTTGTCACCGGGTCCACGAGTATGGTTTCGTTGCCCCGTACATACGATAACTCCGAAGAAGAGATAGCGGTCCAGCATTTCGACAGATTTTATTTAAAAGAGTTTAAGGGGTTTTCTGTCAATTCACAGCTTATCGAAGCAAGTATCACCGGCCTCGACCGCCTCACTTACCAGGCGACTAAAATCGAACACATTGTGGACCGAAACAATATCTGGTACTCGGCCAACGACTACGTTATTGAAAACGGTGGGGTACGGTGGACGGGCTCGCGTCGTCCACAATACGATCCGGCAACAAATACTGGGACCGTGTATTCGATTCGATATCGTTATGTTCCGTTCTGGTACGTAGACAATATCGTCCACGAAGTGAGAGTCGCTAGAGTCTATAATCACGCTAAAGAACAAGAAGAGGTTGTACGTCTTCCTTATGCTATTCTCTTACAGCGAGAATACATTTTCGAAAACGAAGAGCGTAAAATGGATGGCACTTCGGATCCTCGCGACGTACGCGCCCCCAGAACAGGTTCATTTGGTCCACGTTAATGTCCTCTCCAGCTTCCATATCTTTTCTGAAGTATGTACTCGGTGACGACGGCCACAAGGCTTTCGAGAACGCCAACCACCGATTACCTACTCTTGGCGCCGCGCTAGCACCTAGGACAGTAATTAGCTGGTTGAATACGGCTGTGATGTCCACTTATGAGGGCGAAATTCCCGGCCTGACCAATAGTTATATCACACTCAACAAGAGTGAGGACGGAACCTTTAGTGGGGCCATTACCGTTGATGATTCAGTACATTCTTTTACTTCGGCTGACCTGCTTCATGTAGCTGCCGCAGTGACTCTGTCTTTGGGTTTGGGTGATTTACAAATAGACCCGCAAGTTAAATCCACGGACATAAGCAAACTGGGCAAATCCATCGATATGCTCGTGAAGGCTCGCATCGTGGCCCGAACCGTATTTGAGACCCTTAAGAAGCCGATGGAAAAAGTCGAGACTCCAGGCTCTGCCGCAGCACCGAAAGAACCTAAGGGCTTTCAAGCTCCTCAGCCACCAACTTCGGTTACGCCCAATACGAATCAAACTGTAAAGCCACCGATGGTGAAGAAAGAATTGATTATCAAGAAGAGTGAGGCTCATCACGAGTGCCCCGAATGCGGGCTTCGTCAATTCAGAAACGATCGTTTTGTTGGGTGCCTGTGTTTGCGTTTTTTATCTAAAAATACTACCTCCATAGTGACTCCAGACGGCGACTACAGACTTAAATTGGGTCGTGAATGGGATCAAGAGTCGGTGGTAATACTAATGGATTCTCTGAGGAAATAAATCATGGCTACGATGCACAAATGGCTAGGCCGCAACATACTCAAAGAAAGTGACGCCACCGGCTTGGAGAGAGATAGCTCCGCCCACGAGTTTGGTGCCGCACGCCTAGAACGAAAGGCCGCAGAAGAAGCTGCTTATAAAAATTATGAGCGCAAACATCACCGTGCCGCAGCTCAGCATCATCTTCAGTATATGCGGGCGGCTCGGAACTCCGGTTCTCATGATGTCGCCGAACAACACACCGCCTTGTTTGATTTACATATGAAGGCTTTGGGTGAACGCCCTGGTTCGACCGCAGTTAGTACGGAAAGTAGTGGCCCAGGAAAAGTCGACAAATTCCATTCACACCCCGCTGACCAACTTTTAGTCTCGCGTCAGAAGGGGGAGTAAGTGGAAGAGAAAGACGACAGCAATCAACGTTTTTCCGTAACCATAGAAGACTGTAAACGTTGGACCGAACGTTTACAGCGAATGGCGAAGACGTTGGAAAAACGTCAAGACGAGAAAGATAGCGAAGAGTACGCGGATGGTATCAAGCTCTTCTACACAGCCAGCGTGTTGATGCAACGTCTACAGTATGAAATTCAGCAAGATGCTATGTTCTCGTCGGTGCCGCAACCATTCGGCCCTGTCACCGTTGGCGAGTCGTAATTAAGGTCTTCCGACCGCAATCTTGATGGAGATTTTATCTCTTTAAGAGGCTACCGCCAATGAAAGTCTTTGTTTCCTGGAGTGTCGACCAAATCGAGGGCCTCATTGCCACGTCGTTGATGAGCGATAACGTTGAAGAACTTCGTCAATTATCGCAAGACCTTAAGCACGCCGCCGATAATCTAAAAGCTTGGTCCATGGCTGTTGGCGGAGCCCCCATTCTTGACCTTGGTACTTCGGGTGCTGTGGAGGTCCCAGCAGATAGAATGACAGAGTTGCCTGCAATTGCTGAGAAATTTGCTGCCGGCGCAGATGCCACACTGTCTGTGGGTGTGGGCATGACGCTGTCCGAAAGTTATACGGCCATGCGTTTTAGTCACCTCAAGGGCGGTGACCAGATTTCTTTGTATCAACAGGAAATGGAGCATTTTGTCTCTGGTGCAGATCAGCAATCTGAAGACCCACTCATGGAGTTGGGTAAGTCAGGAAAAGAAGGACAAGAACAACCAGTCGGTTTTGCTGACGGCCCCGAGGACGAAGCGCCAGGCGACGGTGGACCACAACACGGCGGCGCCAATCCGGCTGAAGGTAATTCCCCTGTCGGTTCTGTACCAGATGATTCCGCAGATCCAGGCAGCGTCTCCTTTGACCCCGGTTCGCAAGATGCTGCCAATGGCGGCGAAGAACAACCCGGCGAGCAATCCGGCGACCCGCGCGGCGCCGTGGTGCAGGCGTTACAACAAATCAAAGCCCAGGCCCCAGTTCTCGAGCAAATGCGACAAACTAATCCCGACGCTTTTGAGGCGGTAAAGGCTGTTGTGGATGCTATGATTGCCATGGCTCAGGGCATGGCGATGGAAGACAATTCTGACGAAGGCGAAGATACAGCTAAGTCGGAATCCATCGGTAAACTTCCACAAGACCTCGAAGACGATATGTCTCTTCTTGGTGACGAGAAAGCGTGGATGAAGGCGGTTACCACACCGGGAGCCAAGGTAAAGCATGAGCATCTTGGTTTCGTCGGAACTTTAGTTCGGCCCGCAAAGAATCCAATTAACGGAACCGGTGCAGACCACATGGGGCTAGTCGAGCACGATCTCGGTGGCCAGAAAGTCCAGCGCTGGTACCCTGCCACGCATTTGAGTCCGCATAGCGATTTAGAGGTTGCGAAGTCTGAAACCTATTATTCGGACGGCGGGCCTCCCGTAACTTTAGGTAAAACAGATTTACCGGGTGGAGCAGCAGCACCAAAAGCGGCGGCAATGCCAAGCGCTCCACAACCCAGCAAGGCTGCCGCACTTCCTAAAATGGGAGCCACGGGTGCGCCCCAACTTCACGACAGTGTCGAAGGTTTTATGGGCGGACTGAAGGCCATTCCAAAAGAAAATACGGCTGCACGCGGCAAGTTTTTGACCGCACACGCCAACCACGCTCCGTTCCAGACAGCTTTAAGTGCACACCCTCAAGGCGCCCAGGTTCGTGGTATGATGGACAAATTTCTTAACTCCAAAGCCAATGCGGGCGTGAAGCCAGGAGCGACAGTAACTACGGCTAAAAGTGAATTTGCTAAGGATTTGATGCCAGGGGGAAAGGGAGATAATCTACCTGATTCTGATTTTGACCCTAAAGACCTTAAAACAGGTCAAGATAAAGAAGAATCTGAACACGGCTTAGACCCTAAAAGAGCTAAAGAAGTCGCTAAAGACCATCTTGTTGAAAAACCCGACACTTATAAGCAAGAGTGGGCTGTCGGTACACAAAAAGAAGGCAAGATTAAAGTCGAAACCCATGACCCAGTTACTGGCGCCAGCACCGGAAAAAAATGGAGATCTGTTCGTGCCGGACAAATAATGGCTGAGGACGGCTCTGCTGTTTCTAGCCGAAATCCTGGGGTTAAATAATGGCTGATGAATTCAGCTTAGTGCTGGATCTCAAACCAATTATCCAGCTGTCGAAGGACATGACGCAAGAGCTTCAGAAGAAGCTTGAAGTCGCGGCTCGTAACCTATCTCTACAAGCACACGCGCACGTGAAAGAACGAGCGGCAGCGACTCTTCATACACGTCTCGAGATGTTTAACGACAACCTCGAATACGAGCAAATTGATAAAAGCACGTACGCTGTGGTAGTGAAACAGAAGGGACGCTGGATCGAAGATGGTATGGAGCCGCATGCCATGCTAGATGACCTGCTTTCAAGCCCTAAGGCAAAACGCTCGAAAGACGGTGGTAAATATTTAGTTGTTCCCTTCAAACACAATAAGGGTCCCACCAAGACTACGCCCGCGCAGAAAAACCTTCTAGGTGCTCTTAAGAAAGAATTAAAAGCTCAGAAAATCCCTTACGGGCAGATTGAGCGCAACCCCGATGGTTCTCCAAAGACGGGGCTACTTCATAAATTTGACTTAAATGCACCAAATCGCAATCGACCAGGCGCAGGCCAACAAGGAGCTGTAGGTCATGCTACGGCCACGCATTCGCCGCATGGCGTCGGTGAGCACGGACCCGAGGGCCGACCTTATCTTTGGGGTGTTCGCATTTACCAGCACCTCAAGAAGAATCCCGACGGCAGCGTAAAGACGGACAAAAAGGGTAATGCTCAAGCCAGCAGAGAGATTTTTACTTTCCGTGTAGCCTCATCTAAGCAACAGGGTAATAAGTGGTTTCATCCCGGCTTGGCCCCAGCTCATCTTCTCGACGAAGCCTATGAGTGGGCAAAACGAACCTGGGATGAACAAATAGCTCCAGAACTGCTTCTAGGCTTTGGCGAAAACAAGTAGAGAGCTTGACATCCTTGGATCTTATACGGTATAAGCTAAATGCTATGTACGCGGCCACGATCTCAAGCTACACACTTAACATGCGGTACTGGTGGATTGCCATGTTTGCGGTCACGCTCCAAGCCTTTGATGCCTGGGCTACTTTGACCGAAATTGCGTGCGGAGCCGCCACCGAAGCCAACCCCATCATGGCCCACAGCTTGCCCACATTTTTTGCCATGAAAATACTGGCCACGGGATGGATCGCTCTATTGGCTGTGAATAGCTGGCATAAATGGGCACGTGCAGGGCTCTGGATTGTAATGTTGGTTTACAGTCTAGTCGCTATATACCACATCTGGGGACTTACCCACTGTTTATAGCGGTACGATTCGTAGTTCGCCGTCTCCGACTTGCGCAAGCTGCATCCCGCCAGTATTCAGAAGCATGTTAACGAGTGTGAGTGCAACATTAAGACAGTCGTTGGCCGAGGCCCTGTCTTGTGGATGTTGGGCGTCAAAAACTTCACACCGTTCCTGTAGTACGTTTACTAAGGCGAGAGCAGATTCCCTAGTCCATTCCGCTCTGTAGCCGGTGGGCTCGAGGCCCATGGCTAGTTGTTCTCGTAATCGGTCAATGTCCGATGCCGCCTTCTCCAAGCGATTCTTTTGTTCGTCGGCTGCGGCTGCAAAAGCATTACATAGTTCTTCTGGTGTCATTTATCAAGCCTCTAAGAAACTTAGTAGCTGCTCGATCTTACAGCCTTAATCTTTTGGGAGTATGATTCGAACGGGAACAAATGGCGTCTTCCAGAGTGATGTCCTCATTCGCGCCGCCATTATTGCCGGTATAGACGAGATTAGACAGAAGCCGTGGCTGCTTGATTACGTCTTTTCTTGGTTACCGAACGATCCGTTAACATCAAAAACGTACGGGGCGAAAGAATTACAAGAAGCCAAAAATTGGTTCCTGTCGACCGAAGTAGCGGTTGTAATGGCCTATCGTACAGACCAACCTCAATTGCCGTGCATTGGAATCGAGCTAGTTGAGTCCACAGAAGCTCATGCTACCATAGGCGACGTACATTACGAGACTTCAGAAGACGTTGCCGCGAACGAGGTAGCTATTGAGCCCGACAAAATCGTAGGCCCATTTACCCCCAAAGCTTACGATATCGAAACGGGTATTGTAACTATGCCCGATAATCAGTCGACGGCCAAAGTTTTTGCCGGCATGTATATTTTTGATACGGTAGCAAATAGAGGGTATCAGATTTCGGAAGTTCTGTCCGACCAGACCTTTAAACTCGACGACGGGACTAAAGCCAATTTTACGAATTGCTATATAGCTGGGCGTGATGCGTTCTGGACCATACCTCTATACAGTATGGTTTTTCGCGAAAGCTACCGCATGCGGTGTTTCGTTACTGCTAGTCCCATACATTTGAGTTTTCTCTACTCCGTATTGTTGTTCGTGTTGATGCGCGGAAAGAAAGACCTCCTTGAAGCCAGAGGATTTGAAAACTTTACCATAGCTGGTTCTGGGTTTGCTGGCGCACAAATGCCCAATAATCCTGAGATGATCTTCACGAGAGACATTACGGTTACTGGCATTGTGCGTCAATATTGGCCAGGTAATCCGGGACGTAAGCTTGATGGAATCCTGGTGGATTCGTCAATTATGGATAGTGGTAAATCGCCGAATGGTATAGCGGAATTCGTTTCCGAACAAGGTTGGGAATTGGAAGATGATCAATTTGGAGCCCTTAGGGAATAAGCGCGCCAGAGCCCCAATCTTGGAAAAGAGTTTTAGGAGAATACTTCATGTCTGATATCAAGACCCCAGCCGATGTAGCCGCCGAGTTAACAAAAGCACTTGGCGAGAAGATCGACACCTTGAAGAAAATGGAACTTCCCCAGTCGCCCGAAAAGGCTGATGGCGGTCAAGAATCATCGGGTTCAATCCCCGCCATGCCTAAACAAGCAGGCGGAACCACTGATGCCGAAATGGCGAAAGATGAAGTCGTTTCTGTGAAAAGGGCAGAATGCCCTGGTTGTGGCAAGAAATCTGCCCAAGAGCATGAAGGTGTCTCTGGACGCAAGATGGTAGCCATTTGCGGTAATTGCAAGAAGCGAAACGTCGGCAACGTAAAAAAGATGGACCTTCCTGCGTCGCCAGAAGCGGCTACCGGCGGCGAGATCGCAAAGAAATCAGAACTCGACGCTCTAGATTTTGCCCAGGCGCTCAGCAAAGCCGTGGTGGAAAAAATCGCGGGCGTGCGCGAACAACTTGAGAAAATGGAGCGACTCGAAGCCGCAGGTAACGAGGATTTAGCTAAAGGTCTTAAGTCCAAGGGCGTCAAAAAGAATATTGGGTCACTGCCCAGCAATACGCCATCGAATAAGCAAATTGCGGATGGCGATCCTAACAAATCGCATCCAATGCCTAAGTCGGTATTCGATATCATGAATAAGGGCGAAGGTAAATTCCTGCCCTGGGCTAAAGGCACTAAGAAGCCAAAAGTAGGAAAAGAAGTAGAAGCTGAAGGCAGTGGCGGAAGTGATACCACTAAGCCCGGACCTTCACTTCAAAAGGACGCCCTTCCTGTAGCCAAGCCACCGAAGATGCCAGCTCTTAAGCCCGCAGGTGTGCCTGGCGCCAAAGCTGGTGACGCACCCAAGGCTCCTAAGGCGCCAGGTGCCCCCGGACAGACTGGTAGTACGATGAAAATGGAACTTCCTCAGTCCCCTGAAAAGGCGGGTGGTGGTGACATGGCAAGTGGCTCTGTGCCCGCTATGCCCAAACAGGCCGGTGGAACCACCGACGCAGAGATGGAAAAAGAGGAGATGTCTCCGGAAGAAACCAACATCGCCGAAGAATCGTCTGCAGAAGAAACACATATGGGTAAGGATGAATTGCCCCAAACTCCTGAAAAAGCGATTGGCGGTCAAGAGTCTTCTGGATCTATTCCCGCTATGCCTAAACAAGCAGGAGGAGCTACTGACGCGGAGATGAAGAAGAACGCTTTGCCTCCCAATCACGCAAGTCCCGTATTTGCGGTCCATGCTTCTGTTTTCGGTAATAAAGCCGCACCTGGAGACCCTCACGGCGGCAAATCAGGATACTTAATCACCCAGGCTCTACCTAAACTTAAACCTGCGGCTGCGGGTATGCATACCGTGGGTCAAGATGGACCTCCTACGCCGGCACCTGGCGATATGGGTGCTGGTAACAAGACAGTTAACCTTCGTTCGCCGGTCGGAAAATCCGAAGACATGGCTAAGGGCGTGTTTTCTCAGGCGGCACAACATTCAGACCCTTCTTTTGCGTCGCATGCGGCCAGCAAAGCTGCGGCAGCGCCAGCAGCAAAACCTGCACCCATGGGTGGGCCGAACGATGCCCGCGCAGCAGCGTTTTCAGCGGCATTAGCGGGAGAATTTCAACCCAAAGCTCCTATTAAGACCGGACTCGAGCTGGCACATCCTAAAGCCGCCAACTTGCCGAAATTCGGCAAAGCTGAACTGGATAGCGTCAAGTGTCCAGGATGTAAGCAAGGCATGACCCTTTGTAAGTGTGGATCCAAGTAAACACTTTTAAAACCTAATCTACCGCACAGGTAACAGGAGAATTTCCAAATGGCACAGAGCTACCAAACTGATTCCGCAACACTGTATCTTCCGGGAGCATACCCAGAAATTAAGGTGCAGCAGCAACAGAGCGGACTCCCTACGACAGGAATTATTTTCCTGGTAGGTGAAGCCGAAGCCGGCCCGTCATTCGACGAAGAGTCGGATCTCTCGTTGAATTTCTTCGCACCCACGGAAATGAGCGAAGTTATTGCCAAATACAAATCTGGTCGATTGGTTGATGCCTTCCGTGCCGCCGCTAATCCAGCCAAAGACGTCAACATCACTGGATCTCCTTCTTTTATCTACTGCATCAAAACCAATCAAGGGGCCAAAGCTTCTTTGGCCTTGTCTCGTTCTGGGTTAACCGATTACGGTACTCTGTACGATAAATCGTACGGCGCACTAGGTAACCTGCTTTATTCTCAGGTCTCTGCCTCACAAGCAGAAGTAGCTCCAGAGACGGGGTTGCTGACCTACATCCCCCTACCAAGCTTAGGTGGCAGCGATTCCGCAAACGTTGGCGTACGTGTGAATGGTGGAGCAAAAAGCGCTATCACCGTTTCTGCACGCACCTCTCCAGCCAGCCTTGCGGCTCAATTCAATGCCGTTGACGGTCTTGAGTTAGTCGGTGGTGTAGATCGAGATATTTTAGACGGTGTAAGCGCGCCCGACACCCTCGGCCTCGTGGCTTCAGGTAATGCCGTCACTATTACCGTTAGCTCTGCTTGGGGTAATGCCCCGACCGTTGGCGATACGATGATTATCGCTCGTGACACCACGTATGGTAACACCGCAGATTCAGTTATCGACGGTGCCGGCGGTGAAAACTTCGGAGCCTACATAGTAACTGCTGTTACCACAAATACTATTCAGGCAACCAAACTCCGAGACGACGATGCCTCGGGAGCGCCTACTGCGCCTGCAACCGTTGCACCGGTTTCGCTCAGCGGCACCCCGGCCAACGACCTGAAGTGCTTTAGCCCGATTAACTTCAAAGTTATGACCGGCGTGGATCGAGGAATGTTGGATGTGAATACGGTCGGCAACGATGTCACCGGCACCGCTTCTGGATCATCCTTGACTGTGGTCCTCGAAACTGGTTTTGCTTGGGCAGCTCTTCCTCAGGTTGGCGACATTGTCAAAATTCCTTCTTCGGCTCCTGCCGGAATTAAAGGCGGCGGCTCGGAAAACGTAGGCAAATACGTTGTCACTGCCGCAACTACTGGGACTGGTGCCGGTGAGTCTAGCGTGACCATGACTCGCATCAGCAACGGCGACCCCGTTAGCTTCGGAGCCACGGCACTCGCTGCGGCCACGGATATCGTTTGTCTACGACCTGTAATGGATGGCGTTGGAAAGGTGTTGGAATTGACCGATAACGCCGGTTCTGTTGCAGCCGCTCAGCAATTCTTTGAAACCGATGGCACCGCCGCCGATATTCTTTCTGCTTCTGGAGACGTGCTTCTCTGGACTTCAGCATCGGAACAAATCGTGCGCCTGAATGTCACGCGCCAATCTGACGGTACGGCAGAAGCAATCACCGCTGGTGGCGATATCGTGCTGAAAATAGGGTACAAGGGAACCACGGCCACAATGACTTTTGATGGCACGGACCTCACCACCACTGTTGTGGGCGGGACCGGAGCTTCGTTGACCGGCGCGAGCGCGCTGAAGATTAGTCAATTCAAGACGCTGTCTGATTTGGCACAATTCATTAACTCCAAGACCGGATATTCCTGTTCCGTGGGCAGCGCCCTGTATGGCCAACTGTCTCCCACGATTCTGGACTACGGCACTTTCTCGATTTGTTCTGACATTGCTGGTAGTCAGCCTGGAAGAATTAAGCGCGATGCTCAACGCTTCTTCGATCAAGTGTCGACCAATAGCGGAACCGTGCAGCTTGGCGATCCGGCAGAACGTGCGGATGCAGGTCTTCCGGAAGCTCAGGCCATTTCTTATCTGGCCGGTGGAACCCTTGGAGCCACCACCGCGACTCAAGCGGCGGCGGCCATCGACGCCCTCAGCAAGTTGCGCGGCAACTTCGTAGTCACTCTCTTCTCGCGAGATGCGACAGACGATATTGCAGACGGTCTAACCGATTCTGCTTCTTCATACGAAATCGATGCCATCAACGCTGCGGTTTCGAGTCACGTTTTGGCCATGAGCAAGCTGAAAACTCGTCGTCATCGTCAAGGCTTCGTTTCCTTCCGTGGAAGCTTTGCTGACGCCAAACTTGCGGCCCAGAATATCGCCAACTACCGCGTGTCGATGCAATTCCAAGATGTCAAAGCTTTGTCGTCTGACGGATCTATTGTTCAGTTCCAACCTTGGATGGCTTCCGTATACGCGGCAGGCATGCAAGCGGCTGGATTCTACCGTTCACTTGTTTTCAAAGGTCTTGACGCTTCAGGCGCTCTGATGGCAGATGGTTCGTTTACGGACCAAGACGATGCAGACTTAGAAGCTGCGGTCACCAACGGTCTCATGGCCATTGAGCGTCCAGTTACGGGCGGTATTCGCTGGAACACTGACCAGACCACTTACGCTGTTGACGGTAGCTTCGTCTTCAACTCGGTGCAGGCTATCTACGCTTCCGACACTATCGCGCTCACCGTTGCTCAACGAATGGAAAATGCATTCGTAGGTCAGTCCGTGGCCGACGTTTCCGCCTCCGTGGCTCTTGCGTATCTGCAAGGAATCATGGCCGACATGAAACGACTCAAGTTGATCGCCGGCTCAGACGATGCCCCACTTGGATACCGAAATGCGCAGATTGTCATCTCCGGTAACGCCATGAAGGTACAGCTAGAAATCAAACTCGCGGGCGCAATCCTCTTTATCCCGATCACGTTCCTGGTAACCCAGGTTCAGCAGTCGGCTTCACAGCAATAATCTCTAGGGTATAATGATAGTGTATGGATTAACAGATCCACGTACGAATGAACTTCGATACGTGGGAAAGACGGATAAGGGGCTGGAGGTAAGGCTTCAGCAGCACTTACAGCCGGCATATCTGCGTCCAAATACACACAAAAACGCTTGGATAAAATTACTTAAGCGGGAAGCCCTGAGACCAGATATTTTTGTAATTGAAGAAACGCAAGACCCAGAAGCTGAACAATTTTGGATCTCGTATTACAAATCTATTGGTTGTGATTTAACGAACGGTACAGTTGGTGGCGAAGGATGGAAGGTTGGCACCAAGCATTCGGAAGCCGCTAAGAAAAAGATTTCTGAGGCTCATATGGGTCGCAAGAAAGAATATGAGACTTGGAATAAGGGTAAGACTGGGATCTATTCTGAAGAAACATTGAAGAAAATGTCTGAATCTAAACTTCATCGAAGTTTTAGCGCAGAAACTAGAGAAAAGATCTCAAAAGCACATGGCGGTAAGTCAATCATCGATAGTAACGGTGTAGTTTATCCCACCATAGCCGAAGCTGCACGGCGCCTTAAGTTGCAGGAATCAAACATTAATGCAGTAATAAAGGGCCGCGCCCGCCAAACTGGCGGATATACGTTTAAGTACGCGGAATAAGGTGACATTTTGGGGACCACGGCGAAAACAATGCACGGATCGCGTGCGCAGGTAATGATAGACGGTAAAATCATTGGTATTTTTACTAACGTAAGCTACGGCGTACGTTACGATGCCAATCCCGTCCACATTCTCGGTCGCTTTTCGGCTGCAGAAATCGTGCTCTCGGGTATGGAGCCCGTCTCAGTTGATTGCACGGGCTTCCGTGTTGTCGACAATGGCCCTTATAAGGTGGCTTCGGTTCCGCGACTTCAGGACCTACTGAATCACGAGGACATCACCCTCGCTATCTTCGATCGTCAATCGGGGGAGCAAATCATGACCGTAGTAGGTGTACGCCCCACCGGGTATAGCACCTCAGTCGCGTCTCGCGGTATACAGGACCTGACTGTCAATTTCATGGGCTTGCGTCTCTCTGACGAGAATGACCCGAACGGTCAGGACGAAACTCCAGGGGCGACGGAATTCTAAGTTACTGAAATTCCTACTCACAAACCCTGGTGACCTCAAAAGGTTCCCAGGGTTTTTTATTTCAAGATCTTACGGATACAAGGAACACCATGGATATTAAATTCAATGCCGTCGAAGGACTGGAGACAATGGGAGTTCACGACATTTTAGTCGATGGGAACCATGCCGGACGTATGGTCATGTGGCGCAAAATGAATAAAGGTGTAGTCGAGATGGAAGGTTGGGCCGTTACGGTAGGAGTCGTGGGCAAAACCTTTACCAAAAACGATTGCGCCACCAAAGAAGAAGCAATGTCGTTTGTAAGGAAGATGCTCCAGCCTTAATCTTGCAGCAAATACGGGTGAAACGTGGCCAATGGTGGCCCAGCGCGCTGTAAACGCGCCGCTCTTCGGGGCACGGTAGGTTCGATTCCTACTTCACCCAATTGTTCTCTGACATAGTCATGTAAATGACGTAGAATACTATGACCCCACGTTCCAACGTGGGTATTTTGGCGACTGGCGCAATGGTAGCGCAGCCGGTTCTGACCCGGAAGGTTTTCTAGGTTCGAGTCCTAGGTCGCCAGCTATTCCGAGATCGTTCAACGGTAGGACGGGCAGCTGTTTACCGCTTCATCTGGGTTCAAATCCTAGTCTCGGAGCACAAATGTAATCGGGGCTGTAGCTCAATTGGGAGAGCAAGACCTTTGCAAGGTCGAGGTTGAGAGTTCGAGTCTCTCCAGCTCCATCTCGCCGTCATAGCACAATTGGTAGTGCAAACGCCTGTAAGCGTGAGGTTGAGGGTTCGACTCCTTCTGACGGCAAACGATCAACACGTTATAATTTGTACATATAAAGGACGTCTCATCAGCCTTTGTCTAGACAGCTTTCTTCGGTCTGTATACGGGCCGACGCGGGTCCGGCCCTCGATAATGAACCGGTGGAAGCGTAATTCGACTATTACGACACGTAAGCACTTCGTGAAAATATTGTGCATCCCTGGTATGTGAGGGGTAATCAGTCTACTACGAGCTTGGCCATCGGGCCGGGAAACGGGTAGAACACATACAGCTCCGTAGACGTACGGAGTCTTGCGACTGTAACCATGATGGTTCAGGTGACGCTTTGAAACAGCGTAAATCTTGGTTCGATTCCAAGCGGTCGCACTTTGGTCTCTTAGTGAAATTGGATTTATCACGTAAGTCTACGAAACTTAAATTCTGGGTTCAAGTCCCAGAGAGATCGTGTTGTAAGAAGGAATCCGGGGCTGAATTGGATTCGACGGAGGAGAGTGAAGAGTAGATGCGAGTCGTGGTTGGTCATCGGCCACGTAAAAAGAAGACCAAAAATAAACGCCAAGTCTAACGACGTGGTTCCTGCGTGGATGATTGCAGCTTCGGCTGCCGGCATCCAAGCCTTCGCCTAATAAGCGAAACAGGATGTGGATGGAAGAGGATTCCGAGTATTCCATCTGCATAAACCACACGGAATGTAGTGGAGAATGACTGCCTGTCGACTCTCCACCAAATTTAGGCAGGCAAACGTCGTACCAGCCTCGGGTAGAGGAAACACTCGTAGTATCTATTTGTAGCATCTTGCGGACCCCGGTTCGATACCGGGCAGCTCCACTTTTAGGTTCGCTCAGGGCTTGTCGAAGGGGCGATTAAATCGGACGATAACTCCCTTCCGAGCCATTTGTTTTTGCTGGCTTTGAAAACCAGCTGGTGGAGGCACCTTGAGTGCCCTTCGTCCCGGCGAAGTAAAATAGTCCTTTAGCCGGGAGCGTTCAGAGCCGGGTGTTCTCACCGGCCTGATGTGGAGATAGTCGGGCATCATGTTAAATCCATGGTGTGTCTGAATTATCCGCGCACGGTATAATACGGGCCGTGGGCGAACGCCTGATAAGCCACTACGGACGGCTGTGCACAGCTACTGTTCCTACCGCATTATTTGCCGGATTAGCATAATGGTAATGCAACCGCCTTTGAAGCGGTCTTTCATCTGGGTTCGACTCCTAGATCCGGTGCTATAGAGTAATGAAGTCACGAGGAGTGAGGTAATGGTAGCCGCCCTGTTTTGGATACAGGTTGTTTGGGTTCGAGTCCCAACTCTTCGACTTGCTATGGGCCCTTCGTAACCGGGTCGGCTGAGAGCTGCAAACTCTCAGCGTGTTTTTTGGTTGGTGCTGCCTCATTGAACTGGGTCGGTCCATTGACGGCGCCAAGGAGCTAGTACTCTTTGGCACCGTTTGTTTTTATAATTGTGCGAGGATCCGAGGCTAAATACTCGGGGCGTGGCGCGGGTTGATAGGTCCCGTAATCCTCAATTTTCTATGAAATTTAAACACAAATACGAACGGCTGCCTGTATCTTTTACCCCCCAAGAAAAAGAAGTCGAGAGCGGCTTAACGCAGACTGGTAGAATGTTTACCTGCTTTGCGTGTGAAGACGTTACCGGCTTTCGTGTCGAGATGCCAGATACCCCAGAAGTCCCATGTTGTTCTGATGAATGTAGGGACGTAATCAAATCCTGGAGTGTCACGATAGATCTTCCAGCTACACCATTAGATGGGATTGAAGTTGCAGATAATGAGCGATCTCCATCTGGAGAGAATGGTTGATGACGGATATAAATTCGTCAAGACCCTGCAGCCGGTTCCAGACAGCGTACTCGTTCTAGCTGGTGATATTTGGAGTGGCACACCCAGCACCCAAAAAGCAACCACCGCGAGATTAAGCGAATTGTGCGGAATGTGGAGCGATATCGTCTATGTGGCAGGAAACCATGAATTCTACGGCACCGGAATTGAAGCCCAATTATTCTTCAAAGAACTACAATCCAAGTACCCCTCCTTCGTTTATCTCGATGGCTCTGAACCCAGAACGGTTCGTAGCCAAAGGTTTATCGGAGACACGATGTGGTTTCCGAAACTGTCCCGATGCGCAAAGTACGAATCCCATTTTTCTGATTTTAAGCGAATCGAGAATCTCGCAGACTGGTGTTATGACCACAACGCCAGATTCCGAAAGCTCCTCGAGACCGAACTTCTTTCCTCTGACGTGGTCTTGACTCACCATCTGCCATCTTATGGTTCAATCTCTACTCGTTTTATGGGTTCCGCCCAAAATATATTCTACATATCGAACATGGAAGACATCATTGTTTCAAAACAACCAAAGCTATGGGTCCATGGCCATACTCACGATCAATTTGATTATAAGTTAGGAGAAACCAGAATCGTGGCCAATCCTAGAGGCTACGAGTTTGAGTTCTCGCAGAAAAATTGGGACCCCGCAAAGGTGATTGAGGTATGAGCCAAAAATCATTAGTGTACCGACTTCGCAAAAGGGCTGAGATTCGACGTCAAATAAGTACACGCAAAAGCGTGCAAGAGGGCGAGCCCGACCGCATTGCCGACCTTCTTGAAGAAGCGGCAGCTAGAATAGAAGCGCTTGAGGACGATGTATGTCATCACGAAGACGAAGAAGACTGTGTGATGTACAGATCTGACGATACAACCGATAGATGAGTGATGACATCAAAAAGTCCTGGACGCAATCGTTTTCGGGACAACAGTTCTTTCCCTTCGATATGGAACGAAATAAGTTCCTGGTCGCCGACATTGCGCATTCATTAGCGCTTGTTAACCGATTCAATGGCCACACCAAAGTACCTTATTCCGTGGCTCAACACTCAGTGTACGTATCGTTGGAATGCGACCACAAAGACGCCTTCTGGGGCCTTGTACATGATTCAAGCGAGTCTGCGGTCGGAGATTTAATTTCTCCTATCAAAAAGTTCATGCCCGCTTATGTCGAAGTCGAAAACTCTGTTATGGCTTCCATTTGTAACCGCTTCAAACTTAGCCCCGATATGCCGGCTTCAGTTAAGAAGGCGGATTTGACCGTACTTGCTGCCGAATCACGGGACCTCTTCCCCGTTAAGCCCGCTGATTGGAATCTACCGTATCCGCCATCAACAGAGCTTATTGTCCCCATGTCTTGGCGGGAGGCGGAACAGCTGTGGCTTCAACGCTTTGTTGTTTTGTGGCCGGGGCACATGGCGTCTGTGGAAGAGCAATTGCTTGAAGAAGGCCTCAAGACCACGGTGCGAGCCAAAGTCATTCGCGAAACGCGGACCATCGAGAAAGAAGCTGAAGTCGCGCTGCGGGAAGCCTTAAAGTAAGAGATCCACTCGATTAATAGAGATGTGATATTTCAACAATTTCTGGCCTATGGATTTTTTGGACTAATAGTCGAGAATCTTTTCACCGGCATCTACAGCCTTCTCCACAAAGACAAAAGAGCAACCACAACATCCTACCTTTGGATGGTTGTGGTGTACGGTCTAGGTGGTCTGCAAATGCAGGCACTCCACGCTTTGAGATGGCACCCATTACTTCTTGCTCTGGTCTACGTGCCCGTCATTTACGCCAACGAATTCTTATGGGGTTTGTTCCTCGATAAGGTCTTGGGTAAGTGTCCTTGGAATTACGGCAAGGGCCGACACACCATCATGGGTTACATCCGCCTCGATTACGCCTTCTTTTGGTTCCTCCTCGCCCTTGGTTTTGAGCTTTGTGTTGACCGTATCGAGCGTGTACTCAACTACATCTCACTACATAATTGATCTTCTCGATAGAGCCACAACATGACAAAGAAAAAGAAACAAGAAAAGTCGGAAACTCTTCTCGAACTGGTTGGCGGCATTTACGTTGTTGAGCGCTTTCCCGACGGCAGAGAATCTCGTTCTGAGATCGACGGCAAGTTAGTGCTTGAATTACTCATGATGCATTTAGAGAGTGCGCTCGAAATAGAATATTCAAAGCTTAAAAAGTAAGTTCGAAATACACGCCCATCGGTTAAAGGTGAAACCAGCAGGCTTATATCTTGCGACTCTTGGTTCGAATCCAAGTGGGCGTACTAACGATCGATAGCAATCGCGGTGAATGCGCCTGCTTTACACGCAGGACCAGAAGAGTTCGACTCTCTTTCGATCGACAATATTGCGGACTGGAGAAACGGCTATCTCGCGATCCTCATAAGTTCAAGAATCCGGTTCGACTCCGGAGTCCGCTATCTTAGGTCAGGTGATGTAACTGGGAGCCATGCCGGTCTTAGAAGCCGGTGCGAATAAAGTAGCGTGAGGGTTCGAATCCCTCCCTGACCATTTAATGTCCAATATATAGAGCCTTATCTCGTTTTTTGGTACAATACATAGATCCTTAGGCTATAGACTTCCATATATGATTCTACAGTGGGAATACAATACTTTGAGTATCTGGCGTGAAGATAAAGACGTTGTCGAGGGTTCGAGACAACTCACTATTGCCGCCCAAGAACTCGGTAAAGAAGGCTGGGAGCTTGTTACCGTCCTTCATCTTCAAGGTGGGTTCCAGGCCTTCTTTAAGAGATCGAAGTTTTCAGAAATTTACTTGTCAGTTCCGGCTGACTCCCCAGCGAGTGGTGCGGCGTGAAACGCGCTTGACAGCATCACAACAAACCGGATCTATTCGATATTATCTTTAAATCCCTGGAGCAATTAAAAATGACTGAAAATAAAGAAGTAGCAAAAGTAGCTTCGGAGCCAATGCAATTCACTAAGGAGGAGACGGCTTCCCCGGAATTGATGGCCGCCCAACTTGAAAGCGAAGTCGCGAAATTGTCGGCACGACAAAAGAGAGCGCAGGTCGCACTCGATCGCCAATCTGTTAGAGCCCGTAAGGCTTTGAATCGGCACGATTTGCGGACAAAATACATTAATGCAATGGCTCGTGGTTCGACGAAACGAATGACCGTTGACCAGTTGCACGAACTAGCGCTCCAAGTCAATGAAATCGACTGGACCAGGAATCGATAAGTGTCAAACGTACCAGTTAAATTCTCGCTAGGCGCTCCAGCCGTGAGTTTAAAGTGGCCGGCTGACGCCATCATTTCACCATATGTCAAATCACGAGAAGATGGACGTTGGGTCGCGATTGTGGCAGTAAACGGTGTCCCCGAATATTTGCCGGGCACTTTCCCTACGCATAAAGACGCTCTAGAAACCCTGGAACTGTACGTAGCTGAACGAAGATCAACTCAGTAAATAATACCATGAAAGCTCTCCGAAAGTTTCTTGATTATTTGTTTACCAATCGAGTCGACGCCTCTATCGAGTCGTGGCGCCGTGCCCGTGAGGATATGAAGAATCTGAAATGGCGTTCGTGGGAGAAGCGGTGGGAAAAATGAAAGCTCTTTTACTTGCTTTGGCGCTAGCTTCAGGTCGAGATCCGGCTGTTGGCGATGCTACTTACGACCCTGAAGTAGAAATTAATATGGTCGCAGACCACGACGAAAATGGTCAATCAATGGCCGTTTGTGTCGCCTATACTGGTTCGTGGGTTGTGAGTGATATCGCGTTTAGTCCTTCACGAGGCAAAGTGGTGGTGAAGAGTTCTTATAAACGATTAGAGGCTTACCATGCTATTTTTGTTGTGTGGCCGTTTGATTGGAACGCTTATCATGCTTCTGACGGCGATACCCGGTATCTTGAGAAAGAATTTATAGAGTGCACGGAATATTTTGATTCAAATACAGGTGGAGCTGAATTCTGGTTAAATATGTGCGCCGACTTCACTAAATTCCCCGAACTGCTACCGAAAGTGTGTCGCTAATGGCAAGCCTAAAGGATTCTACCGAATACGACGGCAAAATCATGATGCCGGACGGCAAGACGCTAGCCCGTGCCTGGGAATTTTATCGCGAAGGCCACGGCTGGGACATAGCATTTGAGGGGCGCGACCTCAAGCGTCTTGATTCTATTAATACCGAGCCCGGATTGCCACGAAATCGAGTCTTGCAGTTATTGGCAGCTGGAGCTAGTCAAGGTACATGGAAGCTCCTGAACGGAAATTGACGGTCGCGTTTACCGGTCATCGGCCTGACAAATTGGGTGGGTATGGTCGTGTGAATCCAATGCGAGACAACATAGTCAGAGCCATTCTCGCCAAGCTGCGGGGATTGCGGCCCACACACGCCATCAGCGGTATGTCATTGGGCGTAGACCAATGGGCTGCATCTGCATGTTTTTATCTTGGAATCCCATTCACTGCCGCCGTGCCTTTTGCTGGCCAAGAGAGTTTATGGGATGTATCTTCTCAAATAATTTATCACGGCATACTCAGTAAAGCCGCTGAGGTGGAAATAATTAATACTTCACAGGTTGATGTATCGGTAGCTCTGCAGCGCCGTAACGAGTGGATGGTCGATAATTCCGATCTTCTTATCGCGGTGTGGAATGGTTCGCCGGGTGGCACAGCCAATACAGTCAAGTACGCTAAGTTAATGGATAAGCCGGTATTCTATATCGACCCACGTCAGTTCGAAGATTGATCACACTGCTAAAGGCTGAGCCATGACAACCCAAAATCGTAGGTTCAAGAAGCAGCAATCAAATCAACCTCCCTCGTGTTCTGGCAACAAAGAAGTGGAAATGGACTTGAAGGAACGCTTTCAAATGGAAGTCGTTTGCTCCGAGTGCGGCGAACGCTTTCCCGTAGTTGAAGCCCGCAAAGACGATAAAGCGCCTCGCCAATTCTTCCAAATTCCAGCACACAAGGTACCTGAAGACGTTCACGAATATCGTAAGAAGCTAGGCGCTACTTAGCGACTGAAGATCTACTGGATAATGATTACGGGCCTGGCATCGAAAGGTGTCTGGCCCTTTCTTTTTGGAGAATCAATGACTTTAGGTAAGATGTTGGGTTCAAATATAAGAATTCACTTCACGTGGTGGATTATTTTCGCGTACATGGTGATTAGTCAATATTCTTACGGCTGGCGCTCAATGCTATTTAACGCCATCTACTGCGTGGTGATGTTTGCGTGCGTACTGCTTCACGAGCTAGGCCATGCCATCGCAGCACGTCGCGTCGGGGTCAAGACCTCTGACATCACTCTCCATCTGTTTGGAGGCATGCTCCAAATGGAAGAACAGCCGACGAAACCGTTTCACGAATTTGTGATTGCCATAGCCGGTCCCGCCGTCAATCTCGTGTTAGCTATTATTTGTGGTGTAGTCGTACGTCTCACTCTAACGAAGGAGGATGCTTTAGCCTCTATTAATGGATTAGGTGGTGATAGCCCCGCCACGTGGCAAAATCTGTTGTTCCTTGCTTTCCTGACCAATGTGACGATGTTTGTATTCAACTTAATTCCAGCCTTTCCTCTTGATGGCGGACGCATTCTCAGAGCCTTCACGTGGCGATTCTTGGGGTTCTATCTCGGTACCGTGGTTGCGGTGTGGGTGTCTAGGGTCATTGCCGTTGCCGGTATCGCCTGGGCTGTGACTCACTCACAACCCTTTATCGCCGTCATTGCTCTTCTTCTTCTCGTAGGCGGTTATGCCGAACTTAAGAATCACGATCAACTGCTAAAGATTAAAGACTAACCTGGAGAATGTAAATGATTTCACCCGAAGATTTTATGGCGTTGTCACCCGAAGAACGAGCTAAGATAGACCCCATTGAGGGTTATGCTGGCGCTTTTGATTATTTGGCTAAGTACATTGAAAGAGCCGGTAAAGAAAAAGACAATGTGTCGTTAATGCGTGCAGCCGCGCTTTTGCTCGAGACCTCTCGTCAGTTTGCTAGCTACGTAACTTCCAAAGTGCTTAAGAATGCTGCCGAAACAGGATTGATTGATCCCGCAGAAATCGGACTGACGCCCGAGACTACAGAAAAGACTCAAGAAGTCGAAGACCTAGTTATTCCCGGTATGCCCAAAATCATTGGTAAAGCGTGATGAACAAAGAACTTAAGAGCTTGATGGACCGAAAAGCTAAAGCCGAGGCTACCATCAAGAAAGCGGTAGCTAAGACTCTCAAAGACGGAAAAGCTCCTAAAGCCAAGCTCAGAGAATCCTACTTAATCGATTTCATGATGGGTGGCTACAGCGGGTCACTAGAGAATCTAGATGTTCAGTGGTTTGACTCGATGAAGGCGCTGTCAGAAGGTTACGATATGGTGATTCTCCGCCTGGAGGAGAATCCCGGCTATCCGCTCTTTCTGTTGAGTAACGATTCTCCTGTTGCCTCCGAATTCGAGAAGATTCTTAAAATCTATCTGAAGCCTTATGCCATAGTTAAAGACAAGATTCTTAAAGATATTTGGTTTATGAAGTAAGCAGTTTGCTGGTGTACGGGGCGGACCCGTATCGATTCCCCGTTCGACTCGGGGCACCGGCATTAGGGCGCACGGGAAGGCCCGGCCCGTGGCTCTTGAAAGGTGGGCGAGTCAATGGGATTGATTCATCCCATGCCCGAGTGGCCCCGTCGGAAATACGGGGCATCTGGAGTTCAAAATGAAAGACCTTCATTGTGCGGTGCATACTACCATATTGCGATTGGCAATAGCCTTTCTGGACAAGGAAGGCAATCCGCTCGTGGGTCACGAATATCAAAAAACTTATGACCGCTGGGTTCGGCGTATACGTAGTTGTTCCTGTATTGGAGACGACCACGAAGTCACTGAGTATGAGCAGAGCCGTAATCTTGGAATCTGAATCCCGTTCCTGTGCAGATCCGCACGGTATAAAGTAATAGGGTTTTCTTCACACATCCAAAGGATTAACATGGCTCTCACGATACCCCCTAATGCGGCCCAATTTTCTATTCACCTAGTTGGTGATAACTCCGAAAAGACCTATAAGGCCGATTTTGTTACTACCAAAATTCTCAGTCATCGTCAGCGCTTGATGCGCGGTGAGTTGGAGCGCCAATATATTGGTACCACTTCTCCGCAAGCTGCTCATCCAGATGATGTTGAGCGGGCACGTGTTCTTGCCACCATCAATAGTTCTTTGCTTACTCCCGTCCCCCAGTTCTGGCGAGAAAACGGCATGGGTCTAGATTTGCTGGACGACAATATCATTGTTGAAATATACTCAAACGTAGTTCGCATCCAGGCCGAAGCCGCTGAGAAGGTCATCAAGAAATCTGAAGCCGCGTCTGAACGTCTGAAGGCCGCCGTCGAGAAGGGTGTCGACGCACAACAAGAAGCTGAAGACAAGGCTACCGAGTAAAATGTGTCTAGTCTTGACTACTGGGACTCAATCCGGATACGCGCTCTCGCGAGCGTAGTAGATCCAGATACAGATGATGTTCTAATTGAGATTTTCGAGTGGTACTCTAAAGAGTTTTCGACCCCACTTCACTTCGTCTACGAGTTACCCGTAGACGAAGTGTTGCATCACTATTTCCGCTGGATTTACAGGAACATGGACGGAATCGAGCGACACAATGCCGCCATATGGCTGCTTGAGACTCCCGAAGAAAGAGCTGCTCGCGCCGCCGCAGATAAGAAAGATGACGAAGACTTCATGGCGAAGGCTGCGGCTGTAAACGCAAAGAAGAAACAGCCGTCGGAAGCTCAAAAAGCATTCGACCGAATGCAGAAGAAATTCCTAGACAACATCGACCAATTCAAAGCCAAAGCCGCTCCTTTGGAAAAGAAGCTTCTGAAGAAGGAAATGCCGGAGGCATCGCTACCGGCTTCGAAGCCGAAAGATGAGGAAGAAGTGGTGGTTACGTACATGTCCGAAGCCGATTTTGAAGCCGAGCTTGATAAGCCTTCTGGCCCCGCTCCCAAGCCTCGTAAGACAAAGAAGTAGCTGCAATCTTCAGTGATGGACAAGTAGATCCTCCTTGAGGTAGGACAATGTCGGACAAGAAACTACAAATTTCCGCAGATCTAAAGATCAAGACCACTGAGGCGGAACGCACACTCCAAAAACTCCAAAAAGAAGGAGTGAAAATATCGAACATCCTGAAAGGATTAGATATTAGCACCTCCGGAGGACGTGCCGGATTTGCCAAATCCCTCCTCACCGCCAACAAAGAGATGGTGAAGTTGCGCGGCACCACGCACGACACCGCCAAAGTAATGGAGCACGTCTACGGACGACAGCTTGAGAAACAGTCAAAGAATCTTGATGCCTACACCAAAAAAATAGAGCGTCTAAACAAGCAGTTTAAGGCTCAGCAATACAATGCGCAGTTTCAGTCCGAAGTCGGAAATGCCGCCTTGGGCTCGAAATATTCGGCGATGGCAAGTCGTACTGCGGACAAAATCGTTGTCGCCGAGGCCGCACGCCAGGCCATTCAGACCTCTCTTAAGGATTTGAAAGATACGGGCAGCGGTTCCAAGCCAGGTGGCATTTCTGTTGATACCGCACGCCTAGGCGTAGCTATTGCTCAATCCGTGGTCGGGGCCATGGGTCAGTTTGCGGGCACGTTCCAAAGCGGCAAGACCATGTATGCTCAGAATCTGGCCGCCACCAGAGGTTACGAAAACAAGCTATTGCGCAGCATGTATGGTGGTGATTTTAGCGACATGTATTTTGGGGTACGTGGTACCGGTGGGAAAAGCAATATCGAAATGGCTAAAGACCAAGCTGGTGGTACTGGCACTGGTACTTTTATGAATTTCGCTAACGGCGTTAGTGGTATTCTCGGCGCTACCGGTAGCGCTCTTACTTTAAAGTCTGGATCAGCTGGCGGCGGGATGGGCGGTAGAAGTGTAATGACCGGTGGAGATTATGCGGGCGCGAGTAGTGGTATCATGGGCAATATGAACCAAACGTTCGGGGCCATGCAGAATCAACTGAAGGGTGGGCCGCAAGCTATGGAAACCGCCGCCCAACAGGCACAAATTGAGGCAATGAAAGCCCAAGACCCTTTGTCTCAATTGATGTTACAAAACTTGCAGGCGACAGCGGGCATGCGTGTTGGGGCCGCTAAGGGATTGCAAGGGCGTCATATGTTGGCTGCCGGCATCGGTAGCGGTTTTGGTGGTATAGATATGGGTGAGTCCTTCGGACTAGCTCAAGGTCTGACTCGTCAGTTTGGCATGGAGTCTATTTCTGGTGGCCGTAACTCGTTAATGGCTAATACTTTAGGCTTGGAGCGTAAGGGTATCGACCGATCAGTAGCGGGAAGCGCTTTAGGTAACATTATGGTGGCCGGAGGTGGTGGAGAAAAAGGAATGAACGCCGCCAACAAGGCTGTTGAGGACATCATGACGAAGGCTTTTTCTCGCGGAATCAAAGATGCTCGAATCGCTGAAGAATTCGTAAAAGCGTCAGGTGATCTGGCTTTTGGTACTGGCGGTGCCACTAAAGACATTGCTCAATTGGGCATGATGTTCTCTACTAACGCTAATTCTGTTCGTCAAGCACAGATGAACGTAAGTGGTATGGAAGCTGCGAGTCAACTTCGTGACAGTAATCCTTATTTTAAAGCCGTTAGCGCCGAGGCGGCAAAAGGGGTGCTTGGGCCGAATGCTTCCGGCTTGCAGATGATGGCTGTTTCTAAATCCTCACTCCCCCAACTTCTTGGCGGTAGCGATTTTCTCGAAAGTGCAGGCGTTAGCTTAGATCAAAGTCGAGGTATAGCCAAGCAATCATTTAATAGTATGTTTGGCGACATTGGACGTAGCGACGATAAAGCCACCGCCCCCTTCAGAGAAGCACTTCTCGCCAATAAGGGTGATGTGGCAGCTACACTGCAAGACCCACGCAACGCCTTTGGTGGCTTCAACAAGCAAGCCGCTACATTCCTACACGCTACAGGAAGAGGTGGTGGTAGTTTTGAAACTGCTTTGGGTCTAATGAACGATCTACAGGGCATCGACACTAAAGCTGAAGGAAAGGGTGCTAAAAATATGCCCAGCCATGGTGACGCAACTGCAGAAGCTCAGGTCCGGGCACAGCAACGCGTAGTTACGAATCTCATAAACGAAGAAGTGGCAGCACGAAAGCGGTTATTGACGGCTTTGGATACAACGAGCGTCGACAAAACAATGGCCGCAACCAAAGGCGGTGCCAATGCCGACTTTAAGAGTGCTCAGATTTTCATGGAACAGCTTATTCAGATTCTCAAGGAAGCTTCGTTCCGAATGGAACATAGGGACCAAAACGCAGCCGACACCTCTAATCAAGCAGGACCTAGATAATGGCATTAGTTTATGACCTAAAGCCTACTGGTGGCGATATTCACGATGTGGCTCCTTATTGGTTTGCTGCGTTCGTGCGTTTTGAATACCGAGACACCTTCTCTCGCGCAAGAATGAATAGCACACCCCAAAACTCTAGTGCCGTGGAAGTAAGTGAGGGCGTAAAAGAACAAGATCTCTTAATCGCCGACAACGATGTCGTTGCGTGGTCGGTAACTACCTCCAAGTCGTCACACACCAGCGCTCTTAGCTGCACCCTTAGTGCCGGAAACATTGATTACACCAGCGCCTTAGCTTCCGGAGACTGGGTGGGGTTCTGGGCTTTTGATAATAAGCAAGATTATATACGTGTAAGAGAAGAAGTCCGTAAAGCTAACCCCGCTAACGGATTTATGGACGGGCTTAAGTTTTTGGGGCGTGTTGATGCCATACGACGCAGAGAGGCGCGTGCGCCAACGGGACAAAAACAAATACAGTACACCCTTACTGGAACAGGATTTAGTGAGTTCGATGCTACCGTTTATTACAATTCCTTTTATAAAGCCAAATACGGGCAAGATGCATTGCTTTGGATGCTTGATTTTGGAGACGGGGAAGATAATCTCATTCTTGGATCTACGTACGCCAAAGGTCTTATAGGTTCCCAAGAGGCTATTCCCAAATTACTTCGCATTTGTATGGGGTTGTCTCAGGATAGTAGCGGCAATGTAACTGCGCAGGGTCCTTCAGACGAGTCAGCTTGGTTATCGAAAGAATGGCAAACAAAACCACAAAATGCAGCTCTCCACGGCACATTAAATAAAGGTTATATGGTGCCACCAACGGTGGGCAAATGGTTTGGCGACAAGAAAGAGCAATCTCAAACAAACTTTAAGGGCCTACTTAGCTATCCAGACATTTTGCGATCTTATATTGGAGTGCAGTCGTATGATGGAGGCGCCACCATAAACAGGGATCGCTCCTTTCCTGATGATTTAAAATCCTTTACTTCTCAAATCAGAAATTTCAATAAGAACACCTATTTTACCGATAAAGATCTTACGGGAGTGTATCGAGTATTGACCATGCACTTCGACAATCGTTCAGTCTGGGCCATTCTTCAGACCTACGTTAATGATCCCATAGACGAGATGTACAGCTGCCTACGTGTGGACCCAAACGGTAAAGTCCACCCCTCGTTGGTTGTGCGTCAGACTCCTCTGTCTAGTAACTGGTACGCTCAAAACGGTAAGTACGGCAATCAAGTAACTCCCTTTCTTAGCCTGCCCCGTTGGCGCCCACACGGAGATATTGTCACTGAATTAGATGTGGGACGAAGTAATGTCTTACGTCATAACTACATTCAGTTGTTAGGTCAGGATATGTCTGGGACTAATACTCAAGATAACGAGACGCTTGGTTTTGTGCGCAATCTACCAGTTATAGATCCTACAGACGCGAACCGATGCGGATTGAGAATGTACGAGAAGCAGCTTTCCGCTAACGTCAATGAGGCTCTAGCCTCTAATTCCGACTCGCAAGGTAGCATGTGGACGCAGATTATGGCCGACATTCTTTTCGGCAGTCATTTGAAGTACAGCGGAACCATGGTCTGTAAAGGTATACAAGAACCTATTTGTGAGGGGGACAACCTCGAATACGATAACGTCGTATATCAAATCGAAGGTATTTCTCATTCCGGTTCTATTAATGTGTTTGGGCAAAGAGATTTTGTAACCACGTTGCAAATTAGTAATGGCGTGTCGGCATTTAATCTAGAGGGGACAGAAGTCATGTATCCGGATTTGCGTGAAAGATTCCAGCAGTCCCCCAGCTCTAGATTTTCTTCCAGTGATACTACTTTTGCCCAAGGTCGAAAAGAACAATTTAAAGCCAGTACAGTAGAACGCGAAGGACCTGACGTATCTAGCGAAGAGGATAAGCAATAATGAGTAAGCTTAAAGACGGTACAATAGTACCACACTTTTTGGGCGTATCTTCGGGTCCGGGTCCGTCTACTACAGCTCTGTCCATGAATGACTTGCGTCTGCGTATCGGACGTATAGTCGCCGTCTATCCTCCGGATTCAAACGCGAATAGCAATAAGAAATTTTTTGAGTACGATGTCGAAGTGGATGTCGGTGCCGGCTTGACTAAAGTTTATCCCCGAGCGGTAATGATGGATCCACTCGGTGGCATAGCCGACACTTTCAACTTCACGCCCCGCATTTCCCAAGGCGGACAGGGCCAGGTAGATGCGGGTACGCGCGTATTGTTGATGTGCATTAACGGACAAGGTGGACATGCCGTCATTATTGGCGGTGCCAAGCATTTTGGTCGTACTGAAAAAGAAGATAAGGCCGATGGCCACAACATGGTGCTGGAGTTCAACGGCATCAACATAAGCATCAACAAGGATGGAGACCTCACCATCCTCCATAAAGGCGCTACCGACGCGAAAGGTAAAGTCACTGACGATTCCGAAGACACTAACGGCACCAAAATCGTATTGGATAAGAATGGTGACGTCCTCGTTTCTGCAGGCAAGAATGGTAACGCGTCTATCCAGTTAGACAGCAAGAATAAGCACGTGGTCGTAAAAGCGGACGCCACATTAATTGGTGACGCCACCGACCATATGATGCTGGGCGACACGTTTCGAAACGCACAGAAGCAAATGCACCAGGAACTTAAGGCCCAGTTACAGCAAGCCTCCACGGCACTAGGAATTGCTAGTTCGCTTCTTACGACTGCCGGTGCCGCCATGGCGGTACCAATTTCTGGCGCTGTAGCTGCGGGCCCACAGATTACCAGCGCTTCTGTACAATTAAAGATGGCGAGTACAGCACTCGGCCAGATGAATAGCGCTATATCTACATTTGAGTCGGGCGGGCCTTACTTGTCTGACTCCAACAAAAACGACTAGTTATGCCTAAATTAACCATTACCACAAACCAAGAGGGCGTAATTACTGACGTTGAGGGCGACCTCGAAGCCGCCTTTGCTAATGGCGTACAAGACACAGATTTTGCGTCCGTGGTAGATGCGATGAAGCTCTATAGTCATCCATCAGTTCAGAGCGTAAAAACTGATGTAAAGGCGGCATTTAAGTCACTGTTGGCTGCCATGATGGTGGCCTTCAATATCAAACGAGCATTTCCGGTGGGTCTTACAACTACAGTTACTTTAGCTAAATTAACCGCTTTGGGCACCGAAGGATCATTGACCTTCACGGACGGTATCTTGACCGGAAAGATTGACCCAACATAATCTATACGCTTGACCCTTCTTTTTCATGGCCAACTCACTCTACATACTCGGCAAACAAGGCTTACTTCATGGTAGCTTCGCGCTTGACGTGGACACCATGAAGTTGGCGTTGATTTCCTCTTCTTATGTTCCTGATCTATCGATACATCAATACTATAGTGATGTAAATGGATACTTAATTGGTGCTTCACAGACAATGACGGGCGTTTCTGTTGCTAACGGTGTTTTTAACAGTTCTTCTGTTACATTTAACGCCGTTGCAGGCGGATCTGAGGTTCGATATTTTGTAATTTATAAAGACACAGGGGTGGCAAGCACTAGTCCTTTGCTGGTACTTATTGACACCACCACGGGAGTAACGCTTCCGTTTAACACAAACGGTGGCGACATTGTCTGGGCGCCGGATTCAGGGGTAAATAAGATTTTTAGGTTAGTGTAGGTAATTTAAAAGTTTCAACAAAAAGGGCGGTATAAGATGGCTATTCAAGACGATTTTAGTATTTCTGCAACTGGCGATATTCGCTATACTGGCTCTGGAGCCAACTATACGGTAATTGCACTCCATCGCTGGCTTGGCGACTTGATGGACGACGCTCAGGCATCGGGTAACGATATCCTTGACATTACCGACGCCACTGCTTCTGAACGCGCCACCGACAACCTAATTACTTTAAAATCTCCGTATAATATCGACGCCGTAGCTGCTCAGCATTTATATGACGGTTCTATTGTACAAAGCAATGGCGATGATATCTGGGACGGTTTGGTAGTTATCGCTCCTGCTGGCAGCTATTTATATATCCAACAAAACGGTAATAACGTAACGCCCAACTTCTGGACCACGGGACTAAACGCCGACTCAGCTAACGGTATTAGTCACCGTTTCATGATTAAAGTACGGTCAGGTGGATCTGATATCGACGGACGACGTCTAGTTGGTATTACCCGTGAACACGGTAAAGTGTATTCAGAATTTAGAATTAACGGTACCTCTCGCGGCAACAACGTTCTGGCTCTCAGTGCTGGAGACGACCTAAACTTTACTACTTCAGCCGCTACAATCAAGGGTTGGAATACCATCTCAAATACTGAAGGGTATCGCCTATTAGACGTAGACAACAATACCGTCAACGAAGCTTACTACAGCGAATGGAATAGAGCTACTTTTTCGATTAATCAGTTGTATGAACGAACCAAATGGCTCTCAAGACGGGCTACGGTTGAGGATTCCAATTCAGATACCGGCACGGATTATGCTATCGGCAATGGCACTATTACTGGCCAGGCTCAGTCATTTGCAAACGGTAGCGTAGCACAATACGTTACCAGAGTTCATGCCAGATTGCGCAAAACCGGCTCTCCTACTGGCAACCTTACGGCCAAAATTTATGCCCATAGCGGATCTTTTGGATCTTCGTCGGTTCCTACTGGCGGAGCGCTGGCGACTAGCGTGAACATCGACGTCTCAAAGCTAACCACCACTTACGCTGAAACTGAAATTGGATTCACTACCCAATATTTAATGACTGCTTCCACCAACTACGTAGTATCATTTGAATATAGTGGTGGAGATGGGTCTAATTATGTAGAAGTAGAAGGCGCAGCGTCTGGCACGCACGCCGGAAATCGCTCAGAAAACACTGGATCTTGGGGAGCGTCTGCTGGTTCTGATTTGTGGTTTGCGGTTTACGACTCACCTCAACTTTATGGTTTGTCAGGCGAAGTGTTCCGTGGCATCACACACGAAGTTGCAATAGGATCACCTTCAGGCACATTCAATGCAGTAGAATTAGTCACTTGGTCTGGTGGTAGCGGCCAAATGTTTGCTATTGACTCGCCTACTGCTGGAACTAAGATGTGGATCCAGCTCTTGACTGGTGTAGCGCCAACCAACACTCAAACTATCACTGGATTTAGTAGTTCTGCAACGGCGGTAGCTAGTGGTACTGCGACTGAACGTTCTTTATCGTTCCCGTTCCTGGGCGTTTCCACCGGCTCCGCGCTTATTGGTGGATACGGAGTTGGTGTCGAAACGGCAGACTTGACTGCTTCTGACAAGCTATTCGATCTGACTAACACTCAGCGCACTCCGCCAAACAACGTGACGTTTACGGTCCAAGGGCTTGTTGCTTCTGAAGATCGTGTTCTAGTAGGTCCAGAATCAGGCGGTACTCTAGACGAAGCTCAGTTCGCCCTCAATACTACGCTCAGTGGAGCGACCGAGACTTCTGTGGTTATTACCACTACCATTCCGTCTGACACTCCGTCATCTGGAACTATTCGCATAGAGCTTGATAGCGGGATTTATCGACGAGTGCCTTATACTTCATTCTCTGGATCTACATTCACCATCGCCAGCACTGATTTTAGTTCAGACAACGCAACTGCTCCAGCTAATGTGTATATTTCTTACATTGACAAGCTTGCGGGTTCGTCCAGCGAGACCTTCACCGTAGTTTATTCTTCGAATCGTTCATTGTTTGTACGTGTACGCGACGGTGGCGGCACTCCGATCAAGACCTTCGAAACTACCGGTACTTTGGGGTCGGCAGGCGGTTCATCTACAGTAATTCGTACTAGCGATACATAATATTTATGGTGGTGAATGGCTTCTGTAACCAACAATATGACCCGCATCCACGATGCGGAAGGCACACTCACCGCCGGTAATATCCCTTCCGGTGGTGCTGGTGCTACTGCTAATACAGACATTTTCTTACAAGGAAGTCAATCGTTAGGTAAACGTATTACTGTAACGGCAAGCACCGAAGGGTTTGCGTTAGTTGACGCCGCAGACAACGATTGTTCGGCCTCTGGTACACATGTTGGTATGTGGATTTGGATTACACACTACTCAATCATGGACGATTTGCGTGTATCGCTATCTACTGGCACTACTCCATCCACGAACTACGATTATCACACAGTCCCTCTTTCAGAGTTCCCCGCCCTTGGTGGTTGGAAACGCGTGTGGGTACACGTAAACCGCACACCTAGCGGTACGGCGGGCTCGGGGTTAACCGAATCTCAGGTTCGATGTTATGGCGTACAAGTATCTTTTAGCTCCGGTCCTGGCGGTAGCGCTGCCAATTTGATGTTAGATGCAGCAGATTACGTTACTGGTCCTGCTTTGACCTTAACTGGAACGAGCGGGGTCTGGACTGATTTTACTACTTCAGATGAAAACTCTACCAATCAATATGGTGTAATGCGTAATGTAGGCGGGGTCTATAACTTATTCGCTAGAGTTAAATTGGGCACCAGCGGCTCCTCTCTCGCATTCACGGATTCGAATTTTGCAGTCGTATACCCAGTTCAGTCACTCGTTCAGTCAACTTGGATGGGAATAGACGTTAGCCTGGAGCATGCTAGTACTGCAATTTCTTGGACAAACGGCGTTATAAAATCTGTATCAACCTCTGGTAATCAAGGTGATCTTTCGGTTGTTGGAACTTCCGGAACGCTTACTGCTACCGGAATGACAATGGCGTCGCTGCGTGCGGTCACTTTAACTTCGGTTTGTTCTTTTACGAACTCTTCGTTTATTAGCTGTGGTCAAATTACGGCTCCTGGTAGCACTTTGACCGGTAATAAATATTCAGGATACGAAGGAACTACCGACAGTGCTTATTTAGTATGGGATGTCAATACCGATACAGACGGCAAGCTAGATAGCTCGAGTTTTACTAAAGGTACTGCCGCCACCCATGCGATTGAATTGGGTACTTCTAGTCCAACGAGCGTGACGTTACGAAATATCGCCTTTTCTGGATACAATGCAAGCAATGCCCAGAACGATTCTACAATTTTGGTCAGTAGAACCACAGGCACAGTAACTATCAGCTTAGTTGGATGTAGTGGAAACATTAGCTATAAGTCGGCTGGAGCTACCGTTACGTTGGTTGTAGATCCTGTAACGACTCAAGTCACCGTCAGGGACGTAGACACCGGGTCAGTTATACAAAATGCTCGAGTTTTACTAAAAACAGCAGACGGTACGGGGCCGATGCCGTATCAAAAATCTACGACCATAACTAGGTCTGGTGCCACGGCCACGGCTTCATGTACCGGCCACGGATTAGTGACTAACGATTACGTTGTCATCAAAGGCGCTACCCAACAAGAATATAATGGTGTCTTTCAAGTAACAGTTTCGGACGCCAATACATTTACGTACACAGTTACTGGCACACCAGCCACACCAGCCACTGGCACCATCACTACCACAGGCGCTCCGTTATACGGCCTAACCAACGCTTTTGGTATACTGTCTGCAACTAGGTCATTTACGACCAGCCAGCCAATTACAGGATGGGTTAGAAAGTCAAGTAGTGCCGATAACCCTAAATATAAAACCAGTACAGTCGGCGGAACCATTAGTAATACTACGGGGTTCTCTACTACTATACAAATGATACCGGACCAATAAATGAGTGAACTAGATAAGAAAAATGCTGCAGCAGTATTTTTAGCCATTAGGAATATGGAAGAAAAAATGTTGGCCCAAGATGCAAAAATTCAGACATTGCATACTTTAGTACTTGATTTAATTAATCGTGTAGATAGTGTTGATCAAAAATGGGCACTACAAAAAATTGCAAGTATGGGAACAGGAGCGACTGTTAAATAAATGATATCTATAAATTGGGGCACACGAGTTATTTCGATACCGAAAGCCGACACGACACTTATACAGCTTACGCCGTTTGAAATTAGGGAACTAGATTTAAATGCTTTTAGGTTAGCATTAAAAGATCTTGAGGACAGCGAAAATGGAATGGCTTTCCCTTACACACACAATCACAATCCACCGGTATCTGTAGGTGGAGTTACGTTGGCTCGAGTTATTGAATTAGTTAACGACTACACTGTAACTTTTGAGAATGGCAACTATGCCGTGAATCTAGTCGGCGGCAATAGTAATGTAGCCGACAAGGTTAACTTGAATACAGTATCTGTGCGTGCCGCCAATTCCGCTGGCTTGGTACATTCCAGAGAGATCGAAGAGCTTCATAAGCTACAAGGATTGAAGTCTGGATCCCCTATGACTGTCACCCCTACGTCTAGGACCGTAGACACCATCACCCAGACCATTTCGACCTCAGGCAGCGACGTCACCGTAACCAGAAGCTAAAGGCGTTTATGGCAATTAGCCCTCTATCCGTTGCTACAGATGGACTTCAACCGGTTCCTATTGCTACATTAAGTGTAGCGACTGCTGGGTATCAATCAAGCAGTGCTCCAACCATTTATGTAAATGGTGTTGGAATTGTTCAAACAATACTATTGGGAAATAGTGAACTTAACCTACTTACTTCAACAATATCTGCCGGCATTCAACAATCAATTGCTTTAAGTGAGTCTACTGTTGGACTATCGGCGTCCCCGGCTTCTGTAGGAATTTTAGAGGAGGTACTGGTTGGACGACCAAACATCAATGCCGACGGCTCACCCCTATCGGTCTCCTCCGCTCAAGCCGCAGCCTTGCGAAGTCTTAGTTTGTTACTTCACGACGCCTTTGCTGATGGTATTGAGAATACTGATTCCGAACATGTAGCAGATCGAATCAAAGTATTCGTGAATTTGTCCGCGCTTCAACAAGAACAAGTTGAAAACATATTCAATGAAGCCGCAGCCGCATTTACCAGGGCTCTGAACATTCCAGGAGAGCTGCCTACCACCAGTAATGATAGTTCTGTTACATTGGCCAAATTGACGACCACACCAGGCAGCACGGGTTCATTGACGTTCGTGGACGGTATTTTAACGGTTAAGGTAGATCCTACTTAGCTTTCAGAACCCGTAATCACTCCAATCTTCGTTCCAATCTTCGCTCCACTCTTCGAAAGGATCTTGTCTTTCGGAAATGAACCCGCTCTCGAGATCTTCAACGTAATCACCCCTAGCATTACAGGCCAGACAAATAGGAGCCATTAGCGGTTCCTTTTCCCACTCCCATTCGTGGGGAGAATCGAAGTGAGTAGAGGTCCCATCAGGCAGTTTAGAAGTACCAGGAGTATTTGCGTACATCTTATACAGAGCCTGTACTCGTTCTTCAGTCCACGGCTTAAAAGTGGATTGAACTTTATTTGGCGGCTGCGAAGGCGGACTAGGCTTCTTCTTTACTGCTTTCTTGGTTTTCTTTACTTTAACCTTTTTCATGTCCAATCCGCTTCCTTAAGAGTTTTGAGGAATTCTTCGTCCAAATCTTCGGCCTCTTCATCGCTGCCCGAACAAGTAGACGTGATTCGATTCCTGAAGAACCATTGATAGTCCCCATCTGGGGATATTTCTAAGTCGGCGTAGGAGTTATTTCTGCTCCACATGAGGACTAGATTTTTGTCTTCGTTGAGATAAATGGCTGGAGCAGGCACTGCCTCAAATCCTTTATCTATTAGATTCAAAAATTATGAAAAGCAATACATTGGAACCCGGTAACGGCGGCCTCAAAGGCTTTAACGGCTTCAATCCATTCTTTAGATCGCTTATAGTCTGACATGATTGCTCCAAAAGAAAAACACTCTAGCACATGGAGAGGATGCTAGAGTGTTTTGACTACTACTTCAGGTTAGAAAGCTGCGAATACGGTGGCACCGTTACGGCGTACGGGGCCACGTGGATCGAAAACGACTTTGATGTCGCCTGCGGCCTCGAGTTCATAGGTACGGGCTCGAACAGAAGCAGGCCGAACACCGGTTCCGTCGTCGTTAACAAAGCGTTTGTTAATTGATTCGTAGGCCTCGCGCACGGTGACGCCATTGCGGCGACGCTTTGCCATTTGGAGAATGAGTTGCTTGAGAGTTACGTTTTTGGTTGTAGTTGTCATTGCTTAAAATTCCTTGTGAGTTTGAGTCGGTGCTCGGTCTATTTGTAACGGGAAGATCTATTTGCATTCACACGTGGTCGTGCCGTAAGGACCGGCGTAGCCGCAGGAGCGAACCCCGTTGGAACACACCTCCTTACATTCTTCACACACAGACTTCTTGGGCAGCTTACATGCGGGCGTACCTCCATCAGGCGCAGTCGACGGCTCCGTCGTAGACAGAAGAGACATAAGCAAAAAGATTTTCATGAGTTTTCCTCTTTGGGGAGTACTGATTTTTGTAGCGTCGCGATCTTATCCGCTAACACCCAATTCCCTTTTTCAGATATTCGACTTGGCGTCGAAGCTCCGCGTTCTCGCCCCTAGCGGCTCTACGGTCTTTTTCGGCTTTGAGCTTTGCCGCCGCCCACCTTTCGTTGGCAGCAATCAGCGCGTTCCGTAACCTCTCAATTTCTTTGAGTGCCTCATCAAGAGTGAGGGGCATGGGGGCTTGTTCTCTCACTTTAAGGCTCCGTAAGGAGTAAAGACAGGGCAATAGTCCGTGTGCGTGGGTCCATAGCCGGTGGCGTCGTAATAACACCAAAGACAGTGGCCGTTAGAGTCAGGGTGAGCATCCACAGCCTTTGCGGTAGCGGTAACTCCTAAGTCGTAGGCCTCGAGTAAGAGCTGTCTATACTTCTTCACTTCGCCTCTCAGCCTTTTAACCTCATTCACCAACATCATCGAATCTTCGCCAGTACATATTTCACAGCGCTCCCAGGGATCGCGCCCATGAACGCATTGTAGAGGGGCGGCGTCGTAAGGAATCTCGAAAGCTTCGTTGGCCCGGTCCTGGATTTCTTGTAATTGATCTTCAGTCATTTTTTAACCACCTGACATATCCGTCTTCAATCCAAGTAACCATGTTGTTGCATCCGGGGCATGGCTCAGCAGCATACCCCGTCTTCGTATACCCCGTCTTCGTATACAAAGGCGACTTAGGTAATGGATATCCGCACGGCTCCCAAGGGCATCTTGGGGTTCTTTTGCGCTTCTCGCCCAGGACGTGCTCGGCTAGCGCGTATCCAGCACAAAAGAAGAAAAATGCGAGAATAGGGCCGATAATGATTAGAGGTTCCAAAAATAACTCCTTGACAATTACAGTGTTTTATGGTTTAGTTGTGAACATGAAAACTTACTTACTGTTGTTTACCGCCTTGATCTCTGCCTGTACCTCCAAGACGCCACGCGTCAAGGAGGTCTGCGACCATCTGGGCGGTAACAAAGAAACCCACGATTTCTGTATCAATAAGCTTGGATACATGAAGGAATACGCGCTTTTGCCCACGACTCCAGTAGAGCAAAAAGAGTATTACGACAAATTCATGCGATGCCTCATGAAGCAAGACAATTGGGACGAGGCAGGTGAAGTGTGCTCTTCACTTAAGGTCGAAGAACCTTAAGTGATGCCGTGTTTAGTGTCGTAGTAATTCCACCAAAGGGTCAGAATGAACGAGTTCAGCCAGACCGATGGTGCGCCCAGTGTTACGCCGTAGATGTGAAAAGGAAACGTATTACAGGCGTGTCCCACAAGAGCCAGGACCATGAATCGACCCAAAGTTTTTATAGTTTTGTCCATAAGAGCAATATACCTACAGATCAATTCGGTATGAAGGAGACATGTATGGAATAGCTAACAACCTTCCGGTACCATTGCTGCTTGCTATTGAGGATGTGCACGGGGAGCGCGTTTTCACCATAGACGGCAACGGAGCCACGACCTTCGGTCCGCATTATGACGAAGACGAAGCCCTGCGCATACTGCGTTCTGTCTTCGGGTTTACATCATCTGATCAATATGTTGATTTTGCTTTTCGAGATGCCGCAAACAATACTTTAATTGAGTCAAAAACTAGGGGCGAAGTGAGCTTCAGCCCTAAAATCACCGACAGAAGAGTTATTAGTTTATTCCGGCGCATGGCTCACTATGTAGGTAAGTGTACGTGCGGCGCCGATTCCTGTGGACATCCTAACCATTCGTCTTGGTGCGATAAGGTATAAACATGGAAGACTTGACTTACGATGATTGGAAAGAAGACGGAGTCGCGTGCAGACGCTGTGGCAAGCCCGTTGAAGGCTTAATTTTAAAAACAAATGGTGCGAGCAGCACTCATTTGAGCTTGACCGGCTGCTGCGGTCCCACAAATGTATTTTACGCCTGGAAAGAAAAATCGAGTCTCCCATCGTTTGATGAGAGCAAAGAACTTGCTTGGATTAATCAGTTGTATTGCCGGCGTACAGAGTCTGTGAGTAACGCGCTACCGATGCAGCCAACTACACGTCTTTGTAACTGCCCAATATCGTCGCTAATGGTTTCGGGTTGCCGCTGCGGCGGGAAGTAGATCCTACAGTAGAAGAGTGAAGAGCCACCTCGTGGTTGGGGTTGTTGACGGTGTGGGTTCCGAGCCGTGGCTAATTCGGGGCCGTCGATCCACCGGCTTTATTCAATTTAATGGATAAAGAAAAAGAAATTGAATTAGAATATTTGCGGAGCATTACCCGCTGCAAATATTTATTTATTAATCCGAATTATCCTGAATTAAATTTAACCATGTGGTGCCCATGCTCCAAGGTCACTGGCCATAAAGATAGATGTGGGTAAAGGTGGTGCAAATGAATATAGAAGAAGCTACATATTTGGACGAAGTGCTGGAAGCCCTCATGCCCTTGCTTACGCCGAGTGAAATACTGGAGTTGCTTGGGAGCGATAACGTGCATCATGTGAGCGCCATGTGTAGGGGCATGTCGTTTTTAGATCGCTACGAACTCTCATTCCATTGGGCCGAGTTCGAGGCAGCTGTAAGGGCTCTGCTACTGCACCCAAATTGGGGCGTGGTGATTACGGCCCTGGACACACTGCGAGCCATTAAAGCCTACGATTCTATTACGTTTAAAATGGTTTGCGAACTCGCGAAGTCACCCATTCCCATAGTTGCCCAAAACGCTGACTATTGGCTTGTGGAAGCACTCGATGACGAGATGTGAATCACTTCTTGAAGTATTTGGAATGACAAGCGGTTCCCACAGGCCAACCGCCCATATATCCAGGGTCTTCTTCGGGGCTCGACTCGTCTCCCCAGTCTGAACCACCGTTGATGACCACTGCGAAGTGAGGCCACTCCCAAGGTCCGCCCTTCACGCCCTTGCCGCAAATAGCGCATGGAGTCTCTCCGTCGACACATTTCCTGCTGTTTTCTCGGTACTTTGGCCCGCTAAAGGGCGGTATCGTGTAGCTCATGTTACCTCCCCTAACACTCTCGATCAAGGATTTTTGATTCAGCCAATCGATTCGCGGCTTCACCCTCGGACTCTCCGACACGGGCTCTAACTTCTCGGGAGTCTGCACACACGATAGCAAGCATCAGGTAGGAGTTTGAGCCATTGGATCGCCGTACTTGGCGTTGGAGTTTTTCCTCAGCTTGTTCCGCAGCCTCAAGAGAGCGATGACGAGAGATGACTCGGATGCAGGGGAGAGAAGTCTTATTGAGCAGGTAGTAAGTATTCATAGTGGTCTTTATACAGGATCTTTTATCGGGAGTCAAGAGTGTCTTGTGTGTGGTTTTTGAATACATGTACGTTACCAAAAGGTAACGTTTTGGAGGATTGGATGTTACCAAAAGGTAACGTTTTATCCGTACAAAGGGAATCTCTTTGATTAGAAGATCTATTTGTGTCCGGAACGCGGTCGAGGTCGACCTAGCCCCTCAATTCGCGTCTCGGGCATGCGTATGTCCTACGCAGCCCGCAGGTTAGCTACATCCCATCCACCGTACCAAGCTTCCATGAGCTTAAGCGCTTGGCTTCTTTCCAGACCGTCGGCCTCAAGTCCTTGAACGAAGGCAACAAACTCGACATCCAGGGCAATGATACGCCTTGCACCGGCCACGAAGGCGTCATGTCCGAATTGAGCTGCTTTTGCTGCGCGAGCATTTCGTTCGTTGTTGTTCATGAGTGTCTTTATATAGAATCCTTTATTCGTTGTCAACATCCTTTTCTTACAAATCTTCGTTCTCATGAACATATTGAGTAAAATCTTCTGTCGAGCGTCTGGTTTCACCTGCTAACGATTGCGCAAGGCCACGACGTACCGATGAAAGCATATCCGGATATCGCCACCATAACAATAATTCATATAGCCATATTTTAAGCCGTAGTTTCATTTATTTCACCTCCAGACGTGCACTTCCGCATCAGGATAGTTCTTACACGCTTGCAGATACCGTTTAACGAATTCTACAAGATTTTCGTAAGTTCCCCAGCCATTTGCCGCATTTAGCTTTTTAAAACGCTCCGGATCCTCTTGAAGCTTTTGAAGCCCCGCAGTCAAAGGCACAATCAACCGCCTTGCGAACTTCGAATCGTGCTCATTGGGTTGCCACAATATCTCGTAAATACCAGCCTCTTTGGCCATGGGGGCTAGGTTGTGTGTGATGTTGGCCGAATAGTGTTCGGGACGAGTTTTGGCGGTATGCTTGTGTCCACAGTCGCATACACACTCGACCTCAACTTCCGGTCCTTCAAGGTAGATATCAAGGCTCATAAATTATATCTCAATTCCAAGGGCTGCACAACTCTCTTTCATTTCCCGCAGAGACCACTCGTCAATGAGCCTGCTCACCTCAGATTGCAAACCCAAGGTGTCCGCAAGTTCCCATAAGGCCTTGTTCCTTTCGCGATGAAGGCGGAGATCTCCTCCTCTTAAAGTCTCTTCCGTGAGACTCCGTAGTTGTAGAGCAATACCCAATGCTGACTGACGCTTTACCAATAGGGCCTGCCTTTCGAATTCGGAGTAGTCGGTATCGGCTTGACCTCTTCATGCCCGCATTTTTTTAGAAGTCTTCTTGGGCGGCTTTTCTTTGTCGGCAACACCTAGGTTAACCCTCGACGCAAGATCTTCGTACTTGTTCTTCCAGTAGTGGACGTCGCACAGGTCACCCTGGTCAATGTACTCCTTGTGGAGATTGAAGGCGAACGAACCGCAACAGGTAGCAAAGAGGTTCCCATTGGCGTCAATATCTGTTTTTCTTTGTTTGCAGGTTTTCATGGGAATTATCCAATGGCGACAATGTGAACAGACCAGACACCTGTAATGCAGCCCAGCATAAAACACCAGTCTTCGGCGGCCTCGCGGGTGGAGAACATCTTAATTCCGGCGCTTGAAAGAGTATCGACGTTCTTGCGTCGGCCCACGTACTTGCCGTCTGCCAGGAGGATGACGTATCGAGCGTAGTTCCCGTTCTCTTCGTTTGTATGGAGTTCAGTTCGTTTCATGGGTACCTTTATACAGAATCCTTTATTCGTTGTCAAGGGCCTACTTAGTTACGGTTGCGATAAAAGCTCTAGGGTCTTTAACTTCCCCCGTGTTTCCCCACCTGTTCTTGATGACCTCTGTTCGGCCAGACCGCAGGTGGACACAAACTACAAGATTTGCCATCTGGACAGTCTCATATTCTGAGAGCCAGTAGAACGGAGTGTCAGAGCGGTCTTGCTTCCATGTGCAGTTCTTCTCGATCACGGTCCCGTCATGCATCACGGCGAGCACCCTGTAGTCGTTCTCTTCGTTTGTGTGTCGTTTCATGGTTGCTTTTTATTCGTTGTCAAGCATGTTCCCTTTTAATCGTCGTGTGCGAAATCGTTAGCCGCTCTTTCTCCGGCGGAGTCGTCGAGTTCACCTTGTAGGCGTTTGATTTCGTTCTGTAGCGCTTCAATAAAAGCTCTAAGGGCTTGGACCTCGGACTCCAGGTCCGTGAAGCGATTTTCTAAGACGGTAACGGGTGACGCCACCGGTTCCTGCCTTCTTTGTAAGTATTGGTCAATATTGAATTTGTAAGTATTGTACGCGGTCTGTGTGACAAAACGGGGATTCATGGTACCGTTGTAGACGTGACCGATTTGGGTCACGCCAATACCACGGAAGGTACGGGTGTAGCCGTCGATTTCTTTCAAGGTGTAAGAAACTGAATTGTTGGATGTAGTGTCTACGCTACTCACTTTAAACCAGCCGGAAGCGTTAGTCATGTCGCCCGTGTAGTAGATCTTGTCGTTGATTGCGATTTTGTTGTCGTTCATGGGTACCTTTATACGGTATCGCGTAGATCTTTGGCAAGCCCCAATCTTTACGGCATGAATTCTGATCAAAGAAGCGCCCTAAATGAGGCCTTTAATCGCCTACTTGTTGAATCGGGTCTTCCAAATATACCGGAATTTGATCTCGCCGCCTCTATTGAGAGCGTAGACGACATTCAAGCGCTTCAAGCCGCTGTCGTGCCCCTGCAATCTGCTACCGACACTCTAGCTGCGGGTCCGGTCACCGGCCTGGAAATTTCAGGATTTACGGGCGATGCGACTCAGAAGGTATTCGGGGCCACGGCACTCGATACGGGTTTGGCCACGGGTGTAAATGCCGGCACTGCGGGTGCCGCTACCACGGCCACCGCGCTTAAAAAGCCTGGCGCTGCCGCTAACTGGACGGCTTCTGACCTTAAAGGCCGTTGGCTTCTGATTACTGGCGGTGGCGGTTACGTCGCGGGCGAACTCACGTTAAGACCCATTGTCGCCAATACCACGGACACCATCACCCTGGCTTCTGTACCTGGAATGGATAACACCACCACATTCCAGATAGTTACGCTCGCGTCTTCACTCCAAGTGATTGGGGGCGATGATGTGGCGTTGAGAATTCTTAATAATCAGGCCCCGATAGAGATAGTGGGTGTCAACTTCGCAGACGATTCCGGCGACTACTTCGTGGAACTGCTCGACAACGCGAAGGTAACCTTCATAGGCTGCCATTTCGATGGCATTCCCACGCTAGATGGTTTTTCTGCTGCACGTAATGCCACCGTAGCTCTTCGTCATTGTCAATTCTCTGGTGGTGCGGGCGCCACCGTTTCAAAAGGTTCTTATCTCGAGCTTACTGACGTTCTGTGTCTAGCTGGAGGTCAAATCGAAGCCAACGCCGTTGCTGCCGTGGATGTACGCACACTCGTAGCCGCTGACGCCACAGGCAACGCTCTTCGTCTAATTGGTGTAGGTGTGGCCACCGCCGAGGTTTCGGCCTCTGATGGTGGCGCCACAGCCGTTTACCTCGAATCCGTGGCTCAATTCACGGCAGTAGGTACTCTGCTAGTGGGCACGGGTAACACCGGCTACGGAATCGAAATGGCTGGTGGTTCGGGTGATGCCGAAATCACCGGCTGTACGATTACGGGAACCACCGGAGACATCAACTTCTTTGGTAACAACTTATCTTACGCCACACTCACTAACCCCGCATACGGCGTAGTGAAGGGCTATGGCTCTAGAGCCACGGCTTCGGTGGCGCCCACTAAGGCTCTCACTTACGGTAACTACACATTCGTAGGCTCTATCGACATTTCTGGTCGATTACTGCTCTACGGGTACATGAACATTTCCGCGAATCTCGTCGTGCCCACCCTCACTGGCACCCAGGTGCTTGACATGGAAGCGGGTACCATTGACGATGTGTGGGCTAACTTCGGTCAAATTCGCGGCATGCTCGAAGTGGAGTGTAACTCCGCTACGGCAGTCATTCGATTGCCTTCTGGGGCTGCGATCGCGGGCGTGATTGTAGTCGTCGCCAATACCGGCTCTCAGACCGCGCTCATCGAACCTCCAACAGGTGGTGTTCTAAATGGCGGCGCAAATGCCACCGTGGCTGCGGGTACGGCGAAAAAATTCATTTCGTTGAACGGTAACGGCGGCAAGAACTACTACACGATTTCGTAAGGAGTTCCCAGTGGTTATGAAACGCGGATGCGCCCACGTAAAGGGTCTTTACACCGTACCTGGCGGCAGTGGCACCCAGCTGGCCGATGGTGCGGCTAAAATCAAACAGCTTGGTCTCAAGGTTTTGAAGATTTACTTGACCTCCGACTACCTCACCGACTACCCGCTCCAAAGCTCTTGGTCTGCGGTTCCCACGACTCTTACGGAATTGGTACAAACCACTCAGTATCAAGACATTCTCGCCGATTCTTGGTGGGAGACGATTATCTTCACGGGATTCACCTTCGCCAACGGTTCTACTAATTGGTGGCGCGTCAACCCCTCGAATGCAAAATTTCAGGCCGAATACGATGAGCTGTACGACCTCGGAGTGTACCTGCTTGGTTCGCCACATCCGGCGAGGAGATACGTGATTCAGAACTGGGAAGGCGACTGGGCACTGATGGATGTTGCTGGTGTGCCTGCAACCGTTGTTGATTACACCATGATCCCACGTTATGCCGCGTTTCTGGCGCACAGACAACTTGCTGTCGCCGATGCCCGCAAAGACACTGCCTCAGCCAGCAGCCTTGCCATGGCTGTGGAATTGAATCGTGTCGTAGATGCTTTTCAATTCCCGGCGCGCCGCCGCATCATCAAAGACATTGCGAAACGTCTTCAGCCGGACATCATTTCCTATTCTGCTTATGACAGCACAATCGTGGACCAAGGTGGTTGGGGCGCTTCCACCGCCGCGTGGATAGCCGCGACCACACCCGTCTTCACGAAGGCCATCAGACAGATTAAAGCCGCATTTCCGGGTGTACCCATTCAAATAGGTGAGTATGGATTTCCGGAGAATGAGGCACCGGTAGGCCACGACCTCTACGCCATGAACCAGCTTGTAAACGACATCTGTGAAGCCGAAGGAATCAAGACGCTGGTCTACTGGGAAGTGTTTGATAACGAGCAAGGACAAGGTGGACCCGGTACTTACCGTGGTTACTGGTTCTTTGAGCCCGACGGGACGAAGACCATTGCGGGCCAGTTCTTCGAAGACATGGGACCTTAGTCTTCCGGGACTTCGAGGTTTTCTTTACGCGCGAACTCTTTGAGGTTGTATTCCATGGCCTCGACACTAAAGGCTGTGTCGTGACACTCCTGCAACCTTCTTAGGAAGGCTTCTTCTCCATCGGTGGGAATCAAGTCCGGGTAGACGTTATCGACTAGCTCGATTACGCCCTTACCCTCGATGTTGGGCGAGTACCGTTCATCAGGAATCAGAAAGCCGATGGCACACTTTCTGCCGCCATCACCGCGATAGGCGCACGTAATATTTTGTGGCACCAAAGGGTCTAGGCCCCTGACTTCGGACCCCTTAAACCCCTGAGACTTCAGACCCCTGTAAGCGATGTTAAAAATTTCTTGTCGCGTCATAAAGTCACTATACCATGAGATCTACGCGACCACAATCTTGACGTCATGGCGATGACAAATGATCAGAAGAAGGCGTTTAATGACGCGTTTAAGCGGTTGCTCCTAGATGCAGAGCTACCTAACCCCCCGGATTTAGACGTAGCTTCGATTCTCAATAGCGCCGTGTATGCTACCACGGGCGACTTCGTTCTGTATGTTGACCCCCTTGGTAATGACGCGAACGCAGGCACCTTACCGGGTGTTGGCGCGTGTCTTACTGTTAGAGGCGCACTTGCCAAGGTCCCGAAGGTTATCCGCCACGCGGTCACAATCAATGTTGCTGCGGGTACTTACGAGGGCTTTAACGTCCAGGGATTCACCATTGAGTTGCCTGAGGATGGCTCTCGCGCCGTCTACTTAGATATCGTTGGTACGTTAAGTGCTGCAACGGTAGCAACTGGCACCAATTCAGGGACGTCCACTGCAGGTTCTGCAGGTAGCGGAAGCACGTACGGGACATTGACCGATTCTGGCCAAGCTTGGACCGTGAACGATCTCGTAGGAAAGTACGTTGAAGTAACGGTATCAGGCATTACACGCGCATACGCGATTGACTCTAACACGGCAACTGCGATTACTATCGTAGGAACGTGGTCTTCTCCTGGTGCTGGCACAGCATACACGATCAAACAACACGCATCCATAGTCAACACCATGGTCCCTGTTGTCGAGTTCCCCACAGCTAAATTCGAAGCCAGTCCCGGTGCCGGAAACTTTGTCGCTCACGGCATTGTCTCGGTGCAGAATAACATGACAGCGCCTAACACGAGTACATTAACCGCTGCATCTAGAATCACGCTGCGTAACCTGCACCTAGACGGTACTACACTACCTTCCCCCTCAGGGTTTACCGCACTTAGTACTTTGTATGTTGCGGATAATAACCTCGTCTCGTTGTACAATTGTACGATCAGTTCTACTACAGGTGCGACTCCGAACATCAACACTTCTGGCTCGTTGGCCGTGACCCGATGTTATCTAACGTGTCTGGCGTCTAAACGCGGGATCCATGCCACAGGAGTAGACGGCATAGCCCCTTCAATAACCGTGACCGGTTCTAGGTTTTCTGGCGGCGCAATTGGCTTTTTGATCTCGGCCCCAACGAAACTCTGCAACGTGACGTCCTCAAGTTTTACTGGCCAAACGACAGCCGGGATTCAGCAAGCCGCAATGTCACAGATGAGTGTCGTTTCTGGTCTGGTCATGACCGGCGGCGGTGGGTCGACCGTTGGGATTTTGATCAACGGTACAGGCGGCGGTGTGTTCGGGAGTTCCATTAGTGCGGGGAGCGTTAGCGGTTTCGGTACGGGTATAAAGGTCGATAATCCTAACGTGGCGCACCTAGGCACGTGGACGGGTACCGGAAATACTACCGGTATTTCTTTGTCATTAGGCGCGGCGGTTCGCATAGGGTCAGGCACTACTTTGACCGGAACCACCGAAGTATCAATAGATGGGGTGACATCCGATTTGGCAACGATGCGTGCGGCCTCGCCGAAGTTGATTGTCAACACCTACACCACAAGATTTTACGAATAATTAGGTGCTGTTTTCCACGGACACCCAAAGAAGTAATCTTGGATACTGAATACCTTTCAAAAGGAGTTTACTTAAATGGCAGCAGAAATGAATCCTGAACTTAAGCACGCCCTCAATGAGGCATGGCAACGGCTACAACGCGAAGTCGGAATCACCGTTGATTTTCCTTTTGATTTTGCAGACGCTCTGTGTCCTACGGTTCTCGTCTTGACCGCTGATGGAGCCCCTCTTGAAGGTACTGTCACCGACGCGGGTACGACTTTGGTCAAAATGGATACCACGGACGATGACGTGACCGTGAACCTGCCTCCCGCCGCAGACATGAAAGGTCGAGCCATTACCATCATGAGAATTGCCGCCGGCAACGTTGCTACCATTGTGCCCGATGGCGCAGAAGAGATCAACGGCGAAGTCACCCACGCTCTTGTCGAAGACGCTGAAAGTGTGACCCTAATGTCCGATGGCAGCAATTGGTTCATTGTTGGCTCATTCGCTGGTAATGCTCCTTAATGGCTACTGATTTACAAATGCCGTATGTGGCGCAAGCTCTTACCGCCGACGGAGGTTCGGATGGTCGACTTACCGTCGCCTCCACCGCGAATCTACGTAAAGGCGCTAGAGTGTTGTTGCGTGATAATACTAACGATGCCGTGGAGTTAGAAATCACGAAAATCGTGGACGCCACACACGTGGAAGTAAAAGATCCTTCGAAGATCGGCTCTTTCCTGTACGATTGTTCAGCATACGTCATCACCGGCATGTCTCCGCCCGTAAACGACACCTTCACGACCGCAGGTACGGGTGGAACCCTGCCTGACGGCGATTATTACTACCGAGTTACGGCTGTTAATTACTTAGGTAATGAGACTCTGCCCTCGGTGGAGACCAACTTAGTTATTTCCGCAGGTACGGCAACGCAAATAGTTACGGTGAAATGGGCTGCTGTGGCCGGCGCCGTGAAGTACAAGATTTACGGCAGAACCACTGGCGCAGAGCTATACATGGCTACAGTTTCGGCTGGTACGCTTGAGTGGGTTGATGATGGTAGCGTCACACCCGCAGGCGCATTACCTGTGTCCAATGGGACCGTAAACAGCGCCATCCTCACCCAGAACAAGCAAACGGACATGTACGCTCGTACGTGGACTTGGTTCTAAGGCTTTAGTACGCTCTAAAACGCCATGGATCTCGACGTCTTCATTAAAAGCTTGCAAAACACGACCGAGAACATCAGCGCTTTGCTGGAAAAATGGGACCAGCTAAATCCAGACCTCACCGCCCACTACGTGGACGAGCTTGTGATGCTTATTGCTCGGATTCCCACAGCACTCATGATAGCCACTTCAAAGAATGTCGCCCTCACCTACGAGGTTGTTCGTTTTGAGAAAGAACTTCAGCTCAACAAATTCGCGCTTCAAAAGCTTGGTGTGGACGTCGATGCGATTTTGAATTTCAGCACCGAGTAACGGTACAAGCTTCTCGTCTGTTGTCAACTGATATCGCCGCCTCTATCAGCTTCCAGTTGGGTGAAGCTGTACCGTCCTTGAGCATTGGAATACCTTCGGGTGTGAGTATGAACACATAATAGAGACCGTATGGGTCCTTTACGTCGTAAGCCCAGGCGATATGGCGAGAGCATTCTCCTCCGGGAGGAAAGTAATAGACCACCTTCCAACCCCTCTTCTTGTCTGTCTTGGGGTCGGTGTAGCCCCAGATTTCGCCCGGCTTCATGTCGTAGCCTCAGAAGCCATAATCGGGGTCTTGTTAATCATCCTCTGGAATATCCTTCGTGAGTGCGGTGAAGATTTGTGTCTGTGCGGGCGCTGGGGTCTTAGACACTAGGCGCTTAAACCGCCTACCTGCTTCGGAGCTAATGGCTTTGATTGCTTCCTTTGAGGCAACGATTTCGTCCCGCCCTTCGACGAGCACGTCTTCGACCATTAGGGTAATAAACTCTTGGGTATCCTTAATACTTACATCACGGCCCAGTTTGGCTTTCAGCTTGTCGACCACGTGTTCCGCACGACCTTCCGTAACCCACTCCTCCGCGATGTCTTGAGCCTTAGTTAGGAGTTCTAACTTCTCTGGCGAGGCGTTTGTATCTCGTTTGGAGCGTCGTTCCGAGAACTCGGGGCGTTTGTGTTTGGCAATAAGCCGTTCACCATTATTTGTTCTCACCTCAATGGGCGGCCTGATGACAATGCCCTCAGAGATTTTGGGTTCTAGAATACCGTTACGTGCTGCCTGTCTGCTCGGCAGGTCCCGCTCTCGATCGAGAGTGGGTATGTCCGCGTCCACTAGATTCCAGGCCACGAATTGTAGTCCTAACTTGGACACAAGGAATTCAGCTTGCTCCACGCCCAACCATTTCTTGGTGGTGTCTAAGTCGTCAGACATCAAGACATCGAAGGCCACGAACTTCAACTTGTCGCCATAGGTGTCTTTCATGCCCTGCCACTTACCACCATAGGCCTCACCGAAGACCACCATTTTCTCCACGCCCAACTCAAGGAATCGGCGTTTCAGGTCTTCGACGTCGAAGACGGCCACGAAGTTATCGTGTTTCTCTCCACCGGAAAAGAAGGTGATTTCCGCTTCCACTTGTTGGGGGCCATCGTCGGTAAGTGGCGGCCCAACTACTTTACGCCTCAAACTAATATGGGCGGAAGTGCCGTGAATTTTTTCGAGGGCGTAAACTTGCTTGAATGCAAGGACTTTATTGTTCTTGTATAGGTTGTCAATTTTGAGGTAGCCCATATTACATTACCTCTGCGCGTGTGGTCGCGGTCTGAATCCATGAGGTTTTGACAATGTTTACTACGCCATCGTCGAAACGCACGGGCGTGTAGCTGTCGCAGTCGGGTCCAACTACTTGGAACGTAAGGCCGGAGCCCCGTACACGGCGACGCTCTCCGGGTGAGAAAGATGCAGGACCTCCAAAGAGTTTGGCCACCAACAACGAAATTAGCCCCACGATTGCCATGAATCCGCCCCAGACCGCACTTGCTACCAGGAACTTGGTATCGCCGTCTAAGGTATTGAAGTTCTCAAAAATTGTGTCCATGGACACTTCTTAGCGGGAGATCGTAGGCCCAATCCAGGTTAGGGTGTCGTTCTTTAGCTCCACTAGCTTGGTGTTTTGGAGCATGCCGATAATTCGGTTGTAGGATTGAATGTCGAGAGTATTCATCATTCTCGCGTACAGGTGTCCATTCGGAATCGAACCCAGGGATTGAATTGCTTCCCCTACTGCCGCCACTAATTGGAGTGCCGCGTTTTGTTGTTTAGTCATGATTTCTTTCTATCAAAGAATTGGGGATCTTGTCAAGGGAAATAAAGAACGGGTTTATCTTCATTGGGATCTTTTATACGATTCAGCTCTTGAACCCATTCATTTAGCGTCTTATCTGCTTGGATAACGTTGATGTCGATTAACTCCGGAGCATCTACATCCAGCGCTTTGCGTTGTTCGACCAATTGTTGGATGTCGTAGCTCAGACCCTCTCGGTCATCGGCATCGAGGTTTTTCCATTGGAGCATTCCCGCCGCGATTCGCGCCACTGCCATCGGGTAGTTCGTAACGAACGTTAAGGTATTCAAGGGTAATAACCCTTTAAACCTGGCGGGCGCTCAAGGCCCTCAAAGCGGACGGCGCGAACAAGCTTTAAATCCTCAAGACCTGTCACAATAACGGTTTCTAATACTTGGCCGGTTTCATCGAGCGGGAAGAATTCATTGTGATTGGTCATGAGCAGGAATTTCATGTACTCGCTTTCGACCTCGTACACAGAGTAGACCCCGTCGTTGACGAGACACTTGACTTCGTACGGCAGCTTGTACAGACCCTCGTTCATGGTTCCTTGCCCAGTGCTTCTTCAGCGGCATCACTCAAGATAGAATCAACACTCTCTATTGCGTCTTCAAGGGAGGTGAATCCGTCAATAACGTTCATTACCGTGATGGCGTACTGTCTCATCATTTCTTTCTGGGTTTTGGTAAGGTTTTCGGTCATGCGAAGAAGATGTTCGTTCAGTAGCGTACGCGCTGCGGCTAGGCGTTGTTCTATGTAGTAGTATTTTCGGGGCATTAGAGACCTTTCAAGACCGGTACAGGATCTTCACCGCGCATGGCTATAGCCACAGACGCATAGGCCCGTACAATCTCTCGATTCTTAAGCTTACTCTTAACAGGTAGGGTCGCGGTCAGTACGGCAATAAGGAATTCAGCCGATGCACGCTCTAGGCGAAAATCATTAAGAAGAACATCAACCCCCTCAAATTCTCCGTTCCTTAACAGAGGATCGATGAGATTGTAGACTTCTTGAATAGCTTCGTCAGTTTTACCGTCTCTATCCAACCCCAGGGCAGGAACCCACGACACACAATGTTCTAGCTTATCCACCGTTAATCTCCGTATTTAGAATTTCTTCCAAATCTCGTAAATCCTTGGTCACAGTTTCTAGTTCCAGCACTTCTCGAGCAACTTCGAGTGGCATAGTTTGTTTTTCAATCCACGCAGCAAAATTGCTTCCAATTACTAAGTTCTGAACCATAAGGCGAGCCCTTTGGACCGTCTCATACCAACCATCTATTTTAGCCACGGACGCACCCCATGTTCTTTAAAGTGAGAGGATCGTGCCAAGCGTAGATGAGCGGCTCCCAGGAATTAGCTTGGGCATCACGTACTTTCTGAACTACCTCGGCGATGGTGTCCACGCGCGTTGAAGGCCATCCGTAGTCCATATAGGCCCACGTGCCGTCGCGGAACTTAATCAGATTGACGTTGTGGCCACCGTAGCCAGCGTGGTCGGTCGAGCCAGGTTCTCCTTTGTTCTTCCACATGACCGTGAGAAGATACGTGGTCTCGATTCCGAGAGCTGACCGGGTGTTGTTTTGCAACTCGTTACGCATCACCGCTGCAGAATAGCGTCCGAATTCGTCGCAATCACCAATGAACTTCTCCGGCTCATTATCGGCCCGCCACTGAATGTGACCGATTGAACTAGTGGCATCCCACAGTTCCCGCCATGAATCCGCACGCCATTTAAGTGTGCGAATATAGCTAACCAAATCGCTTAGCGATTCGAAGCGTTTAAGCGGGGTGTTACGGGTTTTGCGTTGCCAGATCAGGGCATAAAGGTTCGACCAAAACCGCATTACGCCCGCGCGGAAGTAAAACCACAACAATGCCGATAACAGGAAGTCTTTTGCTTTGCTCATGCTTCCTGTTATTGCGGGTAGATCTTTAAGAATCGAAGCCGAAAATCATACGCACGTTTTCGCCGCCGTATTTGGTAGCAAGCTCTTTAACTGCGGCAATAAAGTCATCAAGGCCATCGGGTGCGTCCCAAGAGGTACGCACGTGCGTGGCGTCGCTTCGTGTGGCGAATTCATCCTCTTCGACGACAACGACACCTGGCCCTGCGATGTCCCCGCTCCAACTCGTGGGCATGATTCCAGCACGCAATGCCCTGTAGGCGGGGACATCCAGCACTCCATACTGGGTTCGGCGCGGTCGCGGGTGCGCGAGGATTTCTGCGAAAGTAGCATACCCTTGGCTATGGTCACCTAGGTCGTGACCATCGATTTGATCACCTTCGTCGTCCCACTCCGGCTCCACATATTCAAAGTCTTCAGGAAAGCCGCGATCCGAGGTAAGTGGCGCAACTGGATCGAAGGTTTTAATTCCCGCAAAACCATAGCCGTTACGAACGTCGGCCAGCCACGCAAACCAGTAGTAATTGCGGTCACGACCATATTTGAACTCCCCGCCCACATCTTTGTTTGTCTTGAAATCGTACTTAGCGGTTTCGACATCAATCCATTTGTTGTCTTGCTTGCGTTGTACTATGTAGTGAATGTCTGTTCCCATGATTTATCCTTTATCTGTAGATCAAGAACCCGAACCCAATCGTCCCGCACCAGCACCCAGTTTGCCTTCGGTGCCGAGACTAATGGATTGACCTGCGGCACGACCCGCAGCACGTGCACCCGCATCAAACCCACTACGAGCGACTCGTTTTCTGGTACGGAGATTGGAGGCAAACCAGCGTTCGACCGCCTCGTCGTTAGAGGCAATGCGTGCCAACGCCGTGCTCTTGCCGTCGGCGGCAGCCTTCGCCTTAAACTCTTCGCTGTCTTTCTTCAAGCGTTCGGCAAGGGCATCGACCACACCTAGCCGGAAGTTATTGCACCACGTACGACCGTAGCTATTGTTGGCTAATTTGAGTAGCCGGTCTGTCTCGTTGATGAGCCAGCGATACATGTATCGCACCGTGTCCGCATCTGATTTGCGACCCACGATTGAAAGCCCTTCAGTACCAAAGACGTAGACCTTACATCCGTTGGCTCTAGCCAGTACGGTCGCGAGCCTCGACTTCCAGGTCGAAGTAGAGTTATCAAGCAGGTCGTTTCTGAAGTCTTGGATTTGCTCCTCTTGGGTGCCGACTTCCAGAGTAGCGGCATCAAGACGGTATTCGTCCATGATACGCTGGGCGAGGGACATGGCGGCCGCCGCCTCGTGAACGTTGTCGGACTTGGAGAGGCGTAGTAGCTTCTGGACTCGGTCAACGGCTTCGGCTAAGTTCATGGCTCACTTATACCATTAAAGAGAATCGCTTGTCAAGTTCTTAAGCGGCTCATTTCTTCACCACACACCAGTCGGCGTGAATCGACTTAGCTTTCTCGGCTCCGCAAACGCACTTAGGCTTGAATTCGTAGCGAAGCATACGCGCCTCTTTCCATGTTTGTGATTCGTTCCCCGGCTCCCACAACCACTCGGCGAAAGCTTGTAACTCTTCGGGGGTTACTTCTGACATCATGGATGCGGCTCCGTTTTAAAGTTATCCCGATTTAGAGCGTCATGATCTCTAGATTTTGTCGTACCGGAACATATCCTCTTCAGCACAGTCTTTCTCTGCCGCCGCAACATAAGCACGGAAGGCTTTGACCATGTGGGCGTATATTTGGTCATACTCTACGTCATCCACTTGATACTCGTGAATAGAGTTAGTGAGTATATCCATTAGCTCGCGAACTACGGTGTTCTCCATGCCACTAAAATGGTCGCGTGGAGTCACGATAACTGTGTGGCCGGAATCGATTATTTCCTTCGCTACGGCAGCCGCTTCTTCGTAAGTTTTGTGCAAAGAGCCGTATTCTTGGCTTCCTACGCGCACTTCGTATATGGTTTTGATTTTCTTGGTCATAATTCACCGTATTTTCTTCGCGTAGTCCCAATCAGGGCAGATCCTGTAGCGAGCGAAAGGGTCGTTTTGGAGCCGCAGCTGGCCCACAGTCACGGTCCCATTAGCCAACGCTTTCGCGTCGGCGGCACGGGATGCGGCTTTCTCTTCAGAACGCTTAGTGGGTTTGAAGTGCTTTGGTTTCCGTTTCATGGATAGTCTATATGGAGTGGATCAATTTTTACGAAATAGTTCGGAGTACAAATAAATTCTCAGCTCGTTTGTGTCCATATTAGCCAATTCGCTTGTTTCTTTAACGGTTAGCGATCTTTTGAACTTACGTTCTAATTCAGCCGTCAGCCAATTAAGAATCGCAGACCTGTGGCCACGGCGCTCGTATCGCTGGTTCTCTAAATCTTCGGTGTGGCGCCTTCTGAATTCTTCTAGCTCTAATACAATCCAAATCCCGTAAAAGCCTATCACACATACAAGCTGTTTTACCGGCTCAACATCTGAATTAATGAGAGCGATAGTCGCAACGATGGCGATGAACGGCTTAAGCAGCATTTTGGACCCCCTCGTCAGACTTCACATATTCGAAGGTATAGCCGCCAGCGGTTTTATTTTTACCAGTCAATACCTGAGAGATCGAAGTTCTGTGGATGCCCAGAGCGAGCGAAGCTTTCTTTACGCTATTGTATATTGTTTTGTTTTGGTGACAATATATCTTCACACTTTTAGATTGACTAAGAGTCTGACCTCGGCATTGTGGGCATGTCGTATTGTTACGGGATCTTTTATTAACGTTTCTAAAACTATTTTCAAATTCGTGCCCAGTCGGACACCTCATCTTAAATGCTGTTGTAGTGTCTGTATAGACCCCAATCCTTTGAATATTCTTTTGTTGTAATACCAAATCTACTTCTTGTTCGGATAACGGGGCATTAGGAATAAAATACAATTCTTTTATCAAATCAGGATACTTTCTATTAGCGATATGATAAACAGCTTTGTCGTTAGACGATAGTAAGTCTTTGACCGATCTATATTTTTTAAGAATAGAATAGACCTCATCTTGTGTTCTTTGACGAATACGGTTTGGAAAGACTTCATTTACCAAGCCTTCATGGTATTTGCAGGCTGCAACATAGGCACCTGGTGACAGCGCTTTTGCTTCTTTAAGAGTGGGGTGCTTCTGTAATTCTTCTTTACAGTTTTCTCGATTATTTCTCCAATGTCCCGGCTCAACAGACAACTTGCTCCAGTTAGGTAGAATGGTATACAGTTTTTTTAAAAAATCATTACATGAAGCGTTCTTGGACCATCGGTACCATCTAACGCTTTCTTGAAGACCCTCAGGAAAATCACTCTTAGTTGCTTTATAATCTTCAAACTTACCCGCCTCTTCTTTCTCCTTCCTCAATTTTCGTGCAAACACCAAAATCTTCTCTTTAGTCTCCTCAACCCGCGCAAACTCCTCAGACATCCATCGCTTAGTCTCAGTAAACGTGCTCCAGGCATAGGGTTCAAATTCACCGTGGTCGACATGCTTAAGGTCTTGGAACGTATAAAACCGAGGTAGATTGACTTTAGGTGGTGTTTTAGGTCGTTCGTTCTTTTCTCCGTTACCGCGTTGCTCACGAACAACCCGCTCGATGTCACCAGCAACCGGAATAGCTCTATGCTTCCATGAACCATCGTAAGCTTCAAATACCTTCCGCGTACCCATGGCCATCACAAAGGACATAACGTGGTGAGTTAAAGGCGCTGTTGCCGTGGGAGTGACTTTGATGAAGAGTTTTTCTTCTTTGGGTTTCTTCTCGGAGACGCGAACCAACCTACATAGAGCCTGGAAGTTCTTGTCAGGATTCATGGTGCAGCTAATGTCTACGATATTAAACAGTTCAGTGTAGTCAAAACCCAAAGTTGCTCGATTCACAACAATCAAAACCGGTTCGGGGCCGGTTTTAAACTGCGTGACATTAGCGCTGTCTTTGTCTGAATCTGACGTCGACACCAATGCATCGATACCAAAGCTTTTGAGCACCCTCTTGGCTGCATACGCCTGACTTTGTCGGTTACAAATGACCAGAGTCTTTTGCAAATGTCGTTCAAAGAACGCCTTGGCGGCATTACCCAATACACCCTTATTCCAGTTCGGAGTCTTGACGGGATGTTTAAGCCGTTTTACAAACAAATCACATAGTTTAGCAAAGCTATCAGTGAGTGCTAACCTAACCTGCTCGTCGGTCATCTCGACTTCTTGTCGTAGATCCTCGTCGCCGTTGTAATCGTCCATCGTAAACGGTAGCGCCGTCTGTACTAATTCAATGTAAGGGTCCTTCAATACTTCATAATCAAGCAATTCGCATGCCGTTACACAGCGCATGGGGAAGTTCTTAGCCTTAATGAAGGGGCTGGGAGTACCGGTAAGACAAAGAACCTTGGCGCGTGGATTCTTCTTAATGAATCTCTGTACCATTCCGTCTTCTTTGTCCGTGTCTTTGGCAAAGAAAAAGTGGTGCGCTTCGTCTACTACGATAAGTCCGTAATCGGTCGGAATCTTCCTCATTTTGAAGAAGTGTGGAATTGCGACCTGGATTTGTGCGTCTACTGGCGCACACGTCAATTCCGCAAAAGAATATTTCACTTCCAGGCGCTCAAGACGTTCGTAGAACTGCTCTCGCAGTACGGTTTGGCCGTGGGCAAACACCAACACTTTGGATGTGGGATTATCGCGCAAGAAGCGTTTAATAATCTCAATTGCCATGTTGGTCTTGCCGGCACCGGGCGTGGCAGCAAGTACGGCACCACCAGAGGGGTCAGTTTTTATAAGTTCGTAGACTTCACCAACTAGCTTATCTTGGTAACTGTAATCAGTCATAAGGTATTTATACCGTACCGACTGGATCTAGTCAAGGATCTTCAACTTTCAACGAGAAGAGGTTCCCTTGCCATCACAGGTTTGGCATAAACGAGAACAACCATGTGAGCCATCGAACCATGTGCCCTCACCGCGACACTCCTTACAATACCGGCGGTGCTTCGCCGTATTGATTTGAATCTGGCCAACCACGTCTTCAATGCAGTCGTGCAATAGACGACGAACATCGTGCATGTTGTCGCCAAACTCGGACGCCTTGTCGTGCGCCTTGTCGAGGAGCTTTAGAAGCGCGTCGAGGTTCTGGTTTTCTTCGACTTTAGTTTTCATGTTTCCTCCGGTCTACGTGCGCCATCAAGGATTTCTAATCCGGTCTTAATGGCATCAATAAAGGTCCAACCCGCTGGCGTCTTGGCTTTCATACTCGCGGGACGATTAATATTCTCGTAGGCGCGATAGAAGCGGTCAAACTCTACGTCTCGGGCCATAAACTCTTTGACGTCTTCGGGTTTCACCCCGCCACCAGGAAGTAGGCAACTGCTGAATAGGAAAGAACCGCAAAGAGAACAGCAAGCACAGCTAAGTCGATAACGTTGCGTAGGTTCATACCTCTAAACTAGCCTGTGGATCTGTTTCGGACCATAAATCTCCAGACTCGAACTCACGATCAGCTACAGCCCACCACAAAACACCTTGTTCTTCGCCAACTAATTTTTGGGTAAGCCAATCCTTTTGCTGGGTGTTTACGAAATAAATCGTTTGTCCAATTGGAGGAATCTTATAAGGCATGTCTGACATATCGTACAATTTGGTGGTGAATTGTCCATTTTATCGGACAATCAAGACAAACAGGCAATAGAGGTCGTCGTTCATTTGCTATCCCCGATCGCTTTGGCGATGGCGGTGGCAATGGCATCGTCCAACAGCGAACTGCCGCCACGAGTCTCATCTAAAAGAGATGGACACTCTCCCTTGACGAGCGCCACCAACTCCTCAAGGCACGCAAGCAAATCCGGTGCGGCGGCAATGAGGCGCGCGTTGGCTTCGTCCGGGTCTCGAATCGCTGCGACGGTTCCGTAAGCCGAGACCACATCCCATCGAAGCATTCGATGAAGGTCTACAGCCACGGGCCCGCTTCCCAAAATCACCTTCGACACCGCTTTCCACGGCCCAGGCGTAAATTTTGCGCTCACAGCACACCGCCTCTCAACTTAGCCACGGCCACCACCTGCTGGGCGGCGCGTACCCAGTTCTCGGGCGTAAGGCTCCAGGCCTCGCACGCGATTCTCATCTTGCACAATTCATTGAATCGGGTGTTAGTGGCGTCGGCAGGCGCAAATTTTGCGCTCATGGCCTTCCATTCCTTGCGTAGTGAGGAGAACTCCGCGCGTTGCTCAAGCAGCAACACCATCTCGTTATAAGCGGTTTCGATCGCGTTCTCGTGTTGGAACTGAAGGGCTTCTAGCTCTGCTGGATCGTTGTAATAAAGTGTCATGGTGTAGTTATACAGGATCTTGTGGGGTTGTGTCAAGCTCTTCTTCCCATGCGGGATTGATTATCTCCATGTCGAGAAAATCCTGTAGCATCGCAAAGGAACTGACCGTGTATCCAATCTTCATGTGAAATTCGGCATACTCTCGTTGGGTGAGAACCTTCTTCGTGTGGTAGTCGAGACGTAGCTTATTCAAGTCGATTACGCCACCGTCCACAAGCTTGGAGAGCAGTGGGTCGGGGACAAAACGCTGTTGACCCTTTTCGTCGAAATACGTCGTATAATGGTCTTTGCCGACCTTGACCATGACGTATACCGGCGATTCTGGTACTTCCGCTTTGGCCATCTTGTACAGAGCCATCACAAAGTTCACAAAATTGTCTTCATTGTAGAAGGGGTCGGCGTCAGTGCCACTGATCTTCTCGTACATCTCCGCATCAAAGCCGTATAGCGCATTCATGAAAAACTGACCAGGCCGTTGACCGTTTAACGCCATTTCTAGCTGTGTCCATTTGTCTTGCGTGGCTTCAAACCAGGCTTTGACTTCGCTGAGAGTTTTCATTTGTTTCTCGTCCTGAATGCGTGTATGACTTCGGTCTCTAACTCGGTGCGGAAGGAGCAAAAGTCGCCGTCAATGGAGTATTCACGTTCCTGCTGTTTCCTCACAACGGAAAGCGTTTTGAGGAGAATGATGATTGGTATGAGGGTGAACACCACAATCACGATATCGACGAAGTTCATACTTCCTCTACTAGATCAATTACGAGTTCGTCGTCAAGTTCCTCGGCAATCATTTCTCCTAATGTGGCCGCACGTTTTGCGCGTTCATTTAATTCGATCATGATCGCCATTGGAGACCAACCCATGGCGCCCAGCACTCTAACGGCTTCGTCGAAAGTAACTTTGTCCATGGTCAATGCATAGCTTGTGATCGTCACTTGACTTCCGATAAAATGTTTTGTATAAAGGTACCCATGACCGCATATCTCACCGGAAATTCTCTTTCTCTCGGTATTAGTCGCATTTCAAGTGGTTTTCTCGTCGAGGACGTTAACTCGGAACGGGCACGCCCAAATCGCGGGTACCACGACTACAATCGCAGACTTACGGTCTGGGGCTTTGCTAAGATAAAAATTGACGCCCTAGCTGCGGAACAGCTTGCGGACGTCACCAAGCCTTTGTATATGTGGCAACGTGAAGTGTCTCGTATAACCTACGTTGTTGGTGATGTAACCTTCACCGAAATACTCATCAACTACGGTTACGATTCGGGGGATTAATCGTTACGGTACCTTAATTAGGTTTTCTACGAACGACCGATCTTCTTTGAAGATGGGTGTGACGTTGGGCACGTACCATTCAGAACGCTCAATATATACGGGACCTTCTATTTTGGAAAGGAATTGACCGTTCACAGTAATTTCAGCCCGTGCGGCCAATTCTTTTCGGACCTTGCGTTTAACCACGACTCGACCGTCTTTGGTATGGGAATCTAGCGCCGCCCAGTTAAACCCCTTTTGGAAACACATCTCGTGCTGCTCGGCACGACTTTTGCCGTGTAGCTCTTTGGGAGAATACAGAGATTGCGCAAGCATGGCAAGGCTGTTACGGTTCCAATCTTGTTGCCGCCAGATAAAATAATTGTTGACTTCGTGTTCTGGTAGAACAAAAGCGCGGGCATCGAATACAGCTTCTTTAACCACTGGTCCGGGGAAGAGTCGAGGACTGAGAGTTGTCATCTTGGCAGAAGCAGTGGCAGCGGCTACAGACACCATCTTTTGTAGGTTGTTATCAAACCAAGGCGAGGTATCAATATCTTTGTAATTGACCAATAACAACGAGATTTCGTCACTTTGAGTGTACGCCAATACCGTATTCTGGACTTGATCGCAGAGATGTTTGGCGACGTCATTCATGACTGCCATTAAGTCTTTGGCGTATGGGCGCGCCAAGCCTTTTGTCCAAGTATGGAAGGCTTTGCCGTCCAATCGAATAATCACGGGCAACCGGTTGGGGAGATAATGGCGTGAGGCGCCTTCATACCGTTTCATCCGGTCCCCGAGAGTATCTTTCATGATTTGTTCGTATCTGACTGATCATGCTTCCAATCACGACATTCACGCCGAGAACGCTCTTTACGTTGATCCTTAGTAGTATTTGCCTTAGTGGCTCCGTTAATGAGCTTAACTAACAGAACGTCACGGGTTTTAAGCTTATTTGGATTTATCGTCTTTGGTTTCATTACGTAATCCCTTAACTCTCATAACTCGACGTTCTTCAGCCTTGCTAGCAAATTCGTATGTTTTGATTTCGCCATCACTATCTGCCACTAGAAAGGGATTTTGTTCAATACCGGTAAAAAACAATATTGACCCCTTTGACGGGATGAGAGCGGTGACTTCACCTATTTTATTACCTACGGCTACAAACATTCCTATTTTAATGTCTTTAGCTTTCATAGGGATCTTGTATCAGATTGATTGCGTCTTGTCAAGATCTTATACTCGGAATATGTTAGCTTAATTTCGCATCTTACGCACATATAATAACCGGCGACACGGATTGCGAACGGCAGATCTCTTGGATCTTCTGGTAATTTTCTGTCAGGAAACATTTGATTATAACGTTTAACGGAAATATCTCCACCAGGGATTATTAGCCATTCATGCTCGCACATTCACGGACCCACCTCATCCATCCAAGCGGTATCGCTCATAAGCTTATCGAGATAATCCCACATCTCAAGGTGTTCACCCGAAGAATACAGCTTGGCCGTAAACTCCTCATGCTCTTTACGGTACATTCTGAATAGAGGTGCGTTGCAGGTATGGATGGTATGTTCGACGTTTGCAATGCGGTCGGCAAGCTTAAGTTGAGTCGCACCGGGCGTGGCTTTGATTTTAGGGTAAGTTTTAGCCTTACGTTCTTTCCTATTGACCCCAGGTTCATCGGTAACTGCCGAAACCAGTTCGGCTACACGTGGACCAAAGAGATCGGCAATGGTCGCACTGGAAACGCCCGTGTCTTCGATAGAGTCATGTAGGTATGCGGCACACAGCATGTCCTTATCAGAGACGTGGAACCGCAACGTGAGAGTGTCCACCACTTCGTAAAGATGATAGGAATAAGGGTGGTCACCGTATCGCTGTGAGTCGTGGAGCAGCTCCGCGAATCTTCTGGCCGCCTGTACCTTGTTATCGAATTTCACCATGTTCTCTATTAGCTGGTGGATCTAGTAATAGTCGTAAGGGTCGCGAATATACTCTTCGGCCAGGTCTCGAGCGAATTGTTTGGGTTCCACGTCTTCAGGGCAGTGTCCAAATTCAAAGCATTCGTAGCCCGAGTCATCGTCTTCAGGATGAAACTCGATTCTGTGACCACAACAGCCGGTGTCGCAGCCGTAATAGGAATGGTAGACCAAGATTTTCATGAGTTGGATCCCCTTTTGCATTCATCGCAAGGGGCGTAACCGCTGCAATAGCACGTACGTAAATCGCTAAAATGACTGTGTGGCGCATTGCCACTGTTCTTGCACTTGTTACAAAACGGAAGCCGCACGTATTCTTTCCAAAACTCTGCTGAATGTTCAGTACAGTAAATAGGCCCGTCGCCTGGCGGGACCATGTAGACGAGGTGTTTGCAGACCTCGCAGCGGTTCTGTCCCGAATTCCTCACTCACTTGCCTTCAAACTTTTTCTTGCAGTAGAGGGATTGTTCGATTTTGAGCTTAAGCCACTCGTCGCGTAATCTATGGGTTTCGTTCTCGAGCCTGTCGAACTCGGGGTCGGGGGATTCGATTGTAGGGTACATACGCGACTCCATGCCACGCATTGCTTCCCACCATACGAGATCGGCTGCGTATCGTTTCGCTCTTTCAAGCAACTGTTCTTTAGTTAATAGTTTCATGTTCTTAGCCTTTGAGCACGATTTCAAATTCGGTGGTCTGTTCATCTACGCGAGGCGCACACGGGCCATAGATACGTCGATAGTCATTTTGCAATTACGGCCTTCGCCTACTTTTGAGACCGAGAGCAGGTTCATTTTCCTAAGCCGGGTCAGATATTTAGACACTACCGACTGAGGACGTCCCAACTGTTTAGCGAGAGCACGCGTCGATATCTGTACCGTCTTACCGGGGCCGGTGGCGTTTGCTAGGTGTGTAAGTGTCGTGTTCAGGCCGAGTTTCAGGTCCAGGTCTCGAACGTCTTCAAGCTCGGGGAATGGGTTTGTATCTTTGTCTGTCATAAACCTCCTTTTGGGGGTGTTGGTCTGAAATCCAAAGTAAGAAAAAATTTGATTGTCTTCTTTTAAAATTTTTAATTTTTCGCCTTCGAACGCCGCTTTGCAAGCTTTAAGCACTTTTTTGAAAATGGGTTTGGCTTCAGTTTTTGCTTTGCTTGCTGATGACAACCCGTTGATGTAGTTATGGAGCGCCAATTCCGGGGAATTTTCTGAAAGGTTTGCTCCCGAACTAGCCTTACGAATCAACACCTGAACTCTAGCGGGATTTTGAGAATAGGCAACCGCGAGAGCGGCCTGTACAGGTGCACGCGACCATCCGGATCCGCTACAGTTTTGAATTACAAAGTCGATTCCATCGCAGTATTTCTCACGTACTTTTTCTTGCTCCAAATACTCGACCACTCCTACATGGCTCCCTGGGTTGGTGGCTATGAGAATACATCGGGTAATAGCAGCTTGTTTTGATGGAGCAACTAAGCCAGGATTTTTAATGGCCATACGTTGTGACGTGCTTCGAGACTGGCCAGAATCAATTACATCGATGGCGTCAGGAACGGCGTTAAAAAGAACCGGCATGCGAACGGCAACTCCGGATTCTACTATCGCCATTAGCCGGTGTTGGCCATCTTCCAGAAGCCCGGAAGAACTGAACGTAACCCCTTGGCCCGTAGTTAAGAAGCCTCCGGTTTCCATTTTTTTCGATATAGCGCAACCCGATCGGGTTGAATCCGGCGATTTCTGGTGTTTCGCAGCAGCCAGGATTCAGCTATATCTGGTGTTACTAAAACTAAATGAGACTGAAGCTCCTTGGTTTTGAAGACTTCATATGTCCACTTCTGGTACTCTTCTCTTATGACAGATTGCATTGATTTTCCTTTTAAGGGGTTTCTTGTATTAATCGGCTTGATCTCTAGTCGTGTCAACCACCGGATACAAGAAATCCAAAACCCTCTCCGTATCGAAGGTGCTTAGTCCCGGCTTAGGACGTAGACTGCAGCTCACGGTATTGCCTTCAATTTTCACATCCACATCGAGCAAGCTCAACACGTCGTTGCCGTATTGAAAAATAGAATCATATAGAATCTGCTTAATGACAGCCTTTATAGTATCAGCAAATACAGTACTAACCTTCTGACCTACAAAACGCTCCCGTAAATGCTCGTTGAATCGAGCCTCTAGTTCCTTCTTAAGAAAATCCGTTTCTTTACGCGTCATGACACATCATCCTCAATCTCTTTAACTAGAGTCCGATTCTGAACCACATCATCAAGAGCCTCTTCAGGCCCCATGGGGTGGTATCCGCTTTCTACCTCGTCAAGCATCGATTGCAAATATTCCTCGGCGCGGTCATCACACTGGCCATCGTCCCACGATGCGGGCATTGAGAGGATGACATACTCATTCGCCACCCACACCATACGAAATTTACGGTTTTCTAGGTTCATAACATTTCGTTGATTTTGCTACCAATTTCGCGTATCATCATAATCACAGCCGCCGACCCCACAATACACGATAACCCAAGAAAGAACGCGATGTAGGGTTCGGACTCTCCAAGTAGTAACCCCACGGCCACACCTATTCGGTAAACTATGAATGCGGTTGCGAAGGCCAGAAACAATGCGAGCACACCTAGACTGAAATCTTCTACAAAGTCTTTCATTGCTCTGGTCCTATTTCGTCTACTTGGGTAACGACCCAGTCGGAAGCCTGTGAGCGCGCCGCCTCAGCCATTGCCTCTTGCTCTTCCTTCCGCGTGAGGTCAGTGGGGTCAGAATCCTCGTCGTGCTCGACCACGATTTCTACTTCTCTAATGGCTGTAAGTTCTACGCGTACACGTGTTTTCATTCTAAATCCCTTTGCAATACCAGCGAGGGTGCAAGCACCGCCTTGGCTTCTAGCACATAAAAGGATTGGCCTGAAAGTTCGGCGCATTTGGTGGCGCTAGCAACCGCATCTTGAAAAGAAGTATATTTTCTGACGGGAGGGCTATGAGAGTCAGGATTCCAGAGGATCCAGAACTTCTTGTCTTTGGACTCACGTCCCTCTTCTTCCGGCCACTTCTGACCGGGAAAGTCGTTGCCTAGAATATCGTCGTAGTAATTGCTCATTTCTTTCTCTTTAGGGTTAGTTGTTATTAAGTGAGTATCTTCGCCAACCCGCGAATAAACATAAAAATAATGAATGTTACTGTAAAGGCTCTGGCGTAGAAGAGAAATAGCTCCCACCATGAGAACTCAATCACTTCTCCTTCATCGGTTCTCATTTTAACCTTCTTCATAATTCATTTCTTTCCTTTGGCCTTATCGCTGTATCTCAACATCGACATCAAACTGGAGAGGTGGGCATGATTCCCAGTAAGGTTACCCTCCTTCTCTATACGCGCTGCCGCCTGCGTCGGCGTCATGTTCCACTCGGTGCGCGCAATGTCCTTAATCATTTGCTGTACCTGCTTCTTAGTAAGGTGCACGATTTTTGGTTGTGGCGATGGCGTAGGAGGGTCAAGCATTTCGCCGATTTCGTCTTGGATCAAGGCTAGATCGATAGCCAGGGAGTTAAGGGAATCAATCTTTTCTCTTAAAGCGCCGCGAATAGATTTGAGGTCTGCACCCAAGTTGTACAGGGTCCGGCGTTTGAGCGTTACCACTTTTTCTGTGTATTTTTTCATTTGTCTTCCGGGTCAGGTGCAGTGTGCTTGTCGAGTAGCGCCATCAGCTGGTCGGAGGAGGACAGGAACTCCAGGTGAAAGAACTCGTCTTTTTCCGTGAAGGAGTTGCGAATCTCCTCAATCTTCTTGATGAGGCGCCACTTGCGGTTGTCGGCTTTGATGCGGATGGTATCGATCCGGATGCTCTTGGTGACTTCAGCGGTCACAGGCTCCAAAAACGACAGGCTCCACCCGCTGCCTTTTTTGCCCCAGTTCCATTCCGTGGAGTCTGGGCACAAGGTGACGATTTTCGCCCTGGTCGGAGTGATTCTCTTCACGGTGTGAATCTGGTAGCCGTAGTCCCGGCTATGGGGCCCATAACCCAGTTGACGGGTCTTGGCAGCTACTTTGTCGCCTGGCTTCAGGCAGTCAAGAAACTTCTTTCTTTCAGAGAAATCCATTATGACCTCATTTTGCGAATCTGCACCCAATGCTACAAAACGGGGACCAGCCGTTAAATAGCGGTCGAAACTTGCGTCCACATTCGATACAGACATCGCCGTTGCGCTCCAACCATTCTTCGGCTTCACGGCGATTCCGCTCTTTCGTGTCCTCCAACACCTTAATGGCGGCACCCAGAGCTTCATCGTGGTCCACGTGGGCACGGGCCAGCTGGACAACCGTCTCCATGAGAGGAATGGTGGCGCGGGGCATTATTTGCCTTCTAGGCGATTTGAGCAATACTCTGCGAGTCGTACTTTAGCTTCATAGGCTTTGACGAAGGCCTTGACGATTTCGTTTTCAAGCTCGTTGAATTGTGGATCTGGAGTCGGGTTTTGTTGCAATAATTCCTGCTGAATAAGTTTGTATTTCCTGACGTCTGCCTGGCAGTATGAAAGGTCTCCGGCTTGTTTTCTGACGAGCTTCAAAAAATCTTCTTTGCTCATGGGTTTTGTCATGGTCTAATCCTATCGTTTTGATCTTGTGGATACACAAGAAGGTGAGTGGCCTGTAGACATCAAGTCCTTCATGTCGCAGCGGCAGGTATCGGATGCGGAAGGAGCACTCGCGTTTTTGGATTCTTTGTACTCCATGTAACCTTTGTATTTTATAGGATCTACATCGATATCTGGCAGTTGAAATTTCAGAGTGTCTTGCCAGTGCTTGAGGTTAAAGTTGCTGATACCGCCATAGACAATGCGACTGATTTCGAATGTGACGTACGGTAAGGATCGATTCGTTAGACCCTCACGGGAAATTACATCAACCAATTTTCGAGCACAACTCATTGGCACGCTCAAAACGCCTTGGTCCGTCTGGAAGACCGCCAATCTCCCCATGCCGTACGTGTCGGAGAAATACGATACAATTTCTTTTGACTCCAACAACCGGAACCTCAATTTACCGTCCTTGGGGACGGTGATAACTTTTTGTCCTGATTCTCTTTCGATTTTGGCGATAAGCTCTTTGTAAGTTGGCAATGTCATGATCTCACTCCGGTCGGGGTCCAAGAAGGTTGACACCACGTTTACGCGCGACCGCGTAGATAATGTCAATAGCTTTGGTGGCTTTAAAGATCATGCTCACTCCCTTGTTCGCCGTGCGTCTATCGCCCATGTTCGCATACATGGTCGTAATTTTGTCCGCGTTGGCGAGGAATCCGCGTTGGACCCTGTATTCATCCCACAACTGCTGATTCGTCATGTTCTTGATGAGCATGTTGTCTTTATACTTTATTCGGATCTGGAAGTCAAGGCAGGGTCTGTAATTTTTCCGGCAGCATTTTATAGATGCCGAAACCAAGCGGGACCGCGAGGACGAAGATGGTGGCAACCAAAGAAGCGATGTAACCGGTTCCATGTGGGCCGCCACCAAACATTTGATCCGCGAGGATCATTACCGCGTATATTGTCACAATCCCCATAGCAAAGCAGACTGTGACGCGGACAAAGAATTTGGCCAATTTTAAAAGAGTGTTCATCGCTTCCTCTCGCAACATCCGTCGTCGTGACCTGTCGACAATAAGTTCTTGATATCGCAAGAGCATTTGGCCGCAAGTGGTTTTAGGTGGTAAGTGTACACCTCAGGCGGAGACAGAATCGTTACCCATTTGATGGATTTGTCCACAATAATAGACCGTTCCCATAGGTCCTTAAAGGACGCGGGATCAACAGGATCGACGGTGAAGTATTCTGAAAAATGTTTGGTCGAAGTCTTCATGGTTCACTCATTCCGGCTTGATCAGCAAATCCGTTCTCATCACATACTTGGAACCGGATACGACGGTAGTGGATTCATGTAGGCGTGCATGTGGGAATATCAGACATCTGCCCGGTTCCGGCCAAACCGTCATCTTTCGGCCATTGTCGTCATCCTCGTACAAGACGGTTTTTCCGCCTTCAAAGTCGTTGTTCAAGTAAAGTAGGAGAGTGTGCGTGCTCATACCTCCAGGCGTGCTGCTGGCGCCGTCACGATGCATTTTAAAGTAGTCGTCGACGTCATAGCGGTAGGCCCGCCATACGGGACTGTATGCGTCACAATGGAAACCTTTAAAATGTAACTGATCAAATACAAATTCGGTTACATGGTGCCAATCGGTTATGATTTGACGCTTAGCTCTCCTAATGTCTCTACCGTACGCCTTACCAAAAGGCGCGTCTTGAAGTTGTGTGAGTTGATCTACAATCCGATGACAGAGTGATTCGTGAGCAATTTGGTCGATGACTCTAGTCGTGGCGTAAATTGACATGGACACATCCTATCAGTCGGTAAAGCTTTTGACCAGACCCCAACAGGCAGCACCCATTAAGACAAACACTATAAGCTGAGCAATCACGGCTTCACGTTCCGAACAATAGGGCCTTTGGTCTGCTGTGTGACTCGAATATATCCGGCTCCAATATCTTTAAATCTTAGCCATTCTCTATCTACCATAGCCATGTTGTAAGAATGATCGATATGGACAGGTCTCTTGGCGTACAGGTGATAGCTGTTGTTGGTTTTGAGGAAATTAAAATCCTCGAGAGCCGCTTTCGGAATCTCGGTAAGAAATGGATGGCCATCGTAGAATTGGAGTTCGCGTTGCCCCACCACTCCGTTGCTCCAGCCAATAAGAATGGTGGCGTTCACACCAAGCTCCTGGTCAGGACTTAGGCACGCGGCTCTCGCCTTTAAGATTTGGGGCACAAGCTCTACGTCGCCAATATTACGCAAATATATTGGTTCTAATACTTCGTTACGAAAGTCGTAGCGCGATTTGGCGCCGGGAACATAAGCCGATACCGGTACAATGATCCAGGCGGGTTTAACGGTGTGTGGATTGAGACCATTGTCGATGGGCGTTCCAAAAACATCTAGCAACATGCGTTGAATTTCTGTCACAGAGTCTTTTGAGAGGATTTCCATATTCTTTTCCATTTTGTTAGCTGCGTGTACGAATTTTTCAACTGCGGCTAAATGTTCTGGAGAATTAACTTCTTCGAGTTTTTGTTCCCAGAAATTAGGGCTTACGCTATTGATGAATTTCATTTTTATGTCGTTTGTTTATACGCAATAACAATGAGTTGGAGTACATTTATGAACTACACACAGAGACATTTTGGTGCAAACCTTCTGGTTTTCGCCTGGATCCATAAATCCAGTACATTCACTTTCTGTCAGAACCGGTGGCCACAAAGGGGGTGTTTCGTGTGGATCAGGAATCTTTTTAGGCTCCGGCTGTTTGTATGCGTCCTTCGGGAGGCAACCATTACAGTAGGGAACGTTTTTGTACTTAACGAGTGCCTGAGCGCTGCAGACGTAGCATCTCATGAAGCCTACTCTCGAGTGGCTAGGTCAATGAATTGATGGATAACAAAACCAAAGAGGAGAGCGGTCCCCGTTTGTATGGAGTACATGCCCGTAATCTCAGCAACGAGGTTGAGGCCGATAAAAGCAAGGCTGGCAATAAATTTTGCGGTTGAGCGTTTCATGTCTTGACTGTAGCCACGAGATCATTCTTCAAAAAACTTAGCGATGTCGAAGCGGGGCTCTTCGGAGGCGCTAAACCCTAAAGCCTTCTTCTTCGGCGAACCCTTCCATCCGGCATGGCGGGCATACTGATAGACGTCCGCGAGTGTGGCCCCACCTTGATTGATTTGTCCCGGGATGCCATTGCTACCGAGAACTGTCGTAGGTTGTGCTTTCGGTTGGCCAATAAGCTTCAGATAGAGCTTGGTCCCAGCCTCTGACGATAGATTGCCGATATGGATTTTACGCGAGAGCCGCCCAGGTCGTACCACAGCGGGGTCAAGCTCTTCGTTCTTCAAGTTAGTGGTGCAAACCAACCTGATATCCAGGGCGGAGCCAATAATACCATCACCAAGATTGAGTAGAGCCGATACGGCGTTGACGTTGCTGGCGTCGCGGGAACCAAGACAATCGTCGGCGTCCTCGACTAAGAACACGGTCGGAGCATTCGCGTCATGGCGACCCGCACGCGTATTCAGCAGCGCGCTCACCATACTTGGATCCGAAAGATGAGGTACGAGCCCCACGGGCACGAGAACGAACAGGGCGTTGGGGCAAGCATCGATTAGACCGCGCACCATGTAGGTTTTACCCGTACCTGGAGGTCCGTCGAAGATGGCCAATCTACCCGATGGAGCATCGCTATTGAGGTCGGAGACGACGGCGTCAAAGTCGCTAACCACCTCTTCAGAGTAGTTATCACGCTCGAGTGGGACCGCCGTACGGCCAATGGATTGGAGCTTGATTCCGTCCTGGGTCGAAATCAATACGTACGCCCTACCGGACGAAACCTTTGGCCCCACGACTTCGTCGAAGAGGGCGAGAAGTTTCGTCTCCATTTCGGTAGAAGTAGTACACGCATCGAGGCAGACATCTCCGTCGCCATCCCAGCGAATACTTACCGCCGCGTCGTCTCTAACATAAAAAGAGAATACGCTTTCTTCTTCGGCGGCGGCAACAGAATCGCGCTTTACACATCTAAAGCCTTCTGCCCCTAACCGGCTTACGACTTCTTGAAACTCTATGCGGGCTGTTCCGTCCTTAGTCATCTCAATAAGAGGAGGTCCGCCCGCGAGAGCGTCTTCAGCCATGGAATAAATCGCCCAAAAAAGACTTGGGCCCGAGTAGTTCCAGAATTCTTTACGACCGTGCCACCAAGGTAGAGGATTTTGCATTACTACCCATCTACCGGGTAGATCTACTTGCCGTCGATAAAGTCTTCTAGTTTTACTTTTGACAACGCGCCCACCGAAATTCTATCCGATTTCCCCGCCTCTATGGAGATAAGCGTCGGCACGGAACGAATACCGTATTGGGCCGTAACTTCTTGGGCCTCATCGACATCGACCTTAATGACGACGACATCCGCACGGGCCTGTGCCACCGACTCTAACACTGGATTCAGGGCCCGGCATGGACCACACCAAGTGGCGCCAAAATCCAATAAAACCTTCTTACCGGAAGCCACAGCTTCGGCAAGCATTGGTTGTAAAGTTTTGTCGTCAGCTTTCTTGGTGTATTCGATTCCCATGGAGACCCTCAGATTTGTGGTGTTGACGGAAAGATTCCTACCGAAAGGCGCCTATCTAGCACCCTGAGAGCTGACCTGAGCATAAATAGCTTGATATTCGGCCTTAATTTTTCAATCGCGGCCAACCTTTTTCGTATTGTCCTCGTGCTTCAGCGTAAGCCGTAATCCCCTGAACACAATAGTCGCGGCTATGTGGAGCACCACGCCTAAGGGCCTCAATAAGGTTATAAAGAGAGATATTTATTTCCTCTAGTTGGGCTAATAGTCCTTCTTTGCCTGTGCCGTTTAGCGGTTCCATCAACGCACTTATAAATTTTGGGTAGTCATGCGGTTTGCGTTACCATGACCAACGTAGGAACGAGTTCGAGATCGAATTGTGATTCCTTCATTTGAAAGAGGATCGGCTCCACCTTGGGCCAAAATTCCGAAGATGTTAGCAAGATCGTTGCTCGCCCCTCGTGGTTGCCAGTGCCGACCTGCTTTAAACGCACCGCGTGCTTGTTTGATCTAAGAACAACATGTGCCCCGAGCCTAAACTGCCACTCAAATGAGGGCAGTCTAATGAGCACGCTCTGTTTTGCTGGAAATACAAACAAATCTTCAGGATGAACACGCATCACGGCGACTCCGGTTTGGTTATTTTGAGCAATCCTTTGTAGGAGAGTCAAAGAATTTTGTTGAGCGTCGTTGCGGTTTTTGACCAGAGCCAAATAAAATTGCCTGAGGACCTCCACATCATCTTTCCGAAACCAAACAACCGAATGCCCGTTACAGCTGTAACGGGCGCGATCCACTTCCCAACTACCGGTAACTACATACAAAATCGCCTGACGTAGGCGCTTCCATAATGAAGCGTGGTGTCCCGAAGAGACTAAGATTATTGGGTCTTTGATTTCATTCATAGAGTTTTCTTTATCCGTAAGATCAGACTTAATCTAGGTACCGAAACCCCATTTTTGGAGTTAAACATGGCAACCTTATCTCAAGCAGCGTCGAAAGCAATCGCGGTCGCGCTCGCCAACAACGTAGTAGCACCCGAAGTTATTCAGGCCGTAGCGGATGCCCGCGCTGTCGCAGACCAAGGTGCGGTGATCATCGCCGCCACCATCGTGGCCACCAGCGTCAGCCAGACCACCGATTTCGGTGCTTTGCTTGAGAACGACATCGTTCTCGTAATCGCAGCCTCTGCCGGAAACGCACATTTCGTGGAAATCGCCACCGCAGGTGACCTAGGCGAAGCCGCTGTTGTGGGCAGCCTCTACGTTGTGCTTCGCGCGGCTTCATTGCCTGCGGCAGCTGACGTCGCTCCTATTTTCTAATTAAAAAGGTTGAACACAACCTTTGGCCGGCACCCTTGTGGGGTCGCCGGCTTTTTGTGTTTTATTTCATGTTTCGTTCTTGAATATCGGAGCGATGCCGGCGCAGTTTGAGCATCAGATGATCGAATGCGACGCGAATGTGCGCGCCCGCGACCCCAAAGAACTGGACCACCATCTGGATCTCGTCTTGGCAGATATGGAAATGCATATCGCCTTTCTAGCACGATCGGATCAAGCTGTCAAGCTTGCTACCAAATACGGCATTAACCGCATAAGAGAACCCGATACTAAGAACTAGGCCCACAAACAATGCCACGAAGGCACCCAGCATCAATAGGTTGTGGATAGCTTCCACAAGACTCATAGACATTTACCGTGCTTGACGAGACCTTTCTTTAGACCACGTCCGGCATCACAACGACCATTCTCATTGCTTTTCCCAGGTAAATCGAGACCAGCGTCGACGCCCTCGACACTTCCGGAGTCCGGAACTTCAGGTTCTCCGGCGTCAACCGGTTCCATGACGATAATTACACGACCATCCTCAACTTCTACCCGAACAGGTATGTACTCAAAGACATCTGTGGCTTCCGTAGGAATGGAGTGAATAGCAGGATCTCTACCGCACGAGACGAAGAGCAGAGCCAACAAAACGAGTTTTTTCATGCAATGATTCTAGCTTCCAGATCAATGCATGTCGTCACGCGGGCGATACTGCTCCCATTTGGTATAATGTACTGAAGGATGACGAGCCGCAAAGCACCGCCACCCTAACATGGGCATTATCGCTCGCAAGTTAAAATATCTGTCTACCGTATGCGTCGTATTCGTTGGTCCAAAGATTCTCGATGCCGCACGTTTCTTCTAGCCCTCTAGAACGACAATAGGTCTTACTTTCTGCCACACACGACTTTTCGTTAAAAGGTCGGTAGGGAGGTGAACGTAAACATGCGTGAAGCGATGACCCGGCCTGACGTCTAACACCAGCCCTTTCTTGGAGTCGAAGGGTTTCGGCATTAAAGGCACAACCGGAGAGCAATGCGGCAAGGAGGATTGTTTTCATCCACCTTCCGTATCCGGTGGATCTTTTGCTTCCTCTTTTGGAGCGAGGAGCCGCTCTAGTCGCGCGACTCTGACCCTTAATTCTTCCAGATGTTTGTATAGTTTTTGAATTTGATTTAAGGGTCTGCTTGGTGGATATTCATTTTTCATAGATATCAACGGAGATACGCAACACCGTATGGTCCGCAGCCTTCAATTGGGTTGATGGCATGGATATTGCCGCGAGGATGACGTTTAGGCTCCGGAGCCTTCCAGCTAGCGGGCTTGAGGATGTTGCCGGTCTCGACTTCGATGAAGCAATAAACCGAAACGCTGACCCCATGCCTCTTGACGAGGCGGATAAACTTCTTACCGCTGGGGTCGATGGTGACGGTGGTTGCGTCTCCGAGAGCATTTTTCAGCATGACCGAAAGTTGATTCACGAAGTTGACCAGTGCGGGGTAGATTTCGGTATTCTCGATTGCGTTCATAACTACTTTATAGCAAATCACTTATCGTCTGTCAATAGGGCCTCAAACCCAGCTCGATCTGAGTCAAATACAACCTGAATTCGGCGGCTTGAGACTTTAAGTCTCTGATTTCTTTATATATAGAGTCCCGCCTTTCCTTAATCGCGAGCAAAGTAGCATCGACATCCACCTCTGAGGAGAGGGATTCGCGCTCGTCAACTAAGGCTCGTTGGGCGTTATCCAGATTGAAAATGACGTGATACTCCAACCAAGTTATCCTGTCTCGAATCAGACGAAGTTGTAGTCTAGCGTTCCCGACTTTACGCCACCGTAGCCACCACGTCTTTAAATTTTCCCATCTACTCATCAGTCAAATCCTTACCACGAAGACGTTTGATTTCGGCCTCTAGGTCTCCATCTAGGATCGAAACGGCCACAATCAATTCCTTCAAGTGTGCCATGCTTAGCCCTTTAGACCTTCTAACCCATAGGTCCAAGGTCAAGTCATTTTTGCATACACCTCGGCTCTTAAGGTATTCCCGACGCATTTCCGCGTTGGGAGCCCCAATTTCAATAATCTTATCGAATCGAGAGGGCCTATTAGAAATTCGTTCTGGAATACGAGACAGGTAGTTGGTGGTGGCAATATACACTACTCCACCAATTGAGGTGTCGCCGTCAAGCAGGGCCAAAAGCTGGGATTCGCCAAACCGGAGAAGATTGTCGAGATCCTCCATCACCACCACTAATTGGCGAGTGGGTTCGATGGCACGGAAACTTGTTAACATCAAAGATAAGCCGTTTGGGTCTTCGGGGGCCATAATAACGACTCCATCTTTTTCGATGGTATCACTCATAACGTGATTAAGCGTAGATGTTTTACCCGTACCAGGAGGCCCATGAAGCAGGAACCCGCGCTTGTGGATAAAACCGTACTTACGGTATTTTTCTTCTAGGGTCCAGAAGCGGTCGATTTCGGAAATTACCTCCTTAGCCGACGAATTCCCAGAACGGATGAGGGTGTCGGTGCTGATCGACACCGGCTGGAAGCCAAGATCGAATCCCACTTGACTTACCTTATAGACACCGGCAGGTAATTTTGGGGTTGCGGACACGGGCATAGACGGAACAAAGCACCCGCCTCTAGTGTGGTACTCAGACACTTCTTGTATTGTTTTCTTTTTGTTGATCATATCGTTTTCGGTCTCTTCGTTTTCGTCGTAGTATTCACAGTCGTCAGAGAAGGTTATTACGTCTCGCATGATGGTATCATACCTGCTGATCGTCGCCCTTACCTTGATGGTATTTATCCCAAAGCTTTTTGGCGATTACGCATAAGCTCCACAAAACCAGACCTCCCGGTACCAGGATTATGAGGATTGCTAGAGCTATACGCCACCATTTCATGCTACCTCTTACCCGACTGATCGGTATCAGCATCCGCCCGCTTACTTCAAAAGCGGTTTAACGCAAACGATAAATCGCTAAACCCGCCACAATCGCGATAGAAGGCAGAGCCAAAATTACGGCCACGCCAATTAAACATTTTACCGCCAATCTCTCTTTCATTTATTTTTCCGACTTTTTGGTTGTGTTGGGGTCAAAAATGTTTAAAGCTCTTCTGCTGTGATTTTAAGTCTTTCTTCGCGTTTGGCTTTGGATTCATCCATGCTCTTCGAGCGTCGTAGCCCCGTGGCAAGGGTTCTTTTGGGCTTGATTTTACCCGCACGACAATCGACGCAATACGATTGAGACGAAAAACGGTTCGGTCTACCGTATGCGTCTTTATGGGTACGAACACCAAAGAACTTAAACCTTCGGATACGTTCGCATTTTGGACATCGCTTAGTTGAGGGAGCCTGCGCAACCACCCGCTTGCGTTGAGAGGTAACGTATGCTGCTACTCCGCGAGTCATCTTGAATTTTGTTGTCATAATGTTCCTTATAGCAGATCTAGATCCAGAAAGTCAAGAAACTTTGGTGATATTTGCTTCGCCGATGGCGGGAATGGTGTAAAAGTCACCATGCGGATCCAACATGGGATAGCCCGGAAACGCAGTCCGCAAAGCCTTCCAGAGACGATTTTTGGACGTCACCGGAACTTCATTGACGTGAAGGCTTGCGTTCCATCTTCTGCCGGGCACGGAACCTAGTTGTTGGACTCCGATTTCAGTATATGGGGTGGTGACCAACAGCACTTCTGGACGGTTTGGGTCTTGAAGCACTCGAATGGACATGATGCGGATAGCGATTTTTGACGCCAGTGTAGTAAAGCCAAGATGCATGAGTTGGCGGCAAGCATCAACGGCATCCAAGCCGCTTTGTTTATCAGCAATTTCAAAAATAAGGGCATTCGCGAGGGCTCTGTTGTCGTCATTGATGAACCCGTCGTATCCGTGTTTTTCTCTACAATCCGGGCCAATGCCCAGCTCCACAGACACAGCGTCTCTTAGGGGCCGAGCGCAGACTGCGCAGTGAGTGGCGAGAAGTTTAGTGCTTCGAAGGTTCTCGTAGGTCATGTGGATAGTTATACACTTAAACAGATCCGCATGTCAAGGCCTAAAACGATTTACCGGTTCCGCCTCCTGAACTCACGCCTTTCTTGTTTAAGCCTAGCCTTTTCCAGCCTCTTCTTGAGTACCTCGGCCTTGATAACGCGTTCGGCCACAATTTGGGCCACGAAAGCTAACGGTAGCTCGTAGCTTTGATGTCGTCGGTACGGTCGGACAGTGAAGGTGCCCGCTTCTCGGTTTATAAACACCGTAACGCTGTCTGTGCCGTCAAAACTCCAATCCACTTGAAATTTAGCTGTAGTCATATTTATCCTTTTTATTCAATAGCTTATTGTCTGCCAGCTTAGTCTTGTACCTTTATCGGCAGATCTTGTCAACCACAATCTTGACATCATGCCCACAGTTCAGATCCAGGCAACCAATTCGGTTCCTGCCAATAAGCACAAATTTTACAGCTCGGACTACGCAATTAATGCGCAAAATTGGGACCAGTACATGCCTTACCAATTAATCATGGTCAAGGCCTCTGACCCAGATCCACAGACCGGAGAGGTGCAATACACGGAACTGCCTATGCGTTTTACGCTACCAATTCCCCCGCAAGAGCTAACAAATGAAATGGCAATAGCGACAACGTTACAAGCGACTCTGACAGGCGTAAGCGCCCAGCATGGTGGCGCGCCATTTCGGGACATATCTCTTTCTGGCACTACGGGTATCAATCCATCCAAAATCCGTACCGATGAACGTCGCAACGTAGTAGCTGCGGCGGCAGAGAGCATTTTTGCGGGTACTATCCAAAACGCTTTGCTCGCACAACAATCAGCACAACAAGCCATTTTAGGCGGCTCGTTTCAAAACAACTTCTATCAAGGGATTACGGAGGGAGATGCGGACGAACCAGATCGCATAGACCGCACTTCCACCGGCTTCTATCAGATGCAGCTGATGGAAAGATTCATCGAATCCTACATCGCTCTCAAAACCGATGGACCTGGCGTATTGGTCTCTTCAAAAGATTCACAAGCGGACGCGACCTTAAGAGATTTAGATCCAAGGAAGGTGCGGCTCGCTTTCTGTATCTGGAGAGAAGAAGCTATTTATTTGGTAGAACCAATGCGGTTTTCGAAACGTCGCTCGGCGCAAAGTCCCATGGAGTATATGTTCACACTCCAGCTACGGGCTTATAAACGAATTCGCTTCGAGCGTGCTCCCGAGACATCAGCTCACCATCAGTTTGCTGGTCGTCGGCCATCTATCATTGCCGAGATTTTTAATCGCGTACGAGCCGCTCGTCGTCTGCTTACGAATCTGAATGACTCTATCGAGAGTATGATTTCCGACCCCGCCAATGTCGTTGGTGAAGCCATTCGAGAAACTAGTTTGTTCCTCGCCGAAATCTCCGGAGTCAAAGCCTCGCTTGCGGAGCTACCCACGAACATCACCGACGAAATGATTCCTGCCATTAGGTCTGACTGGGCGACACTTCGAACACGGTATTTGGCGGCAATCAGTCCATCGGTGGACGCTGCTTTGTTACAAACAAATGGATTGGCTCAACTCAAGCAACCATTAGACCAAGACATTAAAGACGAGCTATACACAAACGTCTTCCCGAATTTAAAGCCCGATCAACTGAGGCTGTCTCCCACCACTCGGACTAAAATCAACAACGAGATTGAACGCGTGAAAAAATTTGGAAGATATGACTTCGAGAAAGCGCGCGACCTAGTACTTAAAGCCTCCGCCGACTTTGCAGATAGGGCCGGGGCCGGGAGCGTTACTTACGCCGAAGTCTATGGGCGTGAGGTCCCGACCGTGTTCACTACCCCCACTAGCACCACAATGGATGTGATTTTTGCCTTCAATGAAATGGCAATAAACTTGGACCGTCTCGCTGTAAGCTCAAAAATCGACCCACCGGCACCGACGAGCTTAGAGTATATTGCGGGTCTCGCCGAGGCATCTGGTATTGCTTTCACGACTCCACGGTCAAAGTTGGCGGTGCCATTTCCTTACGGATTCACTCTCGAGCGCTTGTCTGCATTGTACTTGGGTGACCCCAACCGTTGGCACGAAATAGTAGCCCTCAATGGATTGCGTACCCCATACGTAGACGAAGAAGGATTTCAGCTCAGTCTATTAGTGAATGGCGACGGAAACATCGTTGTCGTGAATGACAGGAAAAACCTTTATATTGGACAAACTGTTTGGCTCGCCGCCAATGCGGTACGACGCGAGAAACGTCATATTGTAAACATAACTGAAGTCACTGCCCAAGAATACGAAGTAACTCTTGATGGGGCAGCAGACTTAGAGCGCTTTACCGTATCGGATCAAGCAGTGCTTGAAGCTTTCTTGCCAGCCACAGTGAATAGCCAACAGTCTATTTATATTCCATCACAGAATGAAGCTCCAGATGACCCACTCACTAAACAGATTCCAGGCGTCGATGAATTCGATGCGTTGCTACAGGTATCGGGCGTTGATCTGCTCCTGACTCCCGACGGTGACCTTGCAATTACTCCAGATGGAGACTGTAGACTTGCTTACGGATTGGCTAATATTGTTCAAACCGTTAAGTTGGCTCTATCTACCCCAAAAGGGGCTCTGCTTCAGCACCCAGAATACGGGCTTGAGATTGTAGCCGGTACCTCTACTGCGGACATAAACGCAGACTCTATCCTTCAGTCCGTGGAGCAAATGTTTAATCGCGACCCCATGTTCTCGGGTGTGCGTTCCGCTTTTGTGGCCAAAAACGGTTCCACGTTAACAATCACTCTCGATGTTGGTATTGCCGGGACTTCCAGCTTTATACCAATCACTGTGGCGATAAAGTCTACGTAAACTGAGTTACGGTTGTGGTACGACTCGGTCGACGAAACCACGTGCTAGCGCTTCATCCCAATTCATCCACCACTGGAGACCGCCCACCGTGTTGGCATGCGCTTCTTCAAACGAGGCGTTTGTTCGGTGGATAGTGTGTTCGAGGAGGGCACGGTTGAGCGCCTTCATCATGGCCACCACCGCTTGCCAATTATTGGGATTACCTTCCATTACACCCGAAAGCGAAATCTCATGCGCCATTAACGTTGAGCGTTTGGTCATCAAACGGACGTCACAGCTTTGGAGGATGTATAAGGCCATGGACGCGGCCATGCCATCAACCACGCACGCGACCGTGCCATCATGCTGTTCGATTGCTTTCGAGAGGGCGAGACCTGCGGGTACTGAACCACCGGGGGAGTCGATTACGATTACGACGTTACCGGGAGACTCAAGGGCTTCGATTAGAGGGTCTACAGATTCGTCTGTGACCACGGTATCTAGGCTAAGGTAGTTTGTTTGATTGGCGTGGGCTGGTGTCGTACACGCGAACAGGAGCAGTAGGGCAAAGAGCTTTCTCATCTAGATGGAGATTGTGGCTCGATCTGGGCCTTAATCTCGGCTTTGCCCCTGCCAGCTAGAGAATCCGCCCTTTCGTTCCAGGTGTTCCCCTGATGCCCTCGTACCCATCGGGTCCGGACTTTTAGTTCGTCGTGCAGGTAACGTATTCGTTCCGCCAATTCCAGATTAGCAGAAGGCGTGTATCCTCCAGATGCCAGGCCTAAAACATACTGAGAGTCGGACACCAACTCGATCATTTCTTCGGGCCCAATTTCGCCAAAGGCTTTGCACAATATCACCGCCTCAAGACCCTTAATTGCGGCAGTTAACTCCATGCAATTATTAGTGGTTTTTGGATCTCCACCGTAGTCCGCGTACAGCACCTGGGTCTCGTCTCGCACCATCACCCAGGCCCAACCTCCAGGCTTACCACCCCGAGAGGAGCTACTGCCGTCAGAATATACGGAAATCATAAGAGTATTACTGGTTTTCGCGCATCCACAACGTGCCCCCGTCATACTTAACAATACCCAAAAAACGCAAATTCTCTGGATCAAAACTTTCCCCAGACGAGTATCGGTGAAGCGTTATTGTCTCCGTCTCACTTAATTCACCTAACGGTACGAGCACAATCAGACACAAAAAGGAATCAAACATAGATTCTACTGTGTGCATCTCCAAGACTTTGCTTCCTTTTGGAAGGTCCAATTTGGTCTCCGACGCCATTGGTTGTGGCAGCCGGTAAGTAAAAATTGTATGTTCAGCCATACTCCGTAATAGCTAGGCGATCGCCTTGCGACTCACGATCCAAAACTGCTGTTCAATTTGGATGACATCGCCGTCGTCCATGGTGTCGAAGATGTAGCGTTCGCACATTTGCAAATCCACCGGCTTCTCGTTCTTCTGGAAAAATTGCTGGAGCATGCGATAAAGTTCCTGGACGGTATCCTCTTTGCTCCATCCACACTCTTCGTTCAGGTGCTTAAATCGAGCCGCGTACTCGCTTTTAGAGACCAAGTCTCGGACATAAAGGTCGTACGTTCCATTATCCCTACGCTTGACAAGGTATTGAGAGGTCATACTTCATTATTATCAAAAACCATAACTACTGTCAATACATGGCCTCTTCGTATATCTCATCCAGAGAATCAACTTCAGCGATTCTACGGTCAGAAACCTTATTTTGTTTACGCATTTCGGCCTGATGCTCAAGCAGACACTCTTGTGCTTCATCGCGTGTCTCGTGTTCGTGTTCACAGCAATCAAGGCCTTTGGACGTGAATTTTCCTACGGTAATGAACATAATTTCAACGGCGTTTCGGGTTTGTGAAACCAAGCTCCTCGTCTTTGGGTTGCCACACAATAGATACATTCTCTTTTGCTCTAGTCACGGCAGTATAAATCCATCTTCTACCTTCTAGCGTGAAGGGTTGGACCGAGCGCTCAATGACCACGAGCACGTCGCTATATTCCGAGCCCTGACACTTATGCGCAGTCAACGTGTATCCGAACGAACAATGCAAATACGGAATGTCTCTACCGATTTTGAAGTTACTTACTAATTCTAGGGCGGCGATTCCTACGTTTTCGCATCGACCAAAGACTGCTTGCGGTGATAGCGAGCACTCTTGGCCCTCAACAAGTCCGACACCAAACGACGAAGAAGTTTCCTGCTGCTTCCAGTGGTCCCAGACCTTCCACTGCTGGCCGGGGCTGCGCTTCCATTCGTCGAATCGCAGTACTTCGCCATTGAAGCGCTGTAACTGATAGCTGTTGCGCAATACCAACAAAGGCTCGCCGTCGTGTAGACTTCGGTCACTTAATTTTTTGTGCTCGCGAATTCTTCGGTTGAGTTCGAGGCGGGAGCTGTTGCGATGACAAATAGCTACCCCATTTTTAGGTAATATCTCTAAATGCTTTTCCAGCATTTTATCTGTCGAAACTCGGGGCAGCTCCATGACGGCATCAAGGACGTTGCCTTCTCGTAGTCTCGCTCCCGCACGAATAATAGGGCTTTCTAGCGCTTGGCGTGTAATTTCGGTCAAATCGGATTGAAGGTCGAAGGTGAAGTCCGGAAGGAGCAGACCAAATGGTTCACTGCTGTCGGTTTGAACCGGTGGCAATTGGAAAGAGTCTCCGACGCAAAGAATATGGCAGTCCAAATTCTTGGCCACGTCAACAATATCTTCCCACACTTGAAGACCTACCATCGAAGCTTCTTCTACGACTATCAGACCGCTGTCGGGACGTTCGATATCGTCAACCCCCTTGCGTTGATAACGTATTTCGCCAGACAGTGGATCTTGCTTGGGAAGATAGATGAAGCTGTGAATTGTTCGAGCCGGTAGTCCCGTAGCTTCTGTAACACGTACGGAAGCTTTACCCGTGGGAGCAATGATAGCCATTTCGCCAATTTCGTGCCCGAAGACCCGAATCATGGACGTCTTTCCTGTGCCAGCGGGTCCGCGTAAGACCCCAATTTTAGGACGGTCGTGAGGAAGCTTTACGAGCTTCTTGACCATGGCCAGAGCTTCGTGTTGGCCCTTTGTTAGCTCGAAACTCATAGATCTACCCAGACAGGGTGACCGCAACGAGCACAGTTGAAGTCTTCTGGATCTTCATTAAGGTAATGACCTCTAAAGAGGCAAATCAAACGGCGCCAAAGGCTAAATGAGGTGGCTTCTTCCACCACCCCATTTAGCAGTTAGATCGTTCACGCGATACGCGTCATTTGCATCACGGTCTGGAACGCTTGAGCCTTCATGGCCACTCCGGAACCAAACCAGGCGGAGGTAGCGCGAGTAGATTCTGCGGTAGCGTCATTGAAGGTACGGGTGCCGCGCTCGTAGTCAACGAACTCAACGACGGCGTTCAGTCCTGCCCAAGCCGTCCCGACTATGCCTGATTCCTGGTGACCGCGACCTTGAGTAAACAGTTCCACCACTTTCTCGCGATTGGATTCAGTCCTTCCCGACAGCTCTTTCGTTTCCCCGCTTTCATCTACTTTATTGGGGAACACCGTGGCGGCAAGTTCCTTCATCTGATTATCAGAGAATGGGGTCCGCGCCATCTTGTCGGCGAGAATCTCGAATTGAGAGTAATAGCTGTTGGCCGCGCCCAGTGACTTGCGAGCCTCATTTAGCTTATTCATTCCCTTCACGGTGTGACGGATTGCAACCGATTCGCGAAAGCGATTCATCACGGCCCGGATTTGGTTAGAGCAATACAGGCGGAAGGGTGAGAACAGGGACCGGTACATCTGGCTTCCATCGTGTGAATTGATGATGGTGAGAAACTTGGCGACTTCGTCACCCGTGGGTCCGATTTTCATCCTCCCAGGTAATTCAAGCGAGAAGAAGGTGGCTGCGCCGCCATTAAAGGTGCCGGCTCGAATCATCTTGCACCCGCCTTCGTTCACAAAGTCTTCGACGATAGCCAGTGCGTCACGGTTCTGGAACGGTTGGTACTTGGCGCCGACAATACCTAGGGGTGCAAGCGTGTCGGTGCGGACGATGGTTTTGAAGTCTGGAACCTCGACAATACGGTCTCCGACCATGGTTTGCACCGGGCCGGGCGCCACATTCCAGTCGAGTCCAGCCATACTTATAGCCGTTTGAAAGTCCCCGGCTTTGCTGATGTCTTTACCAAAGCCGCCTAAGCGGGGTCCAAGTTGGGTGAGAGTTTGCTTCTGCATTGTGTTCTCCTATTTTGCTGCGGTTGATGTTCCTACTTATACAGTACCGTTTAAGTGCTGTCAAGTGGATTGTTTTAACCGTGCAATATAGAAGTAACTTAGCGGCCCGAGGGAGTCTCTGGATCCGGCATTAAAGCTTGTTGTTTTTTGACTGTGGGTTTCGGTGGAGACTCTTCTTGTGGCCCGTTTTTAGCCGACATCCATTTGACGGCGGCGTTCCCTGAAACGTACAGACCAGCGGCGCCAAGCAGGAACATAAACAACTCTGCCAGAGTCACAGCCAAAGCAGGATATTTGGCCGTAAGTAACCACGCACCTAGACCTAAAATCATGACGATGTACGCCATGACGAGCTTCCTGCTCTTGTATCCACCGTCTCTTCGGTCCATTTTTATGATGTCCAACCCACGAGCTTCGCGATACTGGCCGCAATGCCAACCAAGACACCTATGAAGGTCATAATTTTTGCGATTGCTCCCACCACAGCCACATGAGTGGAGATGGGTTTGACCTCGCTTCGAATTTGTTCGAGATGTTGTTCTACTTCGTGACGAAAGGCGTCAAAATGTTGACTGACTTCGGAACGGTGCTGTTCAAGATTTGCTTCCTGAGTGTCAGACCTTTTGATATGATGTTCGAGCTGAACCGCTTGTCGACCTAGCGTCTTGTCTACACTAGCAAGATGCTCTGACTGTTTGTCGATTTTAGCTTCTAGGCGGATAACGATGTCTTTGAGCGGGCTCTTCATCGGCTACCTCCCCTTAGAACCAATTCCAGGTACGAGCGTACATGTCGGTTTGTTCGTTCTGGGTGAGCATCGCGTTCTGAGCCACGGTGTACGCACTGCAATTGTAGAGCGATAGGAGGCTCTCGAGTCGGACAGTTAGAACCGTAGCGGAAACGATTTCATCGATAATCAATTCCACGGCATCGGTGTTGTCGTCTCTCAAAAAAACACGGGCACCCTTACGAAATCCAGCAGTTGAAGCAAAAGTTAATCGACCGTTTGATCCGCCATCAACGCTTAATGCTGTACTCTGATAAGGGGTTTGAAGATCTGTCGCCATAGAGAGCCTAACTCCGGTGAGTTACAATTGTCACCGTGTAGATTACCGCTCTCCAATTTTGCTCAATTACCGGCGTTTCAGGCCGCGTTTCTTCTTAAGTTTAAGCGCCTTGGGTGCATCAGGACCCAAAGTCTTCTGGAGTTCAGTTCGTACCAATCCAGGAACGATGTCGAGCCCTTTAGTCAGAGTCTTTTTAGCCTCATGTCGCGCCACGATCCCAATTTGATTGGCTATTTTAGCTTCCTGCATGAACTTCTCATCTTCGTCAATCCTGTCTGTCTTTTGATGAAGTTGCGATTCAATGCCCAATAATTTATTGGCCTGGTCAACAGAGTGGGCGTGAAGTCCGTTCACTCTACCCTCCAGCACCACCAGCTGGCCGCGCATTTCCCCAATACGTTGCCCCAATGACCCGAAAAGTTGAATAATTTGGTCGATCTTTGCGACTTCGTCTGCGTCCCGCGCTTTGCGGGAACAGTAATTTGGGAAAATTTTCATCAACAAACGGGACTTGACGCCAAGCATTAAATTGAAGAGATTAAGGATAAAAAGTTTGATTTTAGTCATAGACTCTAATTAGCTGGGAGATCATGTTTGTTGGTCAGTTACTGATGCGGTGCTCCAATAGTCTTCTCCAAACCATATTTTCCACTCAGCGGGCATCCACGGCTTGTAGCGTAGGCCCTTACGGAAATTCTCTGGAAGACTGTCGGGTTTGATTGGTTTGGAACGCAGTCTCATTCCCGCTTCTTGTGGTGTGCGGTCTCTCTTTTTGCCGTTACACTCTACACAGGCAACAACTATGTTGTCCCAAGTTGTTTTGCCGCCACGAGATTTTGGGATAACGTGGTCGTAAGTGTAGGTGGATCGAGGTACATCTCGTCCGCAGTACTGACACTTCCCAAAATCTCGAGCCCATATGTGGTCTCGTGAAAATTTGAGTGCTTTCTTTTTGGTCTTGCTAAACTTCACGTGGCGAACCACCGAGGGCATACGGTGAGTGGCGTTAGCCGACCGCACCACCCTGTCTTCGTAAGTGGATATTATTTCTACTCGTTCCGAGGCCTGCTCCGAATAGAGCTTAATGAATGCGTCTTTCCAGGATACGATATTTACAGGCTGATAGGCGCTGTTAAGCACTAACACGTCCACGACGCAACGCCCTTTCTTGAGTGTGTATCCAGGTTTAGTAGCTTATTGATCTATAATCAATTCGTAGGTGCTATTTTCTGTATTGAATACGATTCGTTGTCCGTTATGTGAAGTGATTTGCTTCACTGGAGAGGTTACCACGACACGAGCCCCTACTCCCGTCAGAGGCTGATCATTAGCCAGTTGAAATGGCCAACCCACTTTTGGTTCGATCAAAAACGAACCACGCACAGAAGCGGTTCGCAACGGGTTGGCGCTTTTGGCTTCGGTGATGTTCCCGAGCTTGGTGAGTGTGCCAATCATTTGGTGCCGCTGCTCCCGAATCCGCCAGAACCTCTTTGAGTATCAGAGAGTTCCACAACTTCTTCGACAATGGGCTGAATCACGGGCGCGATCACCAACTGGGCGATTCTATCTCCATCAGAAATAACAACCGGTTCTGTTCCAGTATTCTGAAGGATTACGCATACTTCGCCTCTGTAATCGCTATCGATGGTGCCGGGACTGTTGAGAACCATCAGACCTACCTTGAGAGCTAGACCGCTACGCGACCGCACCTGCGCCTCGTAGCCTGGTGGGATTTCGATGGCGATGCCAGTGGGGATAAGAGCGCGGTTAAAGGCTCTTATCTTCACCTCTTCGTATAAATTTGCGTGAAGGTCCATCCCCGCGCTACCAGGAGTAGCGTATTGGGGGATTTTGGCTTTTTCTGTCAAGCGTTTAATCTTTACTATGGGTCGTGTATTTATTGTCATATTTTATCCACTGGCACTTCATATCGGATTGATCTACCAAGCATAATCTTGAATACGTGGAAGGTGTGCAAAACCCACCACATACTAAGGATAATTCATGGCAGGCGAAATCCCCACTCCCAGATCTTACCAGAGTCTCCTTGGAGATATGATTGATGGCTTTTTGAGCCGTTTCGGTCTTCGAGGCTTACGTGTTGGCGGCCCGATTTTAAGTATTCTGGAAGACGCGGCCCAAAGCGATTTGCGCGGTTCCCAAGATATCTTTAATCTGCTAGACGCCACAGACATTGACAGAGCCACAGGCTTAGCGCTGGACCGTAAAGCACTGGACGAAGACCTGTCTCGTTTTCCCATAAAGGCGTCGACCGGTTTTTTAACCATCATCGACAATTCTTTTACCAAAATTTCGTCCAAAGTTTACCCCGGTGCGGCAGCACCTAATGCCGGTACGACTGTCCTGAAGGTATCTGATGCCTCGGACTTTCCATCCACGGGTCAAGTCTATATTGGTCGCAATACTTCAAATTTTGAAGGTCCACTTTCGTATACGTCACCAGTTGCAGCCGGTACTTATTGGACCATCACTCTGACGAGCCCCACACTCAGATTCCATGATGTGAATGAGACCGTGACCGTGGCTCAGGGCGGTGACCGCGTGGTCGCTGCAGGTACCATCGTACGAACATCACTCAATAATGTGGGGCCGAGCGTAAACTACAGCATCACGAACCCCGCAACCCTAGTAGACGGCGAAACCGAAATCGATGGGGTATCAATTATTTGTCAACAGCCGGGTACGATTGGCAACGTCATTGCCGGCGCAATCAGCGAATTCTCCTCGCCCCCATTTGTGGGTGCTACCTGTACTAACCCTTTACCTATCGACAACGGCCAACCCACGGAAAACGACAATTCGTTACGTGAACGTATTAAGGCCACGCGCCAATCACGCGCACGAGGAACTCCGTTAGCTCTCATTACTAACGCAAAAGGAGTTGTTGCCCCAGACGAAAACAAATCTGTCGTTAGCGCCAACGTGTTTCAGCCCGAAGGCGAGCCCGCGATTTTGTTTATTGATGACGGTACGGGATACGAAGAAGTCGATGAGTCTGTGGCTCTGGACGTTATCGTCGACGAGGCCTTGGGTGGTGAACAATACCTTAAGCTTTCTACCACGCTGCTACCCGTTACTCAAGCATTTGTCACCTCCACTAGCACTACACCGTTTGCGATATCGCCTGGAGCCAAATTGGCGATCAAAGTAGCCGGTGTTTTATCCGAACATACTTTTGAAAACAGCGAGTTCAGGAATATATCCAACGCCACCGCTTACGAAGTAGTTTCGGCAATTAACGGCGACCCGGATCTACTATTCTCTGCTCGTACTGCCAACAATGGGACCAAAGTAGTTTTATTTGCGCGTACTGACAGTAACGAAGACATTGAAGTTGTAACGCCTGATACCGGTATTGACGCCAACACGTATTTCAATTATCCGGTAGGTACTAATTATACTTTGCGTCTTTACAAGAACGACCAGCTTCTTTTCAAAGACGGCAAGACCGCAATCGTAGTTTCTGCGCCACAAAGCAATTGGAGCCCTACCATAGCCTCTGGAGTTTACCTCAAGCTTAAGGTCGATAGTACACCTGCAATGGTCTACAAAATTGTAGACGCGGATTTTATTAACGCAGGCACTGCATACACGACCGTCGATAAAGACAACTCCCTTGAATCCTGGGCAAGCGTTCTGAATTCTAGAATACCTGGCATTGATTGCACGGTATCCGCTGGACGTTTGCAACTTGTATCAAACCGTGGAGCTTCTGGCGTTGCAGCCATCACCATTAGTCAACCCTCAGGCGGTGACAAGGATACCGATGGCGTAACCGTAGTTAACCCATCCAACAACTTAGTCCAGAAGGGAGTGTTTACCAGCACCATTGGCTTGACGGCCTCTGGTCGTAACAACGACTACACCCTTAATCGTAATACTGGTGAACTTAAGCTTTCGGTACCTCTCGCCGAAGATGATGTCCTTTCTGCGGGCACGCTCTTCACGCGCGCATACATCCAAAGCGATGAAATCGCGTCTGGTGTTATTACGTTGGCCTCAAACGCTAACCTGTTTTTTGTCGTAGATGGGGACGCGTCTATCGTTTCGACGGGTTTGACGGCAGCAACGGAGCTGGATTTGACTAACCCCGCAGGAGAAAGAAGGCGTTATGCTACCAATCCAAGCGTGGCAATTTTTCAAAACGTTCAGGTTGGCGACTGGCTAGCCTTATGGGACCCCGCGTTTACTGTTCGCGGGGCGTGGCGCGTTTCTTTTGTTGACCCCGCGTTCACGTATTTTGAAGTCGAACGCAACGTCGCTCACGTAAACGAACTCGGAATCGCCCCCGCTGCTAACGGCATGGTGTTTGTTCGTACAGCCGCGCCACTACAACAAGTTGTTGTTTCGTCAGGCGCTAATCGCTTGCTTTCGTCCATTGCGACAGACATTACTGATGGTCTAGAAGGCGCCACCGCCTCAGCATATCGTTCCACTTATTTGCGAGTGACAACCGACACCTTTGGATCCAACGGTTCTATTTTCCTCGCTACCGCCGATACCGTGGGTCAACAGCTTCTGCTGCCTCGTGGTACTTTGAAGGTGAACTCAACTAACCATCTACCCGCAATAGAATCGGCAAATCGCGAGGCGGGAACCCCTAATTTTACTCTGGGTACTATTAGTACGTTGCCTGGCACTCTAGGAACTCAACTAACCCAAGCTGGCGCCACGCTCGATATCGGTGGTCTAATTTATTGGCCCCGCCGTCTTTATGGCACAAACGGTGGTTTTGGTAATCTGGTAGACCAGTGGACTCCAATTGATAGTGTCGCTGCGGGTACATACGATTTACGTAAAACCATGGCCGGTGCCGCGCTCAGCGATCCAATCATTTCGGTTTCTCCATACTCTATAAGCTACGAAGATAACTTAAGCGTCATCCTCGACAGGCAAGATGTCAGCAAAAATTACAATATTCCGTTGTGGCGTAAATCTTCTCCAGTACCTGGCCAAAACTACACCGCCGTAAATTTAGAGCTGCTCGACTCAGATAACGGAGACGCAGATTTTTCTGCTGCGTTTGGTGACGACGATGCCTTGTTCTTCCAAGACTGGGCGGTGTTCATGCACGCGCGAGCAAAGTCTCATGGTGGCGACGGCGGCTCAGCTCCTCCTGGGTATTCCGATAATAAGGCCCTTTTGTGGAGATATACACTCATGGGAGCGGCAGGTAATCGTGCTACCGTGGCTTACGCCAACCCCATTGCCGCCAACCAACCCATTACGGCCACAACCAGTAATGGAGCTTTGGCTTCGGTTGAAATTAGATTGCCGAGTGGAGCTGCTCGTGGCGGTCTCAGTCTTCAAGACAACACCCGCTTTACGACCGCTATTGTGGTTGGTGTACCAGACGATGATGTTACCTATTCGTATAGCGATCTAGTTGCTTCTTACACCCGCGTTTCTAATGTCGTTACCGTCACCACCACGGGTAATCACGGTTACGCCGCAGGGGATACTGTTTACACTACCACTGCTGACGTTAACTTCCCTAACGGACCCAAAACAATTGTTACCACCCCGGCTGGCAACACCTTTACTTACAATGAGGCGGGAATCAATGCCGGCCCGGTAGCGGGAACTTGCTCGAGTGCGTCCGCCGCTCCTGACTTTTCAAGTGTAGTTGTTGGTGATGTCGTCAATATCGGAGAAAATACTGGATTCGATGAATCGGCCTTTGGTGCCTTCAGGGTCACGGCTAAGACGTCGACCACTTTTACAGTCAAGCGGGTGAGCGGTGAGCAGGTAGCAAATGCAACTCCGGTGTCATTAAATGGAGCAAGCAATTTACAATTCTATCCAATTGATACGGCCAATAGTAGCGCGGCTCAAATCGCGACATGGGTGAATGCAAATATTCCCTCTATAGTAACCGCAGCGGCGGTAGAGAATGGTGGCGGTAATCCAGGAATTGGGGTCATTGATAGGTCTACCGAAGCCGAATATCTTGAGGGGTACGGAAATACGACTGCCGGAACTCCTGTCCTGTATTATTCTCTAGTTGACGGAATAAATTGGGTGAAAGACTGCGATATTACTCTAAGTCCGGCCATCTTTTCGTTTAAGAATGATGTCAATACAGATTTAGTATCAAACTCGGATTTTGATAATGAAGAATTCCGTCTCGTTCCTATCTTAGCTAAGGGCATTGTCAATTGCCTCTCAAGTCCAGGCACCAGCGGTTTTTATGCTGGCAGTGAGGAAAAGCGTTCGAGCCGCGCCGCGTACGTTCAATTAAGCTCTCTAACGGCTGGGTCCGACGGAAGCGTACAGGTTACCGGAGGAACGGCTAATTCTGTAGGCCCTACGGTAATGGGTTCAGGTTCTCAGGTCGATTCTACTTACACCAAAGTGTCAATACCCGCGACACAGGCAAAGGGTTTGGTTGGAGACCAGTGGTGCGCTCTTCAAGGTAGTGCGGTACAGCCAAAAGATACGCTACTAACCAGTGCGTCGTCAATTGTTTCTATCCAGCCGGACGGAAATGGTAATTGGGAAATTAAATTTGATGTGGATCTTTGGAATCACGTACACCAGGATTCTGGTGCTGTTAAATTCCAAATCGACAAAGTCGGCAACTACGCACTCGTTACCCGCTTCACCGGTACTTTTGGCACGGTTGAAGATGGCATGTGGGTACGTTTCACTTGGACTACGTCTAATTCCGCCAACGCGGGTACCTTTAGAGTTGTGCGCCAGGTAGATACTACCCACATTTGGATTGAAAATCCTGATGCGGTGGCAGAAACCTTCACGTCTGGGGTATCCGATCAAGTAGAAATTTTCTCTTACGATGACATCATGCCCGGCGACACTCTGACCATCGACACGTCAGCATACGGGACCAAGAATCGCGGCACGTTTACAGTAGTAGCGAATTCTGAACTCTCAAACGATACTACCCAAGTTAGTATTGCTGGCGACATGGAAGCGTATACGGGGCCCACAGTGCTAGGAGGTAATGTCCAGCTGATTCGGTTCCTGGAAGCTGAACCTGTACGCATCATCAAGCGTATTTGGACTATGGGTCAGAATACGAACAGCTCTAGCGTGATGGATGTTATATTTGTTGGTGAGACGCTTGCGAATAAGCTCACAAGCTCGGCTGGGGTTTCAATCCAACCTCTAGACAAGTTTGAATTTACCACGGACTTAGTTGCTGGTGCAGACGCTTACAGCTACGCAGTAGGTCTTATCGGCGAAGTCAATAGAGTTGCTTACGGAGATCCAGCTAACCCATCGGTCTATCCTGGTGTTGTTGCAGCCGGCGCTCAAGTTAATATCTCAGGTCCACTCATTAAACGAGTAACCGTCTCTTTGGCTGTGCGTTTGCGAACCGGAAGCGCGGCGTCGGTGGCTTCTGATACTATCAATCGCATCAAGAGCGCGGTAGCTAGCGCCGTGAACCAGACCCCCATCGGGACCTCAATTGCTATTTCCAGTCTTGTCTCGGCTGCTCAAGGTGTTGATGGCGTGACCGCTGTTACTGTTCTCAGTCCTACTTATGCCTCCGGCAACGACTTAATCGCTGTGGGGTCAAACGAAAAACCAAGAGTCTTGGATCTGGACAATGACGTTCTTGTCGTAACTGTCGGAGGACAGTAATTGTGGCCACCTGGAATTCAGTCGTAAGCGGTACGGGCGAAGATTTATATAGCGTCTGGGGTGCTTCCGCAAATGATGTATGGGCAGTGGGTACAAATGGCACCATATTACACTGGGATGGAGTAAGCTGGTCTTCGGTTGTCAGCGGTACGGCTGCATCTTTGTTTGGTGTCTGGGGTTTTGCGTCTAACGACGTATGGGCCTGCGGCACTGGTGGCACCATATTACACTGGGATGGAGTAAGCTGGTCTTCGGTTGTCAGCGGTACGGCCTCAACGCTATTCCGTATTTGGGGTATTGCCGCTAACGACATCTGGGTTACCGTCCTTGGGTTTGACGCCAATGTTTATCATTGGGATGGTGTATCGTGGTCTGCTGTTCCTGCATTTACGAATACAATTAGCGTCTGGGGAGCAGCATCTAACGACGTCTGGATGGGCAGCAGTGGTGGTAAAATTTACCATTGGGATGGCGTGAACTGGTCTCTGGATACTACCATAGGAGCCGCCACCGAATACCTTCGACGTATGCATGGTCAAGGACCTAACGACGTCTGGGTTTCCGGAAGTCTTGATATTACCAATACAACCGGTTTAGTCTATCACTGGGATGGCGTGAACTGGACGTCCTCCTACGCATCACCTGTGCCGCCAGGATCTCTTGAAGGTGTCTGGAGTTTTACCGCCAACGACGTTTGGGCCTCTTCAACCGATGGTTATGTCGTGCACTGGGATGGCGTCAGCTGGACACCAGACAACATTTCGGCTCTACAACTAAAAGGTATTTGGGGTTTTGCCGCCAACGACGTTTGGGTAGTGGGCTCATCTGGAGAAATATTACATTACACAGATGTAGTTAGCCCTCTTACCTTAGTTCATGCTCAAGCTCCAGATACTAGGCACGTGGACGTAATCTTCTCATTGCCTGTGGTTGAGCCCGAGGCTTTACTTCCCGAAAATTACGAAATCACTGGGGCCGGCGGGTTAACGGTTTCGGCGGTGACTAAAAACAGTGCCACAAGTTACAGACTCACTACTGAACGCCATGTTCCCGGCGGGGCCTATACCGTTACAGCCTCCAATATTCATAGCCTCGACGGGGATCTAATCTAATGCCATCGTCAACAACATTTACCGGCGCTTCCTTCGCCCTCCTCAGCGTATCTCAACAAGCCCCGGCGGCGCTGCGTCTTAATTTTACAGATGAGCCTTTGCAAGCGAGTTCGTCCGGTGCCAATGACGGTCTCAATCCTCTAAACTATTCACTCAGTGGGCCCGCTATCAACAGAGTGAGCAGCGTGCAGACTATTGGTGGAGAACCCCAGTCTCTGTATTTAATTCTCGCCGCCCCCTTGATTCCTGGGACCTGGGAAATATCTGTTTCGAACGTTGAGACACCTTTGGCGGTTGGTCTTAATAGCCCTTCGGCTCTAACTTTTACGGCTTCAGCTTTATCCTCAATTCCACCGCTTTCGCAAGGCAGTATTAACGACGATGAAGAAACTCTGCTTCGTAAGCACTTGCCTATGTCCATGGTTGGACGCGGCTGGGACGCCTTAATTGCGGGTCTGGCTGTTGGTGACCGGTACCGAAACCAACAAGCTTTACTTGCCTTTGACCAGTTATTCAAAACAAGCGCGAGCGGTATCTATCTCGATCGACGTGCTGCGGATGATGGATTTACGCGGCCCCCAGATATTGGAATGGGCGATGATGTTTTTCGTAAGTTGGCAATAAAAACAACTGCGCACAAGCAAATCGTGCAAGTAATGCTTGAGACTCTCGAAGCCTATTACGGCAGCGACTCTACCCGCGCTCATATCACCACGACCACAGTCGAACCATGGAATATCGAAGACGGAGACACTCTTTTAGTACAGATAAATAACGATGTAGTTACCATTACTTTTAGAGACGACGATTTTTCTCTCCCCACTGGAGCTAAAGCAATTGAAGTGGCAGCGGTTATTACCAGAGAATTAGCACGCGTGGGAGTATCTGGGTACGCAATACCATTTACCGACCCTACAGTAGGAGCCGCCTTCGTCAAAATCTATTCCGGAGCTTTAGGTCTCTCCGGGGCTGTGCGCATTCGTGGCGGAAAAGCTCAAAACGAGCTGTTATTCCCTACAGAAATTCATAATTCTGCCGAAGGTCCTCAGCCAACTACGGCCTTCACCATTACTGAAGGCACAGACCTCAACGGGATCGAAGCAGGACGGGTACGTTTTATTTTTAATAGCGGTACAAATCCACAACTGGTACGTGTTCGAGCAGGCGATTATGTCAACATTTACGGTCCAGTGTTTGCTGCTGGATTTCGTGGCACCTACGAGGTGACCGACGCTTCTCCAGAGTATTTTGAAATCTCTAACAGCCTGCTTACTTGGCCGGCGTCGGTGACTTTAACGGATTATAACGATATACGGTTCTATCGTCCTAAACGCTATACCATCCTCTCGGAAGAGAGTTATGCTCTAGCCACTCAAGCAGACCCACGAGTATTGAATGTACTCTTGCCTGCTACGACCGCTGCCGTTAATCGTGAACGCTTCACCGGAGCGTATCTACACGATGGAGAAGCTCTAGATATCTCGAGCGCTACGAGAGACACCACAGGTACTCTCACTATAAATACCGCATCAAACCACGGTCTTGCGGAAGGAGACTGGATATTTATTGACGGGCTATACCCCACTATTGGTGGTGTAGTCGGACTTGGATGGAATGATGCCGACGTCACAACAGACAGTCTGCCTCACCAAGACTCTGCGTCCATAAAGCTGGCGAGCGGCCAAGTATTACAATGTGGTGGATACACGGTCGGGCCCGTATCACAAACAGATGCACGACTTTTTGATCCAAGCATAGATACATGGACTGTGGCCGCGAGTATGAGTATTGCCCGCGCAGGCCACACTCTGACGATGTTAAATAGCGGTAAGATTTTGGTCGTTGGTGGTACCGCATCTAAAATAGCAGAACTTTACGACGTCGAAGACGACGTCTGGACCGAGACGGGCAGCACAACCGATTCTCATTCTTACCATACAGCTACCTTATTAGCAGACGGCAAGGTGCTGATTACTGGCGGAGGAGGAAGTGCCGAGTTATATAATCCGGCAACTGGTACGTGGTCCGTGCTTATGAATCAACCAACGGGACGGACCAACCATACAGCAACTTTGCTTGGCGACAATCGGGTATTGATTACTGGCGGTGCCGGTGGTGGCGATACTGCCGAAGTCTACAATCACGTCAACGGGACTTGGATGGCGACCGGCAACATGACGATTGAGCGCGAAAGCCATGTGGCAATTAAGATGCCTACGGGTACGTCCTCGAATGTGTTAATTGTTGGTGGCGTAGATAGCTTAGCAAATCTTCTTTCGAGCGCGGAAGTATTTAATCCCGCGACTATGAGTTTTACTGCCATCGACCCCATGGGAACCACCCGCTCTGCACCCGGTATCGCTATTCGTTCCGATAATAAAATACTGGTGGCTGGCGGCATATACACTGGTGTATCGGTTTCAGATACAGCGGATCTATATGACCCTATTCGTAATAGATGGACGGCGGTAACTGGTACCTTCAACACCGCGCGTTCAAATCCCAACACCATTAATTTGGACGATGGTCGTGTTTTATTGGTTGGTGGCACTGGAGCACAGGCGGTAGCACACAAATATACCGGTGCTCCCGTAAACTCCGGTTGTCTCAATGGTTTATTCCGAGTAGATTCAATTGTCGATCCCAATACATTGACGGTACTTACGCCCGACACCGCAATAGAAGTGACTTGCGGGGCCGTAGGCACGGTGACTCCTACAACGGCAATAACGGACACCACTCCGGGACCATTTATTTTTGATCCTTCCGGCTTGAGTCCGGCAATCACCGCTGTTTCTACGACTTTGAACCAACAGCTGGTGATTGGTAACAACTACACCTCCATAACACTGACAGACGCTTCTGAATTTCCGGATCAATCTGGATGGTTAGTGTTTGGTCATGGAACCGAATCACAGATTGCACCCGTTAAGTATTTGGGACGTATTTCAAACACCGTTATTTTGCTTGACCCCAGCTTTGTCTTACCTGAGACATTAGATATCGGCACTGACGTAACCCTGCTCTGGGGTCGAGGCGCGTTTGAACCAGCTGAGGCTGAGTCGGTGGGCGCGTTTTATATTACTGCCGCAGCGGCGGGCAGGATAGCGGCGGCCAAAACCATAGACAGTTTAGTCGCAGCAGGAGTACAAGTCGACAAAACCGTTATCTATCCCTCCGATGTGGGGTTGGGCAACGCCGGATATCCGATATTAGACACAGTTAAAATCTCAGACAAATTACAAATTTGGGGCGGTGACGATATCGACATTGAAGTCGAAGACGCTCGGGACGGTAAACACTAATGACACAACCAAAAGTATTGCGTGGTGCCGATATAAAGGTTTACATCAATGGACAACCCATTGGCGTAGCCACTGCCGTTCGTTGGGAAGCTTCAGACGGACGTCACGCCATTTATGGCATTGATCAATATACGCCATTCGAACTCGCGCCCGGACAAACAGAGATTAAAGGCACTGTTGAATTGGTACGACTACGTATCGACGGAGGACTTGAGGGTCGAGGTATTCACGCCCCAGAGAGCAAGATCATGCTTGAAAAGTATTTTGCCCTAGCTTTAGTTGACCGCTCTACCGATACGGCCATACTAGTAGTCGATAATGCTGCTGTAAATCAGCAGAGTTGGCAAGTTATGGCCAAGGGCGAAGTCACCGGATCTTTTACCTTCGAAGGAATCGGGTGGACGAACGAAACCGGTCTTTAAATCATAATCTTACATTCGGAAGGTGGAGCTAAGCGCCCGATTCCACACCACTAGGAAATACTAAAATGGCAATTAAGCGACAACAACTGTTTTTGGGTCAGGAGCGTGTTGACGTCTCCGACTTACGCTCAATCGAATCAGCTATCTCCAACGATTTCGATGTTCTCGGCGGTAAGATGCTGTCGGGCCGGGCACCTCTTGTCCTACGTGGATTCACCATTTCCACCACCAATACAGTCGGTACTCCCGCCGACAGTCTCTCGCTCTCAGTAGCTGGTGGCGTGCTCATGCACTATGGTGCGGCAGAAAGTGGTACTCTGTTCGCTGTAGACGACAACGTTACAGCCGAAGTGCTTGCGGCCACTAACACGAACGTTGAGGGGGCCTTCACAGCCAGCTCTATCAATTATATCGGACTAGACCTTCGCCGTTCGATTGACGCCACCACGACTTCACTCAAGCAGTTCCTGGACGCAAATACGAATTTAGAAATACCTAGAAGCGTGCCCGTGGCCCGCACCCTAAATTATGTAATTATTGTTTCCTCACAGCCATTCAGCGTATCGACCAATATATTGCCAATCGCTGAAGTAGAGACAGATAGCTCTAACTCTGTAGTCACTATCACTGATTGTCGACCGCTAATGTTTCGTCTTGGGACAGGAAGCGATAATCCTAATCCTGTGGCAGCGTTTTCTTGGCGTGACACCACTCGCAAAGAGAATCATTCACCATACGACCCCGCAAACGCCTATACTGATGATCCTTTTGCTGGTGGCGACAAAGAAATTAGATCCCTTAAAGAATGGATGGACGCTATTATGTCCGTGCTCTGGGAATCTAAGAGCGGAGAATATTGGTACAGTCCGACCACCCGCGACGACGTGAAGATGGTTTTTGGTCCCAACGTGTTTATTGCCACTGGAGACAACTTCATCTGGAATTCGACGCCCGACACTCTCGAGTGGCAGGGGCTGTTTATCGCCTTCGGCAATTCCACTGGTTACTATAACATCATTGACGACGGTACGGCGCTGCTTGATACCGACGGCCAGTGTCTGTATGTGGACATTCAGCGCGATACGAACGGTGCCACCATCGTTCCTGCCGTAGGCACTTTAACTTCTCTTGGTACGCCTGAATTACCGGGATCGCGTTTCATCATTGCGTGGCGTATTGACGGTGAAATGCAGATTCGCGATAAAGCTTACGAAGTGGGCCGTACTTTCCCGATAGCGACAACCACGACCACAGGCGATGTGCGGCTAAATGAAGCTGCTGCTACTCCATCGACACCTACGGTAATCACCGTTGGTGTAAATAATCAAGTTCATATCGGTCAAGGCGCTTATGCCGCCACTGGCAACAACGACGCGCTGATCGTTGAAGGTAGCGGTACCGGTCGAGCCATACGTGCTGTAGGTGATACTGGGACAGCAATTAGTGCTGTAGGTGGTGGTTCTGCGGGTGTAGGTGGTGTTGGTGTCGCGGCTGAAGGCGGCGCTTCCACTGGCGCTGCTGGTGGTATTGGCGGCGACTTTTTGGGCGGCGGCACCTCAGCTGCTAGTGCTGGCGGTGATGGCGTCCACGCTACTGGCGCTGACCATGCTGGTGCAGGTAATGGCGGCAAAGGTATAGTCGCGTTAGGTGGTACTTCCGACAACGCTGACGGAGGTATTGGTGGAGATTTCACAGGCGGCTTAGCGGGTCCAGGTGCTGGTACGGGCGGAGCCGGTATCGTCACAGTAGGTGGCGAAGCCGATGTAGGTGCTGGCAACGGTGGCAACGGAATCACCGCCACTGGTGGTGTCTCTGCCAGCGGCATAGGTGGTAACGGTGTTTACGCTACTGGTAGTACCGGCGGACACGGTGTTGTTGGTACTGGTAGTACCGGCGGACACGGTGTTGTGGGCATCGCCGTCGACGCTACAGGATACGGATTACAGGGCGTTGGATTCGACAATAACGCCGGTAATGGTTCTGACGGTGCGTCCATCAGCGCAGGCGACGCCACAGGAGCCAACGGCAATGGCGGTGTCGGTATTACTGTAGTCGGAGGTGATGGTGCCGGAGGCGTAGCCGATGTTGGTGGCAAGGCCGGGGTATTTACCGGTGGTGCAGGTACGACACAAGGCGGTCATGGTATAGAAGCTACAGGTGGTGCTGCTTCTGGTGGTACCGACGGTGTTGGTGTCGCGGGTACTGGTGGTGGCACAGACGGTATTGGCGTAACCGGAAACGGAGTAGGCACGGGCGCTGGTGTAAGTGGAACCGGTGGAGCTAGTATTGGCACTGGTGTTCGTGGGCAAGGCGGTGCTGGTGGAGGAAAGGGCGTAGAAGGTACTGGTGGGAACGCTGGTGGGCCTGGAGTTTCAGGAATTGGCGGTGCTGGCAACGGTACTGGAGTCGCAGGAGAAGGCAACGGTACTGGGATGGGCGGTGCATTCTATAACGGTACTAACGCGACAGGAGCTACTCCACAAGTAGCGTTAGAAGCAGTTAATGGTAATTTTAAAATGTCCGGGACTACGCCTAATAGCGACGTAGCTCCAGGGGCAAACACTTTGACTCCAGGACTGATACCCAAAGCTTGGGTGGTAATTAATCATAATACGCTTACTGGTGCCAATACTGTAATTGCTGGGCAAAATATACATAGCACCATAGGTGCCAGCGGCAATAACATTACAGTAACACTCCAACAAGCTGTTACTTCCAACAACGTATGTACGGTCGTTACAGGATCATCTCCTGGTGGGACGAAAGCTTTTTTCTGGACTGCTAGTTCCGGCGCTAATCCAATTACTATTGGAGCTTGGACTGCTACAGGTACTCCTTACAACTTAAATGGTACAGGCGATGCCTTTACCATTCATGTGGTTGTGTTTGGTCTACAGTAAGGAAATATATGTCGACTTTTGAAGAAGCGGTTTCTATAAAGGTACGAGGAAGACGGACTCGTTTTTGAGTAATTTGGGAGAATCCAATGTCATCTAATTTTGATGAGGCAATAAAAGTAGTATTAAGCCATGAAGGCGGTTGGTGCGATACGGAAGGTGATTTAGGTGGAGAAACAAACTGGGGTATCAGTACCTTGATAATTAAACGCGCCAATATTACAGCCGAAGAGTTAGGGATTGAACCTAGCACTATGTTTCAAAAAGGCTATCTTAAACCAATGAAAGTAGAAGCAGCCAAGGCCGTCTATAAACGGCTTTTTTGGGACCCAGGCCAGTACGCCATGATTGACGACCAGACCTGCGCCACCAAAGTTTTTGACTTCGCCATCAATGCCGGCCCAGGCAACTCCGCCAAAGTCGCACAGCGTGCGGCCAACGACTGCGGTCATCAGCTAGTTGTGGATGGAGACCTAGGACCAAAGTCTTTTGCGGCCATAAATGCTTGTGGTCCGGCATTCGTAGGTACCATGGCCTACGAAATGGGAAAATATTACCGTGCGGTTGTTGCCAACAGGCCCGCGAGCGCCAAATTCTTAAAGAATTGGCTCAAGCGTGCGGCCTGGGGTATTTAAATCATGCAATGCTATAGATGCAAATCATTAAACACCGGCTCCAGTCCGACTGGATGGTGGTGTAATGAATGCGGTGTGTCCGATCCATGTCCATGTTGGCAAATGAAATATTGTGCCGGACACAATCCAGACCACATACACGTTTGGAGTATTTTTGGTGAATGTGAGGCCGTAGGTCTTGGTTGTGCAGCCAAAAAGAATTCTACTTCGACAGAGACTTAACCATTTGGTTAAATTTTCTCTTCGCGAGCTTGTGCTTCTGGAGAGCGCGCTGACGTTCTGCGCTCGATAATCTGTCGAGATAGGTCTTGCCATCGAGGTGGTCGATCTCGTGGTAGATGGCGCGAGCCAATTGGTCATCAGCCTTCAAGCTCACAACGTCCCCGTTCTCGTCAAAATAACTAATCTCTACACGCCTAGGTCTTTTGATGTCCAGGAACAGGCCTGGAAACGAAAGGCATCCTTCTTCTTTCCGCTCAATCTCTTTAGAGACGGAAACAACGGTGGGGTTAATTACCTTCCGGGGTTCGCCCGTAGAGGGGTCGAGTACTATCATTACTCGCAAGGCAACACCCACCTGGATACCCGCTAAACCAAGGCCTTTCATTTGTTCCATGGTCATAACCATGTCGTCAAGAAGATTCTGAAGACGAGCATCGCTCTTGATATCTCCTATGACCGGCATAGATACTTGTGTAAGTACTGGGTCAGGGAAACGAAGAACGCTCAATGTCTTTGGTTGGCGCTGCGGCAGTTGGGACGTAATATTGTCGGTAAAGAGCATGTACACCTTTTAGCCGGGGATCTCTTCGGTTTGCCGCCAATGACATTTTTGGCAAACTTTAAGGCGTTTACTTCCGAGATTGACCATTTTCAACGTACCTTCGCAGCCATTTGGGCAAGCGAATACGGGCTTAGTGGGTTCTATCTCTGCTAATACAGGTGCTTCAATGGGGTCGGTTACGCCCTCACGGTCGTATAGTTCTTGAGTCTTGCGTCGTAGCCGCGCGTTCTCGCGCCGAAGCTTTTGATTCTGAGCCCGTAGCTCCTGGATTTCGTTCTTAAGCTCGGTGGCTTTAGATTCGGTACGGATACGATGCTGAACCTTGTGGTTCTGTCGTGTCATGGTGCCTTTATGACTTAGGAACAACGCCTTCGAATTCGGCGACCCATTTCTGACCATCGTGCCAGATTCGGGCTTTTTCAAAATCTAGGCCTCCGCATTGGGAGAAAAAGGGGTCGTCAGCTACGTAACGTAACAGTTCTTGTCGCACCATTCTGGATTGGATTGTGCCTTTAATACACTCGTCAGTCTCAACCACGGTTCGGTGGCGGACCAACATCTCTCCCACTGGGGTCTTGAAGCGTTGGACGTTCATAGTCGAGTTTTTCCCATTCTTCTAGGCCGATTGTATCGGTTATAGCCTTTAAGATTGTGGCCTTAACTTCATCTACCTGGGAGATCTCCATATTCGGTAGCTCGTCCAAGGCTATATGCATTCCACATAATTCGCTTGTAGAACGCCGCTTAATAGCGCGTAAAAACTGGGGATCTGGCTCCTGAACATGCAGTCTCTTTGCGGCCTTCAGAATTCTTGTCCTGTATCCATGTCGTCGCGACGGAAAACCGTAGGTCAGTACCCCCGCTTTAGGAAATTTCTCTCGCAAAACCTCTACGGTTTCTGGCCCTAGTTCTGGCGGAACCATAAAATAGAAGTAATTTGGAGCCCAGACCGTGTAGTGCTTATAATATTCGTGCTTGGTCTGCTTGTTACGAAACTCAGCAAGCAGATCCGCTTTAGAAACCTTGACTTCGACTTCGACGATGCTGTTATCGTTGGCGCCTAGAACGTCAGCACTCCATCGCCCACCTTCGGTGCAAACCCAATCAAGCTGTTTCGCGTACCGTAAGAAGCAAAGTGCCTCGGTTTTAAGCGTACCCGATTTCACTTAGTCCTCGTCGGATTCGAATTCAAAAGCACCTTCTTCTTCCATGCGGTCGATTAAGGCGTCAGTAATCTCTTCGATTTCGGAAACATCATAATCGTCAATCATATCTATCAAGTTAGTCTCAAGGAAGGACCGCATCTGGCTTTTGGACATCATTATATATCTCCTAGGTTAGGATCTTAAGAATTATACCCTATCGATCTTAGGGATGCTGCCAGAGCTTCACAGGCATCGCGTGTGTATTTGTTATTGTTCCCCATCGACATCCGATACCACGCCATGCCGTTGGCTCCAATTTCATATGGCCACAAAGCCCCGCAAGCGTTTCCGGGAATAACTTTCACTTTTGAATCAGAGAGCGCTCTGTCCATGGTCGCGGCGTCGGATTTAAACCAAGAAAACATTCCGCGCCCATCGGTGGGTACGCCCCGAATTTCGGAGCAAAACGAAGAGAGGGTTTCGCCGAAGATTTTGCCATTATCCAACAAAACATTTCTGGCTTTAGCGTAATCCTCTGCGACTCTATCTGGTGAAGTCGCCATAGCGTCCAGGACATCGGCGAGACGCTTTTGGCTGTCGTTGGGTACACCGCTAGTGGTTTTCTCTACGTATTCGCGTGCGTACTGTGCGATGTCGTCGTCGTCGGTAGTTAGGAAACCAACCCGGATACCACTCAGACCTAAAAGCTTTGCCGCACTCCAAATACTGACGGTATGTTGGGGCACGACTTTGGCGCCATAGAGCCAGTGATAATAAGCGGCATCCCAGACGTCGCAGTTCTCCATTGATTCCGACCCATCGGGGTTGTTGGGTGAGGTAATGACACGCATGTACTTTGAGTACCCATATTCTTTGGTGTGATTTCGTTCTTGAGGGGTACGTTCGATAAAGGAGCTGGCAATCGACATCGTCGTTGAACGCATTCCGCTTAATCGAGCCAGTGTTGGGTAACTGGGCCAATATGTGTTGTCGAGTACGATGTCGCTTTTAGGCTGGAAACCGCGTTCTTTATAGCCGTGAAAGGCGGCGAGGAGAGCTTGTTTGGCTCCCATGGTAACGACGACATGTTTTTTAGCTTGCTTGATGTGATGTCGAATTAAGTCGATGAGACGTGGATCTCCACCGAAGGGTGGATAGCGAGGCTCCGCCGTCATCACCGATTTAGGAGCACACCAGAACGCGGTTTCCTGTAAGAATACGGGTTCCCCGACGGCGAGGTTATAGTAACCAGAAGTTTCTCCACGAAGCATCAATAAGTCATTGGACATGTACAATTCGTAGCTTACAGATCAGTAATCAAACTAGATGAGCCTTTTGCTTGAGCCCCTGCTGCCCCAGGGCATTCTAGTTTTTCTAGTGGGATAAAGGCCTTGTATTCTGTCTGAGCACCTATTACTTCAGAAACCCACGACACCAAAACTCCACAGACCCTACACTTTTTAGTGAGGTCTTCGAGCTGAACCATTTGGTGTGGATTTTGAGGTTCAGGTAGCGAGTCATACAGAGTTTTGGATTTAAGTCGTGACTCTTCTAGCTGCTTGGTTTTAATCTCAACGCGCTCTTTGGCCATCTTGGATGCGACCTCAATCAACTCCATAAAATCTGCGCCCGAGACTTGAACAAAATTGCCGTCCTGGCGAATCATAATGTCGACAAGATCGCCACTTTCGGTGAAGGTCAGTCGTGCGTTACCACACATCTTCAAGTAATATTTTTCGTCACTCATCTTCTTTTTCCTTTAACTGAATATCGTCCTCACTTCGTAAGCCTCTATAGACTGGGAGACGTGGGACTCGATCATTTGTAAGCTCAAAAAACTTATATGAGCATTTCTTGCCCGGCAGCTCCGCGCGCATCTCCCACAATTCAGCGCGAGCTTTATCGTCCAGGCCGGTTCCTATTTCGAATTCTACACCTTCGTCCGTCTTGCACTTTAAAGCACCTAGAGTCCCAGCACCCTTTGCGTCGCGTTGAAGTTCGGCTACTCCGGTGATTACCGCCTCAGCGTCAGAGAACAGTTTAACCTTCAGTAAGGATTTGGAACGCTTATTTTCGACAGGATGATAGTACCTTCGAATCATGGCACCTTCATATCGGCGCTCTACGAACTTGGCGCACTCTTCTCTCAGTTTTTCTGTCGTTGGGTCTATAATTACTTGTGATTCTACGACACTAATTTTGGTCCCAGTGTAGTATTTTGTTAGTAGGTTTTGAGCAAATTCGAGCCTTAGCGTGTACGGGTCAAGAGGTTTCTTCCATTCGAAGTCAAAACACGCATCAAAGACAACAAATTTTAAGTCTCCAACTTCGATACCATCTTTTCTCATCATCGTCTTCTGGATGGACTGAAAATCGATACGCCCATCAACAATGGATACTACTTCACCGTCGAGATACAGCAACCCAGTATAACCAGCTTCTGCGGCCTCACGCCGTAAGACTTCGAGTTCACTTCTAATGCTCTCAAAATTTCCCCACTCTTTGCCGGTGCGAGAAAGCAGGCGGATTGGAGAATCTGAATCAAGGGGTATAATTGCGACGCAGCGCCCGCCATCCAGCTTGGGTTGTAAACACCATCTACCTTTAAGGTCTTTTTCTTTTACTTTAGCATAGTCTGTAGCTAGCGGTACCTCAAACAGGTAGATGGTATTCTTGCCTAAGGCCTTGTTTATGTCCTTTGCTCCGATATTGATCCGTAAATCTTGACGAAGAATACGAGTAAACCATTTAAGCTGGGTCTCGTTGCATAGACCCATGTGGGTCGCAACGGCGTTTAGAGCTTCATTCCCGGTTAGTTTTCGGGCGGCCAATTCGATTAAGATATTGTTCGTCGCATGTAACCATTGTTCGTCGTCTTTAAAGACACACGGAGCAAGTGCCGGCTCTGGGAGCTTTTTGACCCCAAAGGTTACATCAGGCGATAGAGCAAGGAAAAGGATTCCAACGAGGGATTCGCATTGGGAGTGCGCTTCTTTAAGCGCCTCAAGTCGGGCATTACCTTGGGCCGCAGCTTCAATCGATTCTAGAGCTTCAATGATGTTCACTGTGTACCGATAGCCTCATGATCTGCAAGATGAACGGCGGCATCGATACCGTACTTGTCCCAACCAGCATGTCCCAATTCTCCGTCCGCATCCTCACATCCTTGCACCACGTGAGCTAGCTCGTGGGTGAAGGCGCTGCCTTGGACATTAGGTCTATTGGCAACTAACGTTGTATGTGTCGGACAGTCTGTTTCCCCGGTGACGCCCTTTTGGCCACTGTATGGTGATGTGTAAGTAGGTCCGGTATCATGAAGATACACAGAATGACCTGACAGATATTTACATGTATTCCCAAAATCACCAGCCGCTGGGTCCACAGACTTAAAAGCTTCTACGGCCCTATCTTCTTGGCGTTGGATATCCTCGCAAGTCCACCCAGCAGGTATGTCCGCATAATGCGTAGCCCCTTCGAACTTAAGTCCGCACGTGGTTACGCACAAGGGCTTACCGCAAGCCGTCAACAACAGGAAGATTATCGTACTTTTCTGAAAGGGTGCCATGATAGAGACGCTCCAAAATAAGGAGAAGCGCCGTGATCAACAACAACCCAAGCACGTGGACCTACATCGAACTTTCCGATTTCGACATTGACTCCGCCGCCGGCCAGCAGTCCGGGATTAGTTCCTACACCGACCTCGGCTGTAAGATCTAGTTTTTCATACCACTTTTCTTCAATGACGGCAGGATTTACGGCACCAAGGGCTATATCTACTTGGAAGTTCTTCTCTGACGAAGTAGCAGAGGACCGCCAGGCACCGTCTTTGGTCTGAGACACAATGATATTGAGCTTAAGGGGTCTAATTTGAGAGAGCCTGATGCCGTAGGTGGTTGGACCTGGGTCTGTAACAGAGCAATCAGCAATAGTTTGGCCCACAACTCGAAAAGGCTCTAGGTCCATTCCGGTATCAAAATCGACTTTCACCATATTACCGTGCGGGTCTTTGGTCACACGACCGTTGCCCTTGGATTCAAGATCGTGACGCAGCTTGACGATAATGGTATTTGCGGTGAGAAGTTGGTCCCCGCTCTTCTTCAGCAATGCCTGTAACTCACTCAATTCTTTGTCTTTTGAATCGAGTAAGCTGCGTAGGTCGTTGGTCTGGATAGCAAGCTTTTGATACACCCCTTGCTGGACTTCAATTGTTTTGTCGCGGAGCGCTATTTCGTTTTGAAGACGAACAATCCTCTCGTTCGTCTGATGTTCGCGAAAGGTAAAGGCGCCGACTACAGCTACCAACACCAACAAGAAAACGCCTACGGCAGCAAGCAATTGCTTGATTGAGATATTCATTTCTTTTTGTCCTTCTTTTTGGGTTGTCCGAGAATTCTATCCGCGAGTCCGCGCTCAATTGCTTCTTCAGGTGTAAGCAAAGTCTCATCCACGCACATCTTCTGGATATCAGCCGGGGTAAGAATGCCACCGCTGCGAGAGGATAGAGCTTTGTTGTACACGTGCAGTCGCTCGCACTCCGCAACGGAACGACGCATATGGGTTACTGGGCCTTCGCCATGCAAAGACATCTCGTGCAAAAACAACGAAGCGCTGGGTCCAATCCACCTTTCTGTCCCAGCTTGAAAAATAAGCACGGCAATGGAAGAAACGGCACCTAATCCGGTAGTTACTACCTTATTGTTAGCGTTCATCAGAGCGTCAAAAATCGCCATACCGCCTTGAGACCAACCACCATCGGAGGTAATCACAACGTTGATGTCCCCAGCATTTTCTTCAAGAGAATCAATCACATAGAATTCTCTAAGGAATTCATTTACAAACGCTGGATTTACTTCCTCTGGAGGACAACAAATGATGGAATGTTTGGTCATTTACTGTCTTTAGCTAGTCGATCTTTTACTTCATCATGGTCATCACCAGATTTGGCTCAATTATTTTCCCGTTGTAAGAGCTGTCCGGCTTGAGGTAGTTTTCAATAGGGCCTTCAATAGTATCTTCGCCCATGTATCCGGTATTGGGCAACAATCCATCTAAATCCTCACCGTGTGTGAGGCCGTGCTTAAAGTTAGTACGAGAAACAATAGCTCTACCAACCTCAGCACTCCTACTTTTGGCCACATACAAAGTGATTCTCTTGTTTACTTGGGCCACAGGTGACCGATTAAGAGTGATTACGTTGCTGGCTGCCGTCATCGGACCCCAAGCCTCAAGAACGTCTTCCATTCTAAGCAAGCGATGTGTGGTGTCACCGCGATTAACCTTAGAACCTTCGCGATTGGTTTGAATAGCCAATAGGGCGTGGAAATCGCACTCGAGTGCCAGCTGGACGTAGTGCTCGTATACGATTTCGATGATGGAACGCATAGCAAGCGCGCCTTTACCAGCTAAAGCTTGATTGGTGGTCAATTTAGCTGGATAGTCGGAAACCAGGAGATCAAATCCTTTACCGGTTCGGGCTTTGCGTTCGTCCTGGACGCGACGAATTATGGGCATTATTTCCTCGACCGCCATTCCCGCTTTATTATATGGAATGTAGACGCAATTTTTCGCGATAATGTTCGCGACATGGTTCAGTAATTGAACCCCCTCAGGGGTTTTATAAAGGCGGAAAAGATCTTCTTCGGACCCCTTCAGACACGCCTTTAAGAGTTTGTTGCGAATATCGTGAGGGCGGCCTTCATGCGTCATCAATAGCACGCTATTGCCGTTCATAATGTTGTGACGAGCAACTGTAAGAAGGAAGGTGGTGTTGTGTGTAACCGTTAAATCGCCGAGCAAACAAAGACGGTCGCCATCAAGCGTAAATCCATAATAGTCGCCCTCACCGCAAGGCTCAACTCTAAATCCAGATGTATCGCACGGTTTACTGCCATCTTTGGCGCGTTTACGTTCTAATCTGACGGGAATTTCGGATAAAGCTCCGCTTAGACTCAGCGATACATACTGACCCTCGGTTCCGTTTTGATCGGATTTTGTAATAAGCCTCTCTCCAACTTTAAGACCTAAGCTTCGGGCCAAGAAGGCGATGTCTGCTGCCAGACGTTTGGATTTTTGGGTAATTTCTATCACTTTATCTCCTGCCCATCCGTCAGTATCTACGATTCCAGCCAACAACTCTAAACGTTGTTGACGAGATCCAGTAAGATATAAATGAGGGATATGTTTACATCCTAAAAGGTCTAGGCCTCTGAGACTAGAATGGGCGGTGCCTGACCCGATCGCCCGTATCAACCAAGCTCTATTGTGTGAATTGCCCACTACAGAGATGCCGTGACCACAGGACCTGATCCATGATTCCCACGTTAACGCCAATTCGTCATCCATAGTGGTTAGCACGGCGCCGGACGAATGCCCATCACCCAACCACATCCCCAGAACGTAAGCCGGAATCGGCTGATTTTGCTGCTGGAAATCTAACCCAACCCTCCAGAGCTTCATTCTGTTTTTCCAGTTGTTGGATTTCTCTAAATATTCATTAAGAGGAATGTTAACAATATCCCCCTTCCATAAGCATGGCTCTCCGTTCCCGCTAGTTGACGAATATCTGCCCCTTTGCCTTTCTTTGGGTTCATCGTCTGCACTACATTTTAAGCTTAAGATGTGGACATCGTTACAGATCCACGGATTGCCCCCAGTTTTGGGGATAATCTTAAATAATGGACCATGTCCTTTGGTGGTGGACAACACTTTGCGAGGTGCCCCATCCGGGCCCATCAATAAATCCCCCGACTTAATGTCCTCTACAGGAACTCTATGTCCCGAAAACATCAGTATTTCTGTACCTTTACCCCAGCATTTCCCAACGTTAGATGGAGCGAGAACAACAGTGGTGTCACCGCGTTGCAGTCCACCAGTCGTCTTAATAATACGACCTGTACCGGGCAGACCTTTAGCTTTTTCATCCGCATTTTGTTCCCGCTCGACGGCGCCATCGAGCAATGCCTCATCAAGCAAAGGCAGTCCCGTCGACAGAGCCGCTTTCACGTCGTCGTACTTCTGCTGTAAATAGACTTCTGGATTGAGAAACGAAACCTCACGACCTTCTTCGAAAGAAGCGACACCAAATTGCTTAACCGCGTCTTCCATGACGGCAGCGACTTCGCTCCATCGTTGGCGATTCCAGAGGTTTGAGGTCTTGAGAATGGCGTTCTGTAAAACTTTCGATTGTAGCCACGCAGTCAACTCCAATCTGATTTTATCCCATCTGATATCGGCTGTACGCTGCAGAGCGATATTCAGACGCGCAGTGAGTCTTTGAGCGGTATCGCTACCCTCGATCACCCACTCCCTGGAGCCGGTCAACTCGCTCTGGGTTGGTGGTCTTCCAAGTGGGTGACTTATGGACTGGATTATTTTGTATAATTTTTCGTCATACGGATTCACGAACCAGTCCGGCTGAACCCTGTGCCCCACCTGCATGAAGATCTTTGGGTCTTGAATGAGGTGGCCGATGAAGGCCGACTGGTAGGCGTCGCTTAGCGGTAGGGTAGCGCTTACAGGTATTTCCACTTTAAGGGTTTCAACTGACGACATGTATGTCCTTAGTCCTTTATCGGGGATACCGACATATACCACCCCGATCTTTTCGATCTTTTCGATAATATTAAAGCCAAGTTAGCTCGTTGAGGAAGATCACACGCTACCTGTTCAAACAGATGGCGTCTTCGCTTCTAACAGATAGCTGCTCGATCGTGTGCGCTTCAGTGCTCTATCTCCTTCCTAAAGTGTTTGACACCGACAGAATATCGTGTCATTATGTCACAGCAACTCAATCCAGCTTTATTTCTCGTCGCACCTGAACACATACAGCCATTAACACTGAACAAACGAGCAGTTTGGAGACCATTTTGAAAACCGAAAACGCCAATCCCCGCAAAAACCCTGAACTTCAGGGCGCACATATCCTGAAGTCGTACCTCAAGAGTTTGAAGATCCCCTTCGAAATTGGAGGCTCGGAGAATTCTGTTGAAGTCAAAACCGTTGACGGACAGAAGACCGTCTCTGTGGTGGTTGGCTCCGGCTCAGGTCAGATTCAAATTGATCCTCTAATCATTACCTCTTTTGAGCTATCTAAGTCTTTGAGTGCCCTGCATCTGGTTACTGAAGCCGCTGGCTATGGGCGACCAAATCCAATTAGCCGTGGTGCTCAATCGACCGGTCGAGTTAACTATCTCGACAACTTCGAAGACGTGTATTTGCGGCACTCAATTTTTCGTCGGTCCCCGAATCAAAACGATGCCGACTTAGAGCCATTCTTACCAACAATTAAACGTTGCGCCCGCAAAGCCATGTTTCGTTACAAGAACGTTTTCCAAGCCATGGGCTTTAGCGAGGGAGATCTCATCACCACCGGCATGGTCTACACCGTTTCTTATCTCCATCACTACAGTTACGCTCCCGACCATATTGATAACGTTAAATTGCTGACAGACTTTCTGAAACAGCGCTTTGGCGAGATGGCTAAAATCACTTACAAGAAAGCCCTGAACGCAACCTGTTTGCCGCAAGCCGTGAGAGCTAACGCGCTGAATCACGAAGATGAAGAAACCTCTTACATCGATACCTACGCAGAATCCGAAGAATCGTCTCCTGACGACGAATATGGAGAAGATGAATTCCGAGTCACGTTCGCTGGCGGTATTGTCCGCACTCTCATCGTGAAAAACGACGGCATGCTCGGCCTCGACCTTTATCTCGACGGCAGGAAGTTAAGACCTTCGGAGGCGCGGAGCTTGACCGAAGATATGCGGCAAGGTCGTGTTAAAAAGGAACGAGTACACGATGTTCTCCCCGAACCGGAAGAATCGGAAGCCTCTATGCAAGCCCGTGCCCTTGCTGCCCGCAAGGAATTGATTGAAAAACTTAGGGCCATGGATACGGAAACCAGAACCGTGGTACTCGGTTACGCGGCCCTGTCACGAGACTATGCTCCGGATGCTCGACGAGAGGCACGGAATCTTTGCGAAGAATTGGTGTGTCCGCAATGCGAACGTAAAGTTCCGTCAGGTGCTTATTGTCTGCGATGTGAAGTTGGTGTCGTACCGCTACTCGGCGTGGATTACATGGCTTTTCGGGAAAAACTGGAAAAGGAGCATCACCCCATGGCAGAAGCTATGTCTGCGCACGTGCCTGAATCGGAAATTCGAGCCCGCGCCAAGAAACCGGTTGTTCAAACTACGGTGTCTCTTGCTGACGCCACCGAAGCCAAACCGATCGAAATCGTCAAAGTCGTACCCATTATTTCCGCAATCGATCGAGAAGCTCTCAAAAAACAGTTGGAAGATGACTTACTTAAGCGACTACCTGCCACCGGGACTTGTCCTTTTTGCAAGAGGGTCTTGCCACAAAAAGATTTTGGTGTTAGGGTGGCCAACGACAAAACAACGGGTCTACCCTCGCGTGCATCTAGACAATCCCGTTGCCACCCTTGTCGAGGCAAAAAAGCAAAGAAAGGATAAAGACAATATGCTTTGGAGAGCGATGCAAGCGAAGATGGTTCGCAAGACGGCTGAAAAGACACCAAAGATGAAAGAGTGCCCAAAATGCTATCGGAGGCGCAGTGTCGAAAAGTATTTTGGATTTCGGACCCAGCACGGACTAGATGGTAGGCCTCAGAGATCTATGGTCCAGTCCTACTGCGTGGACTGTCGCAAAGAAGCTTCAGCGGGCTCAAAACTACACACTAATTAATGCCCTAAGAGACCGCCAAGCGAGATATAAATCTTCCCCCTAGGTTCTGGCTTGGCGGTCTTGAAGGCTTCGTAAACCCACTCTTCAGACATGTCTCCCAAGTCTTTTTCGTTAGCTTCAGAATCAAGATTTAAAAAGTCTTGTGGCGGCTGCAACAAGTAAATTTCCAAGTCTTCCGACAGGTCGTATGCCAACTTAGTGATTTCGGCTCCGGCATCGGGATCAAGAGCGATATAAAGCTTTTTAACTGAGCGCTTAATCGTACCTATTTGTTCCGCCGACACGGCCTTACCCATGGATGCCACATTCCCACCACATTTATGCGCCTTGATGGCGGTAATAGGACCCTCGGTGAGAATGCAATGCTCTGAACCCTTAAGACGGTCCTGGAACATGAGCTGTCGCTGCCCCTTGCCCACAAGACTCTTGCTTGTCAAAATCTTCGGCACCTTGATGACGCGTTGCTGTTCTTCGTCCCAACGTTCAGTAGGGCCAATAAAGCGGGCTTGCCAACCTATCAGTTTGCCGTCTACCTTTACAGGGAAGATGACACGTTGATCTACGGGACTGTATTTAAGGTCATAGGTGGTAACATGTTCGGCACGTAAGCCGCGAGAGTGCAGATACAAAGCACCCTTCCTGAATTTCTCCCACTCGTCCATGCCACAAAAATCAGGCGCCCAAGAAACTTCGGTGCATGTGGTGACAACGGCTGGAGGCGGGAATGCGTCCTCGTCTTCGTCCCATACGTCATCTAGTTGGATATCTAAAAAGGTAGCTGACGAAGGAGTGTAGCCGTAAAGCTTCTTACAGATTTCACCGATGGGTATTCCCAACAATTCGGTGAGCGCGTACTCAGCTTTTCCCTTAAAACCTGTAGCCCTACAATAGTAGCAGACGAATCCGCCACTATCTTTATACATTGCGAGCTTATCCTTTTTAAGACAGCGGGGACAGGTGAATACATAACTAGTCGCATTGGACCTGTAATGTACCCCGCTGTCTTCAATGAGCTTGGCTAAAGCGCTTTGGTCTATTGCCATGGGCCAATTCTTTTTTAGTCTTCTTTACCTTGAAGACTGTTGTCTTCTCGCAAACCAACTTCAGAATCGCTTTCGCGAATACCGCTAGGCGCAGGTCGCCCAGATTCCATGGCATCAAAGTCCAGACCCCGAACCCTCTTAAAAATCTCGTTGCAAAGGTCGGGATTGCCTTTTAGCGCGAGAATGAAGTCTTCTCGGGAACCAAATTTTGTGTTCTCTCCCTTGGTGGGATATTCGGGAACCAAATAAGTGCGGTTATTGGGACGCAACACGATTCCTTGGCCTACGCCTAGCAGGAAGGCTTCTTCGTAAACATTGGTAATGCCTTCGTAGTAGTCGAGAGTGAACTGTCCTACACGACCGGGAACGCCAGTAGAATTCCCCTTCATTGTGACCCTAATTTTATGCGCAGTTTTCTCCGCATGACCCATGACGTCGGTTTTTGATTCGTCTTCGAACTTCTGATCAAGAAGGTCTGTTTTCCCGTCTTTTGAACGATTTTGTTCTACGAAGATAAAGTACTCGGCAAAGTGCTGAAGCGCCCAAGCCCCGGCCATTTTGAGCTTGTTGCCACGCATGATTTCGGTTTGGTCCAACTCCGCTCGGGCCTGGGCAACAAGCGACAAAGCTACTTTGTGGCGACGTAGGGTGCCCTGCACCATAGCGAGACTGTCTTGAATAGTCTTCGCTTGGTCTCCGATTTGCTGAGTCATTATGGAATCTGCATTAAGGGTTCTGCGTCCAAGGACGTTGGTTATCGAATCAATGGCCACGTACTTGAGAGGCATTCCGTCCTGAAGGTCTTTTTTGATGTCACCTTCAATGTGGTCAAAAATCTCGTCAGGCTTATTGGTTTCGTAAATCACCAATCGGTCATCATCAATACCGTATTGCTTGCGCATCAATGGCGTTAATTGGAGCCCGGCGCGCATTTCAGTGGAGAATAGGATTGCGATAGCATTGGGGTCGGACTGATGAAGTTGTCCAATCTTCATGTACACAGCCAAAGACTTGCCTCCTTTGGGAGGACCCCAAAACACCTCGCTGTACCCAAGTGGTAGACCGTGAGTCTTACCGTAAATGTAATCGAAAGACGGCGAGCCGGTACGAAGTACGTGGAGAAATGGATTGTATTCCCATTTAACGGCGTTATCTTTCTTAAGTAATCGAGTCATCCACTTGTTAGCCATAATGAGGTTTTCCTATAATTTTTTGTTCATCTTCCGATGTGTAAGTAGAAGCGCTTTGGGGTCGGTTAATGCCGTTAGATAGAGCGTTTACGCTGCTCAAACTGTCGTATACTTTCTTGACGGACATGTAACTTTGCTCGAAAGACTTCATTTTAAGCTTCAAAAACTCTACTGCCGCCTCGATCATAGCCACTCGATCCGATAGTTTTTTGTACTCGGCATCTCTTGCAAGCACGGCCCGCCGCATATCCTCGCTGCCGGACGGATTGCTAGTTCGTACAAGTCCATGGTCTTTGAAATATTGAGGTGCTATTTCGAGATAAACAATCGCCTTACGTTCTTCAGCGGCCTGATATGCTTGTTTTAATTCCCATTCCAGTTGCATATGGGCTCTTCCGGATCGCCCATAGCCGTCGATCATAGCCTGCATAAGGTCTGGAGCAGTTACTTTGTTCACGTGCGCAACTTCTGGCTGCCTAGCTTCAAGGCGGTAGATTTCGTGCATTTCAATCGTAATTGGATCTCGACCCGGTGTACCTGCAGGACAGGTGAGAATATTACCTAAAGATAGTTCCATAGTGGCTCCCAAATAGAAAGAGGTCGCGTTAAATTGTGTGATAGAACGCGACCCCTTCTTATTTCTTGGTTTTATTTAGTGACCGAAAAACCAAAACTCTTGATAAACTCGTCGTCACTAAGAGTCTCTGCCGCCGGGGCACTAGCCGTCTTGGAAGTTTCGACGGGTGCGGACATACTAGGTGGCACGAAATCGCTGGTCTTAATCCGCTCTGGAGTATTAGCCTTCTTTGCGGCCTCAAGTTCAGCTTTCATCCTGTCCATTTCTGCCTTCATGGCTGCCATTGGATCTACTACAGCGGGTGTAGTCGGAGCAGGCTGTGTCGAGACAACGACATTGGTGCTTTTGGCTGTGGCGCCCGGTTCCGGTTCATCAGCATCAGGCATTGCGGCATTGCTGATTTCGCCAGTAGAGAAAACGGCATCCACTACTTCGGGGTCGCCACCGCTGGTAACGAGGCGGTTGATTTCTTCGTACGTCAGGGTACGTCCAAGCTGCGACAAATTATGAGCTTCGGAGCCTAGGCGCTGAAGAACTTCTTGGGTCAATGGCGCCGGCTTAATTAGCTGGGTGTTGACCTTACGACCTCCAACATCCGCAACAACAGTCTCGGTTACTACCGTAACCGTATGCAGCGTCTGGTTGCCTTTGCCTGAACGATTAAAGTTAAACCAGACTCCGCCTTCAACACCGATGGGGTCTACGGGAACGCCGCCATTCGACTTACCACTAACCAAGTCATTGATGACAAGCTGTAAAGCCGCGTAAGCCTTGTGTGGCAGGACCAGGCGCGTAATTTTGCCATCTGCGGTCAGGGCGTTAACATTCCACTTTTTGTCCAAATTATGAGAAAAAAGCCAGTCGGAAAGTGGTTGTACCGCCTCCTCGATTTCTTTGTCTGACTTACCCTCTTTCTTAAGAGCTTCTTTTCGAGCTTCTTTGCTCGCAGTGTATTGTGCGATTTGGTCGCACTCAGGACACTGAACCTTAATCATCTTCGTCTTGTAGTCTTTCTTTTGGATACAACGAAACGGGCGCATGCCCTTAGTTCCCTTGAATCCCCAATGCAGACACTCATAAACGGCCCAAATCCCTTCCTGCGCTAAATCGAACATCGGAGGAAGGATTCGATAAATATTGTCGCCATCTACAAGACGTGAATTGTTCTTCTTCTTGGCGCCGTATTGCGGAGCCCCAATTGCTACATTCGTACTCATATTGTCTTACCTTTTGCTGGTGAGTTTGCTCGTTACTTCTTGTTATATACTTTAAGGATCTTTTCGTTTAGTTCTTGAATTAGATCTTCGTCAGTGCTCTGTTCAGTTGCTTCCAATGAAATCGTTGGCGTTGATCTGCCAAAGAGTTTCACCGATAAAGATTGCTGCTCATCTGCCGTCAAACCGGTCAAAATACATGGCATTGCGGTAGTAGCGGCCTTGACCTCAAGGGCTTTGGTAAGGATCCGATTCGTGAGGTCGAAAGCAAGAAGGTCGTCTCCGTTGCTGTTACGAACCGCCTTCTGAACGATATTTTCCACCTCAGCATCGCTTCGGAGCGTCAAATCCATATCCATGGAATCTAGTTTGGGCATTTGCAACGTGTGGATCCCGTGCCCTTGCATATATCGCTGCATAACCTGAGTCAGTAGAATCAGCTGCGCCGACATAAACTGAGGATTCTTTTCATCTAAAGAGGGCCTAACCTGGGCCGCGAATTCCTTGTAAAGAGAGTGACCGTCCACCACCACTGCCCCTTCTTTTCCGGCTCTAACGGCAAAACTTTCGGCACGAGGTCCGGTCAAAAACACTTTAATGACTGAATTGCTAATCAGTGTCCGATAAGCTTCGGTCAGACTTTTTACCTGATCTTCGGCTTCCCGCTGGCGAATAACAGCACCGGCACGAGTTGACGCATCCCAGCCATCAAGTGGGGAGTTAAGAACCTTAGTAAAGGCTTCAATATCGTTGAGAATGGCTTGAAGTCGTTCTTTTGCTACTTTTGCTTGTTTTTGTTGGTCTGTGAGTTCCATTATATTACTCCTGGGAGGTTTCTTCCGGCTCTTCTGAGAGTGGGGGTGCAACTACTAATATCGCGTCGATCGCAAAAGGTCTGTTGGATTTGTATCGCGTGAGATGCAGTATCGCGATCGACCCAGCCATATCCTTAGGAGCTTCGAGATGTCCTGATTCTCGATCCGGCCACTTAACGAATAAGAATTGTTCACCATCTACGTCAAAAATTACTTCTACGGCAGATTTAGTTCCACCCTTGTAGCTGAATCGTCTTTCGGAAATGATATATCCAGCTACCGTGCAGGCAACATGCTGGCCATCATAAATCTCAAATTCTTCGTTATAGTATCTAAGCTGTGCGCCATCAACCAGCGGCACGGCTTCAAGTTTACGGTCGCTGCCGATACCCATCTGACGCTTCATGTCCGCAATACTTTCTGCAGTACTGGGCAGATACCAATAGTTGCCTTTACCGTCGCTAGTGACACCGTCGATCCGCATATCAACCAAAATAGGCACCACGCTGTTGGTGTAAATTGGCAAAATGTTTTTCTGCATCTGGAATCTAGTCAACGGATTTAAGTCCACGTACTTTTTATCGACTTTACCTTTTTTAGCTTTCTTTCCTGTAAGGGCCTGAGTTACATTCGCCACTTCTTGTTCGTAATAATCAAGTTTGTCGTTAACGTGTCTCAATTCTGACGGGAAAAGGCTGTCCATAACGCCAGAAACAATTAGCTTGCCGACTACGCCTCTATTTAGGGCGCTGAGTCCGGCTTTAACTTTTTGCTTACCTTTGGCGTCAAGCATTGGAGTACCGTCTTCGTTTACTCGCAATGTGGCTCCAGCCATCTTTTTGCGGACTATTTTTTCAACAAAATCGGTGACGCTTAAATATGGGCGACCAGCGCAAAGTTCGGCATGAGCTGTGGGACCAACGCCGTTAATAAAGCTCAAAGGCGCTCGGATTCTATCGCCCTGGATTTCAAATTCGTCGCCCGAATACCGCACATCCGGTAAGTCGATCCACTGTTTGCAATAACGCCAAAACTTTTCAGCAATTTCCTTCTTGTCGGCGTTTTTTAGCACCGCACACCACCACTCGTTGGGGTAGTAATGTTTTAGATAGGCGCAAGCATAGGCGGTGACGGAATAGCAGATTGAGTGACTTTTGTTAAAGCCGTATTGTCCAAAGGTGACTATCTGGTTCCAGACCTTCTCCGAGTCTTCTTTACCGATTTTCTCGGAAGCTTTGGCAATAAAGTTTGGATACGCTTCCAATACCTTAGCCATCTTCTTCTTCGCAATGTTAGTGCGAAAGGTATTGGCTTCTATGCCAGTGCAACCAGTCAAATGCTGATACAACTTCTGTAATTGTTCTTGGTATACAATTACGCCGTAAGTCTCTGGAAGCAGTGCGTCTAGTGCTTTAATTGGATCGGATGGAGGAAGGCCTTTAGCTCTGTTGGCGTATTCAACCAACATATTATGTTCTCGGCCAGTAATCGGGTCCTTGACCTTAGCATCCAGAGGACCTGGGCGATCTAGAGCCGTGAAGGCGCTTATTGCTTCAATCGAGTCAATAGCTTTCACACCCGCCGATTTGTCGTAGTTAAATTGAGTCAACCATTGTTTGGCGGAGTTGGTATTGAGCTGGAATACGGTTTCTGTTTTACCTTCGGCAATGTCGTTGAATACGGCTTGGTCTTCGGGAAGGTCCCAAATATCCATTGGCACACCAGTCGTGGGATTGGGTACGATACGAAATCCTGGAACTCGGCGACCATTAAGTTTGATATCGGATTCAAAGTCTCGGTCTGGGTATTTTGCTTGAATGAGCTTAATTGCGGCACCGATGTCCTTCAGGGAATTGAGCCCGAGGAAATCCATTTTCAAACCACCTACGGCCTCAACACTCCCCGCCGTGTATTGGGTGGTACGAAATCCGCTGATAGTGGTCGTGGGTATGAAATTACTGATGGGCTCATTTGCGATGACAAAGCCGCAATTATGCATTACAACGCCAGAGGCGTGAACGAAACTATGGTGTTCGTGATTAACAGATAAATCATATACCTGTTCTGGTTCTTTTATTCGTGCTGATATTATCTTCATGGATCTATCTTACTAAGTAGCTTTCCGATCTCCAACATCACTTCGTACGATACATATCTTCCACGCATCCAATTACAGCGTAAACAAGACGGTACACAGTTTTTCTTAATGTGACCTATGTCATTGTTTTTACGATCCAGACCGGTAGCAGGTCTTCCGCAATAACAACAAGGAGAACTGCGAGCCTCTAACACGTCATCCACGGTAAGATCAAAATCCCTTCTTTTGTCTTTATCTCTTCTAACGTAAGAGTGAAGAAGTTTTTTAGCTGCCCGAAGAGTGTTTTGAATTGGGGAGTCTTTAAATCTAGTAGACTTTACACATTCTTTACACCAATAATTCTGTAGACGTATCACTGACCAACGCTGTTTCCAGCGATGGCCTACAGCGCATTCCCAAGTCGAATGGCATGAAGCTTTGTCGGACCATTCAATCAACTTACCTCCCTTGAGCTTAACGTATTCGATTGCCTCCTTTTTTAGTGGGCGTTGGCGACGAGAACAAATCCTACATGGATTACGCGGCGGTTCAACCGAACGATAACTTCCTAATATTGTACTTCCACATTGGATATGGGTAAGTTTCAGGTTAGGTTCTGAAACCCCCTTGTAGTCTCCAGGATTTTCTACTCGATACCCCCATGAAAACAACTGAGATTCTATGAATTCTTTACTGTGCTTGGTTCTACCAGATCCACGCCTAGCTCGAATGCCTTTTGAATTCCCATCCACCCCTCTACGGTAAGTATTTGGTGGTCTGGAGTACAACATAGCTTTGCTCCATTTTCTAATGTGTATTCCGTTATCGTTCGAACCCCCTGATTTATTAAAAGGGCCGTGGCGTTGGCGCCTTGTCCTGTATTTATTATTTGTTCGTTGCATTCGACAATATCCTTTATTTGTCCGTCAGAAAGTAAGATTGCCTCCCGCGCCGGAAGACAGGCGTGGCGGCTTTTTTGTCGTGCGATACCCAACATTTTCTTAACGATTTCCCATTCTTGTGGGTATCTCTGAATATACTCCTTAAGCTCCTGAGATTCGTCAATCAAACCTCTTATTTCTTTTCCGTCGTCACCCGTGTACCCAAACACAAAATCGGCATCATCAACACCCTGAGGCGGCATCGGAAGCTTTTTGCATAAGACTTCAATCTCAGCATCTACGTGGCCATGTAGTGAACGATGAACATCTTTGATAGATGACTTGAGACGTAGCATCGTATTCGTTGAAATTGCGGCCACGCAATCGGCAAAGCGATTAAACAACCACCCGCGCTCGGGGTCGATAAGGGGGTCTCTATCCGGAAAATCCATGTCAATGTCCGGCAGCTTCCCGTCCTCGATACGGTCCTTCGTCAGAAAGCGGTCTTCTGAGAGGTCGTACTTGAGTGGGTCGACGTGAGTGACACCAAGATAGTAAACTGCGGATAGGCCGCCTGCGGAGCCACGACCCGCACCGCTAAGTAATCGTTGTTGTTCGTAAAAGGAACAAACTTCTTCGGCAATAAACAAGTAAGGCAGGAGATCTATTTTGCCGTTGTGATGTAACAGTTCTACTTCTTTCTTTAAACGGGATACGCGTGTCGGATTACCCCAATCCATGCGCCCGTGTTTGTCGAGCAGGATCTTAAAATACTTAAGAGTATTTGATGGATAGAATGACGCAGGTAAGGATTTGCGATCTGTGAATTTGAAGTCCTTGAAACGCTGACTCCATTCAATATTTGAGTCTACCATGGATTCGAAGTCGCTCTCCGACATCCCCATCACACCTTTAAAGTAAGACCATGCTTCAGCAGAATCGAACCTGTGATACGAATTTGCGAATTTCCACGAACCACCAGAGCTTCCGAGACGGGAATCCTGGACAATCTTTTCATCTTTGGTGGCGAAATGCGCATCGTCGGAAAGCAATATTTTATCGCCACGAGTTCTAGCGAGATGCAACATGAATCGATTGGCGGCCAACTGAACATCGCCATCAGGACACCAAGGCTGGCATTCATTCTTTAGAAAGTCCTCAACGAGCTTGCACTCGACAATGACTTTGGGTTCGCGTTCCTCCCATTTACGGTTATTCATTACCGCAACCAACAAGCCAACATCCTTACCCCGTGAAACAGCTTTGGCTAAGTCTTCGGCACTGACGCCATCCGAGAATTTAGTGGTCTTAAGCTTTTTCTCTTTCCAGAACTTAAATTTCTCTCCGCCTTCAATAGTAACAAAGACACCATTGACCCAGTATTTGTCACAAACATGCGGAAATACTTCAACGTAGAACTTGTTTCCAAACATCGACTTGAGACGTTCGTAGTATTTAATGGCAATGTCTGGGCGATCCGAAAGCAGGTGGCGTTGCACCATGCCGATTAGACATCCGGAAGTAGCGGTAATGTTGTATTGTGAGAGTCTTTCTAGATTTTCCCAAGAGAACAACGGCTTCCTTTCGGAGCCGTGCTGCTCTGCGCGAGCATCAGCTAAAGAAAGTTCTTTGACTAACGCCTCGTATCCCTTTTGGTCTTGGGCGTGAAGCGTAATGTGGTAGTATTTGTTGTAGGAGGCGAAAGTTCCTTTAGCGTCCTTTTCGATACCTGCTGCCTTGAGAATCGGGCAATCATCATCTCTAAAATAGCCCTCGACACCCAAAATAGGAATAATGTTGTTCTTTTTGGCAAGGTCGTACACTTCACGACATGCGCCCATAGAACCGTGATCAGTACACGTTGTCACTCCCGTACCAAGCTGTATTTCTCTTTCTACAAACGCTTCTGGGGTGGAAGCCGTATCTAATGATTGTTGGTGACAGTGAGGAGTTGGAAAATTCTTAAAAGCCATTACCCCTGACTATATCGAGGGATCTGCTAACTTAGCTCTCAACCTCATGACGATATCGTTATAGATCCGATGAACGTCTTCAGCGGTAATCATAAGAGCCTGGGCGACGGTTCGGTCGGGTGCGCCCTCAGGAAAGCGCTCAATCACTCTAGTCAGACTGTAGTCCAATCTCTTGAGGTAAACAAACTCTGGGTCATTGTTGATACGAAACAAAGCTTCTTCAGTCGTCATGTGGGAACCTGATGATACGGCCCAAATTAACTTGGGCGGCTTGGACTCTAACGCTCTCTAGGTTCTCTTCATGTTCTCGGATTTTTTCTTCTATGGCCTTAAGTTTTTCGTCGTCGTTCTTAATTTGTGTCTCGATGTGATGAAGAAATGTTTCCACAGACCTCCATTCCGAAAGCAAACAAATTTTGGCCGACTTCATACTCTTCAGGTGCTGTCTGTATTTTCTTCTATGCTCTTTAAAATTCTCAATACTTTCTAGAAGCGATGACCGTTCTTTACGTGCATCCCATATCTTGGTCTTAATTCTTTCGTATTCGCTTTCGCTATCAAGGGCGATAGCCTCGTTATCTCGACTCACTTAGAAACCATCAAAAGCCTTGATGATTTCATCTAACGATTCATCTTTATCATGAGTGCTATTTACGTTAATAAAGCGGTAGTCTCCGACAACAAAACCAGGAGACGATTCCCACATGCTCTGTCCACACGCACTCTCAAAGAGGCCGATGGAAATTGAGTATTGGTCGGAGGGAATGAGGGCGCCGTTGGTGATTAAGATGGCGCCGTTACCCATATGAATTACCGTGCCTACGTGAACGTGGCCGATAAAAAAGAGCTTGTATTCGTCGGCGTTAGGTAGGCTGGCGTTAATGCGATTGATTTGGGCCTCAAGATTTTTGGCATTGATGACACTGCCAGGATAGCCTGGATTCAACACCGTGTCTCCGTGGGTACCAAAACACCGCTGTCCAAAAGATTCGTAAGTCACGTATGGTTTTAAGGTGATGTCGAACTTAACGTTTTTAAGATTCTTAGCAGCGGTCTTAAGCGAGTAATAGATAATAGTAGCAAGGCTGTCTGTTTTTTCGTAAGTGGCACGATCTTTATGACGTGAAGTAAAGCGATCGTGATTACCGGGAGCACAATCAACAATCACTTCCGAGAATTCCCCAGAAAAATATTCAATTGCTTGAAGTAGGAGGTGGATAGCACGAGCCACCTGTGCGGCGAGAATATCTCCATCTCGTAAATCATGAAGCTGGCCCTGGATGATGTCTCCAGCAAGATGAACACGCAATCTCGTCTCGCTTCTGTGGTCGCGTTTGTAATTACATACGGACTTGACCACATGGGCTAGCCGTCTAGCTTCTTCTACAGTCCCGTATTTAAGTGGACCATATTTGGGGTCTAGATCGCTACCAAAATGAAGATCGCTTAGAAGTATGTTCAGCTCCCTCGTTATGCCTCCACGAGCTTTTTTAGGAGGCTTTACCGATAAGGCCTTCGATTTTGCGGCACCAATTTTATTCGATAACCCCTCAAATCTGTCCCAAAAGGCTTGTTCGCGTGCAGCCGTCTTTGCTTCTTTTCGATTCGTCGAGGCCGTGTCTCGTACTTGGACAGCACGTACCGGTATCTGTTTTCTGTCAGATAAGTCTCTAGAAAATGCGGCATCACGCAATGCTGTGAAGCCCCCAAGTTCTTTTATACGAGGAGCATTGTCTGATAACCATTTGTCTTCGTTTGCTTTCATGTACTTCTGAAGCTGGTTATATGCGAGGTCGTATTCTTTTACACCTAGATGTTCAGAGGCTTCTTTTATGTAGGTAGAAAGCTCTGTCTCAATAGACTCATCTGACATTATTCAAATCCTTACGACTGCGCCACAGGCGCTTGCTCCGTAGAAGATTCGGGCCCAGATGTAACTTCTGGTGGTTTGGGAGTTACCATCCTGAATGCCTCTTGAACCTCGAAACGACTTCCGTTTAAATCCAAGATAAAGCCGGTAGCCTTACCGAGCATCTGTTCTTGGGCCTGGGGCGTAAATTGATCAAATCGTACCTGCACATAGCCGGGAGGAATTGGGTTTCCGTCTTTGTCGAGTTCTCGACCCACAACTATGCAATTGGATTCAAGAGTCGTGAGAGGTTCGAGAATACCTTTGGATTTGAGGTCTTCCAACATTTTCTTTTCCCGCTCAACGGCTTCGGCTGTGCGCTTATCTCGAGCAAGCTGAATTTGCTCCTGTACTTTGGCGTCAAAATCAGGCCCGCTAACGGTAATAAGGGCGTTGATTACCTCAACCATGTTACGCATGGCGCCAGTTACCTGAGCAACCCGCTTGTCAACATCGTTTTCGATATATCCAGCAAGTCCGTTGGCTAGCTTCTCTAAGTCACTAAGGCGCTCTACAAGAGATTTTGGTTTGTCGTTTTCTGCGGTCATTTTATTGTCCTATTGTGTGGGTTGGAGTTACGATATGTGTATCCGGATTTCGGATCTCGGAATTAAAGTTTCTGAGACCCATTTCGCCGTGAGCTTGAGCTTGAGCAATCATCTCGTCGGGAGAAGGCATTGGTTTTGGTCCATTACGATCATAAGGATTAGGCGGTTCTCTAACTTGCCCCCTCTGAATCGAAACCGTACGCACTTCCCCATTAGAGAGGGTTACGTCCTTTAACTTTCCGGCAGGAGCTTGGTTTTGTGGCACGGCTGGTGTCGGAGCGTGTTGACGCTGCAGCGGCGCAGGCCTTACACTTTGTTCCGTCTGGGCAGCGGCTGCGCGCTGATGCTTGCCCGTACCAGGGGGTCGACCTCGACCACGCTTGGGGGCAGCTAATTGGCCTAGCGGCTGTTGAACCGGGGCTACAGGTTTGGGGGCAGCCAGACGTGCGGGTTGTACATCTGGTCGTGGTATAGAAGCAGGTTTACCTAGTAATTTGGCCGCGAATAGTTTGAGGACGCCCATTTCGTCGATATCAAACTTTGAACCCTTTGATCCCTGAGACTCGGTGTCGATACCCAGAAGAATGCGAAGACGTTCTTCAGCAAAGGTCTTGAATTCTTCTTCTACTGACAACGTTACCGGATCGTCACCCTCAAAGAGGGCACCCTGAATAATTTGCTCATAAAGCGCTGCCTTTGCGAAGCGAATGCGTGCTTCGGTCATGAGGTCGACTTCTTGTTGAACCTCTTCGGCGACGCCACCGTCGCTCATAGCCTCAAAAGCGGCGTCTACGCGCTGCTGTTGAGTAAATTGCTGACTAAGTGATTCTATTCCTGTAGGGCTAACGGGGTACGCTTCTGGATCAAATGGCATAACGACATTGTAGCCACTGGATCTTACTTAATTGGACACGCACCCGACTCACACTCTGATCCGTCAATGTCGACACCACCAGAGATATCGCCTTCTAGGTCTTTGACTTTAGAGCTTAGTGTCTCGTATTGCTCTCGAGATATAGCTTCTTTGGGAGCCTGGACAAATCCGTGGTCGTTGTGACACAAAAAGCTAATGGTTTTGATATATTGAAGATTATCTGCAAGCCATGACTTAAGTTGCGGAATCTCTTCTTTTTTGTAGTAAACGGTAACACTCACGCTTTGGTCTGCCCAATGCTTTTGTGCAAACTTGACAGTATCTAACTGTTTCCACGTGTTCCAGTCTTCGTCGGCTACCGGGGCTCCATCTGGAGCTTGTTCGTAAAAATCTACGACGACAGTATTGTGGTCCAGGCTGCCATCAAAACGCACCACGGGTTCAATATGATGACCGGCAGCAAGCAATTGAGATACAATAGGATCTGAAGCGCTGAATCTAATTCGCTGAATGTAATAACGGCTGTAGGCGGCGTGAATCCCCTCATACCCCTGCATATCCATCATCTTGGACATTGTGCCGGAGGGCTTAACGACCGTGGTCCGGATTGAGCGATTAACTCCATATTGCTTGGAAAATTTCTCGTCTTCGTCCTGGATTGCGGCATAAACACGATCCAAGGTAGGAGCCGTGAACAGAGGAGATTGCAGGCAGCCGGTGATGCCGATACCTACGCGCATATTTCGCTTAATGACTTCTTGCGCTCCTGGGATGTGGTATTTTTGCATTGCCACACGCTTGGCCCAACGGAACATAGACCTCGCGGCAAACTCAAATTCCTCGGCATCAATCAAGTTGGGAAGCGGCAGCTCGGCAAGATTGCATGGTTCAGCTTTTTTGGCTCCGCCTTCTAGTGTTGCTTCCGCGCACGGATTCGTTCCGTTTGCTGTATCTTTTTTCAATTCACCCATTCGTCCGTATTTTTGGATATTGGTGATATTCACAATACCAAATGGCTCACCATGCTCGTACGTTTTCCAGAAAGAAGGGTGAAGGTCTTCGACATCATCACAAGCCACCGATAAATTCGCCATGGCTCGGTGTGTTGGGATAGGTCCTAGATCCCATCTTTTGGATTTGAGATATTCCTTGTCCCAAGCATCGCCGATGATGATGATGGCGCTGCGGCGTACGTTGCCAGCGACTACCATTTCGCCAATCATGCAGAGAACATCCATCGCATCTATAGGGCGTACCATCTTACCTGAACGCGACGACAGCAGTTCGCATAGCTTCTCCACCATCTTAATGAGTGGTGCAGGTCCAGAAGCAGTGCCACCAAACCCCTTAATGAGTTCTCCCGCACCACGAATACAATACGTAGAATAGGTAAACGATTTGCCGGTTACAAAATATGCTTCGAGCACGCGCCACGTTAGTTGTACCCAGCCTTCACGGCTATCAGGCACAATAAAATCTGCATCCTTAGTGAGTTTGTGCTCAATTTGGACACCGTTTTTAACGCGCGGCAATTTACTAGTGTATCTGTGTTCGATAGAGAGACCGACTCCGCCACCAAGCATCAGAAGATCTTGGGCCATGACAAAATTTTCCCAATCTTCGGAGGTAGTGAACCAACAGTTATTTAGCGCAACACCACCCAAAGCTTTTTGACTAGGCGCACCTGAGTACCACCAGCCGCGACCTGCCGGACCGGCTTTGCGATTTAGGAGTAGGTACTCTAGCTCTTTGAGTTCTTTTTCGGGTACATTGAAGCCGTCAGTGTTTCCACGGATAATACGCTCTACGGTGTCAGGGAACTTTTCAAGTATGCCAGTATCCTTGCGAGCATAGGTACGAGTATATACTACACGGCTCAGGTTCGACCACGGTTTCATTGTTTTGCCTTTTTAAACTACATGATTCCATCGCATGGCGTAGCGCCCGCGAGAAAAGCAGCCGCCAAGCAAATGGCGTCAGCCGCATCGTTGTCTTTTACTTTTAAAGAGAGTCCGAATTTGTCGTTGACGTAACGAAGCGCCAGGTGCTTCTTGTTGATCTTGCCTCTAACGCCTAAAGTTTTCTTGTCCACAGAAATTCCTTTTTCTGTGGCTAGCTTTTTGGCCTTGGAAAGTTTGGCATTATTTTTCTTATCTTCTTTTGTCATCGTCAAACCAAGAGCCTGCCGCCAAGATGAACTTGAGAGGTAGATTACTTTCGCGGTCACACCACGAAGATGGATGAGAAGACTCTTGTGTATGAACTCAAGCACTTTCTGACTCCATCTACTCTTACCTAAATTAGTTTCTTCTATTACGATAACGTCGGGAGAGAAGCGAAGCACGAGGTCGAAGAGCATGGCGGCCATGGCCTCAGAGGCTTTATCGTAAGACCATGGGTACTCTCCAAAAGCAATTACCGGATGATCCAACTTAATACTCCCAAACTCTAACTTAATGCTCCCAAATATAGAGTCCGCATCGTCTTTTTCGAGATACGCCCAACCAGCCTTCGTGGATATGTCCAGGGCGAGAACTTTCATAATAGGACCTTAAGATTGTGGTCCTTATTTAAGTGGCAGGGTTTGTACTTCATTCTCTTGCAGCAGTTTTTCAAGACCCAGTCTCTTAAGTTTCTCTTCCAAGAATGGAGTATCTTGAACCACAACAAAACAAAACACAGCAAAAGATAAAGCCAGCTTAATGGTGGCCAGAGGCATTACTGATGGCAGTGCCGCTCTGCAGCTACCCAGAATAGTAAAGTTCTGATCAATCTTCTCCAGTGAAGACAGAAGCTGTTCTTGGTACCCCTTTGAGATAAAAGTATCTAGTGGAGTGGTATCCGATAAATTTTTACATAACTCTGTAGAGAGAAACAAAGTTCGGTATTTAATACCTTTCGAGGTCTCTCCCTTAAGGTTATCGAAAGCTTCTTGGGTTAATTTGGCAGCCAAATGACTAGGAGTACTGTTAACCCAGTTAAGCTCCCAAACGTTGAGTTGGGAAAAATTCATTGGTAATTTATCCCTTAAGGGCTTCTGCTTCGGCGTCGTTCTGAATTATTGTGGCAGCAACCGCATCGCCAGAATCAGAAAGCATACGAATCAGGAATTTGCTTCGAAGCTTGTTGCGTTGCGTGATTTCGCTGTAACCACTAGATGCGGCTTTGACTGCATCTTTCTTGGCCGCGAGATCGCCGTCGGCTTTCTTTGCAGACTGATTGGCCTCTTCGTTCTTTGCCACCTCAGCATATTTGATGCGAAGTGCGTCTGTATTGAGTCCATTAACAGAATCAATAAACGTAGGGTCAAATAGGTTGATTCGTTCTTCGAGAGTGAGTTTGGCTTTCTTGGCTGGTCTTGGCATTTGTGATTTCTCCTGAAATACATCTAGCTTGAGATCGCAAAACGAGAGACGTCGCGCTCGCTTTCGACGTCGATGTAGGCGGCAAAATATTCTTTGAGTTCGCTAGAATGGTCCACGACCAGAATCAGGCACTCTTCTGCGGCCTTCTGCAGAATTTGCATACATGCTTCTTTGGTTGGGGGACAGTGGGCAGAAAAGGATTCGTCGAAAATCATGAATCCAGGGCGCACGCCGGTTCGCTGTCCAATCACTTTCGCAATGGAAAGATCGACTGCTAACTCCACCGACTCCAACATGCCGCCAGAGATGCCGCTCTTCAGCGACACCGGTTTCCCGTTTTTCAATACCACGGGCTTAATTTCCTGCTTCACCGCGCCTTTGGCGGTAACGCCCTCGCTTACGAAGGTGACTGTAGTAGTCGGTACATTCGGTACGGATTTGAGCAATTCGTTGGTTTCGGCAGAAATTTGGGCAAGAACTTCGTCGAACAACAGAGTCAGATAATGCTTAAGGGCTACCGCTAAGTCGGCTTCCTCTGTATAAGATTTTCTTTTGCCTTCTAGAATTAGTTCTTGATTTTTGATATTGACTATCCCCGCTTCGTACTGGCGGGTAACGTCTGCGTATGCACGCATAATTCTTTCGTTTGCTGACTCTACGGTCTTTATTTTTTCTCGCATTGCGTTTTGTTGTGCGACTAGAGCCTCAAACCCATCGTCAAAATCCTCAAGAGCCTTCCGCGCAACTTCTACCGGCTTGCGAAGTTGTTCCAATACCGCTGCATCTTCGGCAGCTTGTTGGGCCTCAAAGAGTTTGGCCTCATTATCGATACGAGACTTCTCTGCTTCGTATTGCCGACTCAAAATCTGATGGACTTCACTCATTTTCTCCAGCATCGGATGCTTGTATTGTTGGGCCTGGGCCAACAATTCGTTATACTGGATCTCGTATCGCGCCAAGAGCAATTCAAGTTCTGGCAACTTCACAATAAGCTCGCGTTGCGCCCTCCACTCAATCTCTTTGAGGTCTAAAGCCTTCTTTGCGTCCTCCCATTGCCGCGAACACGTAGGACAGATGGACAGTTTCAACTTCTCAATTTCATTGCCGAGGCGTTGGTTTTGTTCCTGAACCTTCTTAGTGGTTACAATATCGTCTCTGAGCTTGTTCTTAAGCTGACCAATAGCAGCGGCTTCGTCGCTCATTTTTTTTCGCTCAACTTTTTCTTCGATTTTAAGTTGTTCGATTCGGGTCCTCGCATCGTTGGCTTTGGCTACCAATTCATCTCTCTTGGAGAGGTCTACGACGTAGCTAAGCTTTGGTTTCTTATAAAAACGATTGAGAGGCTCCATTACCACCTTAAGAGCGTCTTCAAAGGCATGGCGTTTTTCGGCCATTACGTGGATATTGTTATCTATTTCTTCTAAATTCTTACGGTACGCGTCTGTAGATTCCAGTGAAGGCAGAGCAGGTTCCCTCAATTGGGTCTTCAGCGCCGTGACGGTGTGTTCAAGTTGATCTACTTCTACTTTTAACGTGTTGCTCGTAGCTATCGCCACCGCTATTTGGTCCTCAACCTCTTTGACCCCTAAGAGAGTGGCGAGGAATTCGCGTTTTTCGCCATCGGTCATGGACAGAAACCGTCCACGTTCACCTTGCTGCCGATAAGTAAGGGCTTCAAGCAAGGTTGTGGGAAGGCCTGTGAGTTTTACGATTTCACGCTCAACCTCTTTGGCGGGACTAGATACGGTCTCGCCTAACCGTGTAATCGAGAATTCTTTGCCCCGCTTGATGATGGCGGGTCCAGAGTCAGTATCTAATTCCAGCTCCACCTGCATAGGCAGAGCCGAATAAAGATTTTGCTGTTCGGTCGCGGCGAAAGGGCAGAATCCGAAAGCGTAAGTAATTGCTAAAGGAATTGTAGACTTACCGGAACCGCTACTGACCCCCGTGCGTACGTCTCGGCCACGAATACCTACCAATCCCGTCCTTGGCAACAGCGGGCTTGATTGTTTATCTTGAAAGGCTCTGAATGCCTGAAGAGTTATTTTACGAACATGGACTTTTCCCATGTATCATTCTTCCTGCTGATCAGTTTGCTCGTACTTTAGACGGTGAGCTTCTTCTCTTTCTTTAAAGAGTCTTTCCGCTTCCGAATATCTTTCAAGACGTACGGGCCTAATTCCGTCATCGAGCACTTCCATGGCTTGAGAAGTGGCAGCCCCTCGGTCATGAACTCCGATTGAGGAACAATACTCGTGAGAGCAATGAGTTGTACCCATACTTTCTTTAAATGCTTCCAAAGTCATCAGCCTCTTGGTCTTGTGTCCAAGAGAGCATGTAAAATTGTAGACTGGCATCACTTCATCATCCCAGAATTTCTGTAGTAATCATAAGACGCTTCGGCTTCGGAACGCTCAAGAGTGGTATCGCGTGGGAACACAACCACCCCGCCTAGGGTCCCAAGCTGGGAGGCGATTGAAATTGAGTTACGAACGGCTTCCAGAACAGCCGGAAGCGAATCCACAACACCCGAACCACGAGCTTCCTTGAATTGAGAATCGAGGGCGTCGAAGATGACGGGTTCGTCCTCTTCTAACAAACCCTTCATTTCTTCCATTCGATTGAAAATTTCTTCGTCCGTATATCCGCAGTTCCGGAGCAAGCGCTCGACAGGCTCGACAAGCGACTTGCACAAAACCTCTTTAACTACCTGAGACTCAAAGGTCTCTAGTGTTAGAGAGTAATTGGTTACAAGCATCTCGATTGTCTTAAGCAGGGTCCAGCCGCCGCCAGGCAGAGCCCCGTGTTTGACTGCACCTCTCCAAGCACATGCCGCATCTTCGGCTCGATCTCGTTTCTCTCTCAATTCTCCAGAAGTAGGGGCGGAGATAATAAGCTTGGCGATGCCGCCAGAGATTTTACCACGACGCTCGTTGAGGATATTCTGCTCTACTTGTGACTCAGCCTGCGGAATTTGGGCCTCAATCTCTTCAACGCGGGCCAACACCAAACCTTCATCGGCGTGGCCGACGACGCTGGTGCGGTAGCGGGTGGATTCGAAGAACTCTAACTCCGGACCAATATCTTCCAGTGTTCCTTCGACGGCAGGGCGTGTCACCGGATCAAAGACAACGCTACCAGTAACCGCAGATAGGTCGTGGAGCAGGTCCAATTGACCAGACTGCATGGCGTTTCGCGGCAAAGTTAAAGGGAATACATTAATGGTACGATAATCTGACCAATTTCCGGCCATATCTTCGATGGCTTGTTGTGAAAATGCGGTTGCCACCACCACCACGTTGCGAGTGGCTTTGTTTACTTCGGGTCCGCCCCAGCGTTCACCGATTTTAGTCAAAATAGGTACGACCGTAGCCCAATCGTTGATTGATCCGTTATACAGCACGAACACCGGTTTTTCTAGGTATACGCGGTTATGTGCGGCATCGTTCATGAAAATACTAAAATACTTACCCACACAGTCTTCAAAGCCTGTTGAGATAGGATAGCCTTTAAGGGCCTCGACCTTGTATCCTGAAGGTCCTGATTGTTCAGTAAGAGTGACGTTGCCTTCGTCGCCCGTGAGTTCGAAACATTGAGCCACAGCTTCCGTCAATTCAACATCGCCGTTCGTCGAACACATGGCCACAGACTTAAGGAGATCTCCGTCCGGCTTAATAGCCAACGATTTAACAAAAGGCTCTATCTCGGTGCGGAACACTTTTTCCATGGCACGAACAACGCGTTGTGGAGAGATTTTTGGATTATCTTTGCAAAAGTTATACGTACGTCGCACAAAGGCTTCGGCCAAGACTGTGGCCGTAGTGGTATTATGTGTCAATACACAGCCATCAGTAATATAAAGAGAGTCCTCGTTACTTACCTTAATACACTGCATTTCTTCAAAACGGTCGGTGACCTCTACATCTATGATTTTGTCCCCGTACTTATCCCCTCTTAATTCGTGGAAGCGGTGAATTGGGGTGTCAGAAAACGAATCTGGGTCCTGGTCTCGGGTATGTATACGATAATACAGTGAGATACCCAAGCTTTCGCATAAGTTAAAGAAATCTACAGCAAGTTTATCGCCCACAGTGCTAAATTCAAACAATCCTCGCGGATTCACGTATCCGTCGGTGTCAATAAGTCCTTGGAGTAGTTCTTTTCTTGAAGTCACTGATCCAAGTAAGTATTCGGAGGGAATGGATTTTGAATAACTATCTTGGTTTCTGATACCAACGGTCTCGATCAAGTCTCTGATGGTTTTTTTCTCGGAAGTAACCCCTTGAATTTTGACCCGGAAAGAGTTTCTTTCATCTACCCAAGTAGTTTTAAGAAAAAGACCTTGAGGTAGCTTGGATTCTACCTTTTTAATGACATGTTCTTTAGACTTACCCAGTGACAGTTCCACAGAGCCGGTATCAGACAAACTACCGTCCCCCAACAAGACTCCAACCAAATATGGGTCTAGTGGGGTAGCGTTGTCACGGAACATCACAGGCCCGGCTTTGGGTACATAATACTTGTATTTATTGTACCCCTCCCCAGTTTGGGTCTTAAAATCTTTAGCGATTTCACGAGTAGTTAGTGTTTTATGTGACCCCCTGTTGGTGACCACTGACCAGAGATGATCTTCACAACATTCAACAACCTTGTTACCAGAGAAGCTCACTTTCACAAGGCGTTTCTTACCTTTTGGATATACCCCCAAAACCTTTTGTGTGGTTCCGTTAGAACCACAAATAGTCATTCCTACCTTGATATCCTCCATACGTACGTACCCGTCCGGAGTCAGGACCTTACTGTATAAAGGTTGAGGTCCATCGCCTGCTTCCGTGGCCGTACGTACGGATGCGTCTCGAGCCAGGGTCATAATAGAATGACGCACAGGATTGTCGTAACCCAAAGCCCGAAAGACAGTAACCCCGTCTTTAGTCACCAAGTCAGGGACACCAAACTCTTGGCGCTCTATGGCCACGACCTTACCACCAGGACCTAGAGTCGAGCCCACGATTTGAGAAATCTGTTTCATGGTATCGAGTACGAGTCCGTCGAGACTCTCTCCTTCGGTTACCATTATTTTTGCCACTGACTTTACTTTACGATGTGACGTCATTCTATATCTCTCCGGAGAGGTGCAATACTTCGTAATGCATATATACTGAATTGATCTTCGGCTATGAGAGCCACGAACAAGCTTTATCAACTCCAGGGGTTGCTAATGGTTTGGAGTCGAACGGTAAACGAGAGTGTGACTTTGTTTAAGAGAAATCCGTATACAAATACTAACAACTTTTCTTAAACAAAGTTTTCTAAACTTCTTTGTCAAGTCTTTTGGAAAAACTTTTTTGAAAAAGTAATCAAACTAATTTATTCAAAAAAGTTTAATAAAAAGGGTGAGTTAAACAATTTTAAGGATTCTCAACAAAAGAACATTCACCCCTTGACAGCACTTTGAGTTATCATCCTTGTAACAAGATCCATACGCTACAGCAATACCACGTTCCCCTTTTGATTAAGAGGTTTCTCTTCCTTGCGCTATCAAGCAAACCACAATTTGAGACAACAAAGATTGTTCAAGTACTTTGTTGAAGAGTCTCTTGGTAACATTTTTTCGTGTAGTGACAAAAACATCACCCGTTCCCTTGGATACAGAGATGCAGGGTACAAATCTAATACGAGGTTAAGGGCAGACATCAAAGCCCTTGTAACTTCTGGTCGTATCGAAACTAAAACCGAACTTCACTCTTATTACGACAAAGACAACGTCGAAAGGATTAGGTCCACTAGACATGTGTTTGTTACCTCCGACCTTTCTACGGATAAAGGTGCATTACTGTTAGCAAGTTACGTACTCACCCTCAACTCAAGAGTGACGGTCCATGACTATACGGTTTGTAGCGCTTTGCAATGTAACACAAAACAGTTAATTGCTTGGCGAAAACAAGCGGTTGCGGAAGGTTTGATTTCTATTTTTTATGCCGGATCTTCGGGCAAAGCTTATCGCTATCAAGTAGTTGGAGATTTCGTTCCCGTAAACCTTCCGGGTCGAGTGCAAATAAACGAGAGCGAACAATCCCCTTTAACTAGGAAACAGACTTGGAAGTCACAAGCTTCTGGCTTTGGATACTCGCCCGAAGACCTTATTCTCGTATCCCTTCAAAAACGAGACGGGGTAGCAGTAACTAATCAACGTGATTTTGCTAAACACGCTGGCGTTAGCTTGCCCACACTCAACAAATGGCTTAAGGTCTTGGAGAAAGAGGGTAAAATTTCTGTCACATTACTCCCTAAGAGAAAGCGTGAATACAGGCTGTTGGTCGAATACAACAAGCCGTGGCCAACACAGGACGAATACGCTCAATCCAAAGGATTTGAGGATGCCGCAGCCATGACAAAATATGAAGTAGATAAGGAAATAGCAAAAATGAGAGAAGAAGACGAGAAAGCTAGATTTTCAGAACGAGCATACAAGCACTTAGAAGCGGTTAGGGCCGCAGCTATTTCTCGTCCGAAAGAGGAGATGCTTGAAGCCGCCAAAAACAAGTATTACTCCCTTCCTGAAAACAAATACAAACCCTCCACCGTTTTTTGGCAATTGTTTGCTTGGGATGATCGCTTCAAGTTTGCCGAAGAATACCTTAACTCTTTTAAGGATGAAGACTAGATCTACTCGATAAATATCCTCTTAAGGAGGAGTATGCTCGTAGGATTTATTGGTGGACCTTGTTCCGGTAAAACAACGTCTGCGGCGCGATTATTTGCGGAATTTAAAGACTCTGGTCAGTCTACCGAATACATTGCAGAAAGAGCGCGTTGGCATATTGCCAAAAAGAAGTACGAGCTTCTCCGAAGAGGCTTGGAGTCTAAGTTCGTCCTCGACGATTTGGACCAGCTGTCTATTTTGTCTGATCAAGAACACGCAGAAGATGTAATGAATCAAGACAATATTATTGTCATCACAGATAGTTGCGTCCTTAATACTTTCTTGTACTTGGGAGATAACGTACTTAACAGTCCATCAATTCAACAATTTGGACGTCAGGTAGCCAAACGCTACGACGTTCTCTTTGTCTGCGCTCCAGTAGCCCGTCCATTCGGAATAGATCCCAATAGAGTGCACGACGAAGAAGCTTCAAGAATAATTCATGAAAAAGTTGCTTCTCTTTTCCCTCTTCTTGAGGGCGTAGAAGTCCATAATCTGTCGGGTACTACCCAAGCTAGAGTAAACATCGCCTTTGGGGTAGTGATGAATAAGTTCGCGGGACTACGATGAATCTAGTTCTTGAAGATCCAGTCAAATTGAGGGTTGAAATTGACGCCGAACACGAAACGAGTTTGCGTCAAGCCCTCACATATACGAACAAGGCTAAAGTATATGAACTGGCACGCCTCAAGAAGAATCCTTGGTTTGTAAACCAGCATGGTGAAGAAGCCTATGCGGAAAAATTAGCAGAACTCAAGGCCGAGACGAAGGTTTGCCTTCTGAAAGAGGATTCCAAGGGCTTGTGGACGTACAGCGGGCTCCTTGACCGCCTCATGAAGAACGGTTTTCTTAAGTACCAGAGCCGTGTCAAATATCCAGAGGCTGTGGGTATGCCCTGGGATAAGGTCCCAAAATTCAACGACAGATACTATCAGAAACAGATGCACGACAACCTCATTTCCGTAAGACATGGGGCCGTTGAGGTTGGCACCGGACTGGGTAAAAGTCAGGTAATTCGCAACCTTACAAGAACTTTAGGTCTCAAGACCTTGGTCGTGGCTCCATCTAAGTCGATTGCCAAAATGCTTTACTCCGACTTTGCTGAACACTTCGGTCGCAAGAAGGTAGGCCTCTATGGTGACGGGAAGAAAGATGCGAAGAAGCAAATAGTGGTGGGCCTCTTCCAGAGTTTGTGTCGAGTGGAAGAGAATTCTCCCGATTGGAAGGAATTGAAGAAGACGGAGGCTCTCATCGTGGACGAAAGTCACCTCACTCCTGCTAGTACTCTCAAACAAGTTTGCGAAGGACTGGCTGCCAATACCCCCTATCGTTTCTTTTTCTCTGGCACCCAAATGAGGAATGACGGTGCCGATCTCCTTCTTGAGGGAATCATCGGACCCGTAGTCTACAGCATGGATGTTAAGAGAGGAGTAGATGAAGGTTTTTTGAGTAAGCCCAATTTCTTCGTCGTAGACATGGTCTCGCCTTACAGTTACCTGTCTAATAATCCAGACGCAATGTTGGATCGACATTTTTACAGCAATGCGGCAATGTATAAGCGTGCCGCCGATATAGCCAATAAGTCGGTGGCTCTACTCGGTCATCAAGTTCTTATCTTGATAGATGAAGTCACTCAATTTCAGCACATTTGGCCACATTTACGCCATCAAGTAGGATTTGCTCACGGCGGATTAACAAAGACTAACAGAACGACCGTACCCGAACAGTTTTGGAAAGATGATCCAGACGAGTTGGTAGCGCGATTGAATGCTGGAGATTTACCTATCCTGGTAGGCACCAGCTGTATTTCTATCGGAACCGACATACGCACCCCCAAGACCTTAATTAATTTACAAGGTGGCACCAGCGAAGTTAAGATCCGTCAAGCTATTGGTCGCGGCACGCGCCGAGAGAATGGCGTCAAAGAAGAATTCAATTACTTTGATTTTCGGATGAGAGTCAAAAGCCCTGCTGACCCCGACTTTGAAGCCATTACAGAACGGCACGCCAGAATTAGAGAAAGCATTTACCACGACGTTTACCCCTCGGTTAAAGTCATATGACTAGAAAGACTTTTGATTCAAATCACTTTAAACAATTTGCGACCGTTTTGGAGGCCGTCATTTCCGGTTGGGATACTGACGAAGACCATTACACCCGCCAAAAGAGGCAGGTAGAGACTCTTTGTAAGCTGGAGCGTGAATTCCGCAATACGTTGATTCGTGATTGGCGCGGCCCCACCGTATACAAAGCTTTCGTTAAATATGTTAGAGATGAACGCAGAAATATTTTGTCAGCACGTCCTTTCTTTCGAGAACGGCAAGATGTTTTTAAGAGCAAAATCGCTCCCGCGCTCAGAGACCGGGCCGATAAGGCACTATACAAGTTCGATATCAACTATAGCTTCATTAGCTGGGTTCTAAGGACCAGACACTTTGCACCCCGAAGTAGAGTCATGAGACTTGCCAAGGCTGTGGGGATGGCGAGAAAGGAATTGATTGAGATGAATATGCCTCTCGCCATTAGCCGTGCCAGAGTTTTTGCTCGTCACCGACAACAGCACCTTGAATATATGGATTTGGTCCAAACCGCCGCCGAAGGCCTTATTGCCGCTATAGATAAGTTTGTACTGCCGTATCAAAAAAGCTTTGGTGCCGTAATGTTTGGGAGAATTACAGGCGATCTCGTTGAAGCTAACAGCGAAACCCTTGTCCACTTTTTCCCTTCCGATAAGAGGAAAATTTATACCGCCAACAAACTTGTACAAAAGGGGAAAACTTTTGAAGAAATTTCAGAACATATCAACACTGAATCGAAGCGTGACTCTGATGGCGTTATTGATGCTTCTAAACCTAACATTACGACGCCTGACGAGGTACAGCAACTCCACATCGCGGCATATACGATTTCAGGAGACTCCCCCGGCTTTGAGTCAACAGATAACGACTCCTCAGGGATTGACGATTCTCCGATCCACCGATTTGAAGCAGACGAAAGCTGGAGACCGGATGTACGATTCGAGAATGCTCAATTAACATCGGCGCTAGCTAATGAACTAAAGACTTTGTCATTATTCGAGCGAAAGCTCTTAACCCTTAAAGGAATCCATGTCTAAAAAATTGGTAGGTTTCAATAAAAATATCGGTGTAGAGCCGCCCCATTCTTACACCGCAGAGAAGAAAATTGTAGGTGGTGTTGCGTCGCCGGTCCATCGAGTTGCAATGGCACCCCTTAAGGTTGTTATTGGCAATGGCACCAATATCGAACCAGGAATGACGGTTTATGTCCCAGCAATATTTCTGCAACATAAGTGGGCGACTGACGTGTATGAAATCGATGGTTTACGGTTCTGTCTGTTGACGGAACAAAACGTGGTCGCGGTTTCTTCAGAGGAAGACGATGCCGACTAAAGTGTTGTATGTCGGAGATCCCCATGCGCGGCCCGACTGCTTGGAAGAGATGCGGAAACTCATCGACTTCATCGCTATAACGGCGGTGCAAGAGAATGTGAGCCATATCGTTTTCCTAGGTGATCTCTTCCATACTCACAGTGTGATTCACCTCAGCGTTCTCGCCTTCTGGCGTGAAGCTTTTGCTCAGTTATGTAAATTACCTTTAGAGGTAGTGGTTCTTGTAGGAAACCACGACATGTCGGGTCGCAATGGCGACAAAAACAATGCGTTGATGTTGTATGAGCGAAATAACTGGAGAAATAGCTTGTGTATCGTTGATCGCCCTAAGTTCGGGATCATTGACGAAGATGTGATGATGTTGCCTTATTACAAAGACAACGCTGAATTCGTTGAGGTCTGTAATGAGAATCCTACGGCAGTTGTGGTCTGTCACCAGACTTTTGATGGTTCAAAATACGAGAATGGGTTCCCTGCCAAGGACGGTGTGGAACTCAACCTGATACCTCAAAAAGTAGTAATCTCTGGTCATATCCATACACCCCAACAAATTGGGAAAGTGTGGTATCCCGGAAGCCCTCGTTGGCAGACAATTTCTGACGCAAACATAGACAGAGCCATATGGGTCGTTGAGCATGACAAAGGCGCGATCAAAATTCTAAAAGGTTACTCTACCCATAAGGTTTGTAAACCCATAGAATTGCTAGTAGATAGGCCAGAAGAACCGGCCAAGTTGCCCGATTATGAGGCGGAAGTCATAGTGGACGTATTTGGAGAACCGGCGCATGTGAAACAACGCGCAGAAGAACTCGAAAAGTTGGGATATCGTGTACGACAATTTCCTACCTTGACTAAGCCAGTCAGAATCAAAGAGTCCGACGGACTTCCGGAATCATTCAAAAAATTCATTGGCTCTTACAGCGCAAAGAACGGAACTCCAGCAGAGAGATTGATGGAAATGGCATCAAAGAGAATCTCCTGGTTAGGAGCTTAAGTGACAACGCCAACGCAAGAAGAATTGGTTCGTTTGAGAGAAATAACCCGCATGACGGGATATTTGACTAACGTTCAGATTCGTCAGCTCCAAATGTGGCCGCGTATTGTGTTGGCGGCTCACGACGCATCTGTAGAGTTTGATCCAGACACCCATGAAGTCGAAGTCGACCTTCTGGGTATTGATTACAATGCGATTTGGACGCCACAAGAGCAAATGCAGTTGTTGCCGGAGATGTTGGTTAAAGAATACCAGACACGACTTCAATACTTCGACAAATGTGTAAAGTATTTGTTAGGTAATGAATACGGCGTGACCGTAAAGTTTAAGGGTAAAGTGTTGGGACGTTCACCTCCTACGGCTCCAGTAAGTGGCGCGCATCTACCCGATTTTGAGAGGGCCGAAGAATGGCTGAAGAAGACAAAGAAATAATTAAGCGCCCAGAAGACAATCTGACGAAAATAGAGCAGGAAGAGCTTACTAAGTATCGACGCAGTGATGGCTACGCGCCTTTAGCTGCGTCTACAGCCGTGCGGCTATATCAGTTGTTCTTGTTGGGCCACTCGTGTGAGGAGATTGTACGTACAAATGATAACCGTTTTCCGTTGGGTATGGTGGTCGATGCTCGCATTCGTCATGACTGGGATCGTCGTCGCACTGAGTATATCGATAGGCTGTATGAAGAGGCTGGAAGTATGGTGCGACAACGTCAAGTGGAAAGCGCTATGTTTCTTGGGGATATGCTTGCTGCGGCGCATGCAGAGTATGGCCCCAAATTCCAAAAGTTCATTCAATCAAGAGACCCGAAAGACCTGCCCCCAGAATTTAAAATAGATACTCCCACAAAATACAAGATGGTTATCGACGGCCTCATGAAGATAACTGGTCAAGACAAGAAAGATGCAGCCGGCGCAGCCGTCCAGGTTATCGGCAACAATGTTATGTTGCAGGAAAGCGGATCTAAAACCGTTACTTCTCAAGAAGGGTTTGACATTCTTAAGCAGCTAGAACGTCTTGATAGTGAAAAGGTGAAGTAATGGACAAGCTACCGAAATTAACTCCGGCGCAGCTAGAATTTTTGGCTGCCAATAGAGAGCAACTTGAGCGCCGGGCGCTCTTTGCCGTCTGTATATCCAAAGAACATCTGCATGCCTGGATTAAGCGGTATCTGAAAATCGATCTGCCGGACACAATTGTCTGCGACGATGACGTAACGACGCCTGCTTCTAACAGCACCCCCATGGACCTTGTGTGGGAAATTTATCAAAAGGCTTTACAGGGCGATGACGAGAAGTTTCAGCGCGTACTTGCTTACGCCGCGCGGGACAGCTTTAAAACACTATCCGCTTCGGTTCTAGAAATCCTTTGTTTGTTTCATCTTCGGCGCGACGTTGCCCACATGGCTGCCATTGAAGCCCAGGCCCAAAAGGCTGCTTCGTATGTCTCTAAGTATTTGAATTTTCCTTATTTGCGAGACTTTGTATCAGGAAACAATAAACGTGAAATACGTATTACACGTTACGAAGATTCTCGAGGAAACATCCTTACCCCAAGAGAGTTCGAAGAACTAGAGCCTAGAGATCAGCGCAAATACGAGCCTATTTCTCATTACATGAAGATCGTCATTGCGACCCTTAGCGGTGCGAATTGTGTAGACCCTACTACTTTTATTCGTCTAGCCAATGGAGAGGATGTTCTTGCTGTAGATATTAAGTCTGGTGATGAAATTTTAAATTTTGATCTTAAAAATCACACTTGGACGACTTCTAAGGTTGGAAGTGTTGTGTCATCTATTAAAGCTGCTATGAAGGTTTCTTTGGATGACGGCTCCTATGTGGTTGTGTCCGAAGACCATCCAGTTTTGACTACTCGAGGATGGATTCGCGCCAGAGCTTTGCGGCTTACTGACAAGGTTCTTCCTCCTCCAATTTCCAGTACAACTCAGGTAATTAAACCACCTATTTTGGCTGACGGCGTTACCTTGGAATCGTTTAGCGTCGATCAGTTAATTTTGGGTTCTGTTCTTGGTGATTCTAGTTTGACGTGGCCCAAAAATTCATCTGGAGATAATTACGGTTCGGGGCCCCGTTTTCAAGTTTATCATTGCGCGGCCCAACTTCCTTATCTTTATCACAAGAAGGAGATCTTGGAGAATGCTGGCATTAAGTGTAGCGTATATATGGATCCACGTGGTGGTGGAAAATTAATGACTGGAGTTTTACCTCAATACGCTGACTATTATCGGATGATGTATCCTGAGAATAAGAAGCAGGTAACCAAGGAATGGTTGTCTAAACTTACCGACGAAGGACTGGCTTATTGGTTAATGGATGACGGCTCCGGTTCTCCTCAGAAATTGGGGTCCAGAAAAGATAAACACATTTCAATAGCTACCTGTGGTTTTAGTTTACAGGAACATCAATTAATAGTTGATTTGTTTTTAGCAAAAGGACTGAATCCCAAAATTGGGACAGTAACAAACCAAAGCTCCAAAACTTGGAATGTGATTGAATTTGATCTTGATTCTTCTAGAGAGTTATCGTCCCGTCTCGATAAATGGATCCATCCTGTATTGAAATATAAGTTCCCCACACCATTTCAGCTTCTAGATACCAGGTGTATTGAGACTGGAGCACCAATACAGAGATCTTCTGGTCTTGGATTCAGTAGAATTACCCGCACTCCTAAGGTCTCTGAAAGAGAAAGATGGTCTGCTTTTAGAGATATGTTTACTCGAAGTATTCAACAATTAGAATTCTTGGGCAAACGAGTAATGATGGATATTTCTGTCGATACAGACGATGAGATGAAACGTAACTTCGTAGCTAACTCCTCGTTATTATTACATAATTCCGAGCATGTGAGTTTTATGGTTCTCGACGAACTCGACTTAGCTCCAGCTGGCCCGGTTGAAGAAGCAAAAATGATTCCCGCCCCAGGTCAGGTTCGCGGTGAACTTCCCATCACGTTCATGACGTCGACGCGCAAGTTTGCCATCGGACTTGTTCAGCAAGAAATAGATAAAGCTCAAAAGGACAGCGATTACCATTTACAGATTCGTCATTGGAATATCATCGACGTGACGAAGCGCTGTGAACCTAAACGCCATCTGCCCGAAGAACCCAAAATTCCTATATATTATTCGGAGCACAGCCTACGGGCAATCAGTGAACCAGAGTACAACCTTCTTTCCACTGAAGAGAAGACCAAGTTCCTAAAGCAAGAAGGCTACGCTGGTTGTTTACGTAATTGTTCTTTGTTTGCTGTCTGCAAGGGGCGATTAGCTACTAAACAAAAGGTAACTGACGACAATGTTAAGCCTAGGCCGATGTTAAAGCCTATTCCTCACGTCCTCACTCAATTCAAATCAGTCAATCCAGACCACGCTAAAGCGCAATTGATGTGCTGGAAACCTTCTTCGGAAGGACTCATATATCCCTTTTTTAATTACTCTCGTCACATGATTGATGCCGCCGAGATGTATGAAAAAATAACTGGTGAGGAAATTCCTAAAGACCAATTAAATAATTTTACCAAGGCTGACCTAATCAAGGTTCTGCAAGAACGTGAAGTCGAATTCTATACAGGCATGGACTGGGGTTATACTCACAATTGGGCAGCTGTAACCGGGGCTAAGGTTGGTCACCGATTCTTTGTCTTTGACGTCATTGCGGTTGCTGAGCTGGAAGTCATGCAGAAGATAGAGATGTACAAAAATAAGTTGGGGTTCCTGGACGCCACTGTATTTGCTGACCCCGAAGATCGCTCTAGCATAGAGACCTTCCGAAAAAATGGTGTTCGCATGCGAAAATGGAAGAAGGGTAGCGTAATTGGTGGTATCGATGCCGTACGTACTAAACTAATGCCCGGTCTTAATAAAGAACCGGAACTGTATTTCCTGGCTAACGATGAAGGTTGTGAGTTACTGGCGGATCGTATTGCCAAGTATGCCTGGGTTCTCGACGCTACCCAGAAACCTACCGATGTTCCTAGTGATTTTGAAGATGATGAATGCGACGCCCTCAGATACGTGATTGTGAATTTGTTTGGTAATCGTAGCAATATGGTGGCGGCAATTGGTCCCGTGGCTCCCGGCGTTCAGTACGACCCTTCCTTTCCGGCGCCACGAGATGGAATGGGAATACCTCCTGGTATTTCCGTGTATCAAAACGAGACTATTCTTGAATCTACTACTGAAAATTGGATGGATCGTAAAATTCAAGAACTTACCGGCAACCACGAAGATCCCAACGTCCCGAAATCCGGACGTAAAGGTTCTTTCAGCTTTGATTTTTGACACGGTCACAATCTTGACCAAATAGAGGAATCCCATGCCCATTGTTGATATCCATTCCACCATCGTCATGTATGGTGACGGCGAGACGCCGACCCAGAACCCGCAACGACGCTTTGTTGATTGGTCACGTCATTTAACTGGCGTGAGAATCGAAAATCCGTCAGTTCGAGAGTATGTAGCCCAACCAGGGGAACAACTCAGTATTTTCAGTGGTGTACGGTCTACCGCCATCGACAATACCACCGAGTTCGATCTCACCCTTAATCCCGTCAAGGACTCTACGTACCGATTAACGGGTTCCGGTGGTACGGCTCCGGGATTTCGTACAGCTCGGGTCTATGACGCCACAAATAACGTCCATACGATGACGGTGAATAACAACGCCACGATGTCGATGGAAATTGGGGTCGGGAACTTCGGGGCCTCTGTTGGTGATTGGGTATTTATTCCCGATACCACGACTGGCGATAGCGCAAGTCCTTTTAATGTCGCAAATACTGGATTCTGGGTTGTTATCGCCGCCACCGCCACTAAATTGACCATGATTAGACGCGTGGGCGAAGATTTTAATGGTGTCGATGAGGCGCCTACGGTTCCAAGCGGATCCATCCAGATCTTTTCTTCAGCTGGCGTTCAGATTGGAGATGTGGTCAAGTTAAGCTCCGGCTTTTCGCAACCCACCCTTGGTACTTATGAAGTCGCCGAAGTTACCAGCAATTGGATTGAATTTGTTTCTGCCACTCCATTGCCGCTTGAAAGCGGAATAATCCCACTAGCCGCCAATATTATATTCTACAGTGACTTCAAACGTTTTGTTCGTGTTGAGGCGGATCAGCTCGCTATTGTGAGATTGAATGGAGACACGGGCAATACAAACGAAGTCGCCCCTCTGTTGGCTGGAGATCCAGAAGCAGTTGGACACTTTGAGAAATGGGGTCCGGTGTGGGAATTAAAGGTAGTAAATCAATCTACCGTCAATCCTATGAAGGTTACTGTAATTTCTGCGGAATAAAAATATGGCCGAAAACAAATCACCTCCAGGACCATTGCAGGCCGTCGTCGATGCTAAGGTACAGCGCTCCGGTGGGCGTATCAAATTCTCTCTTCATGATATCGATGAAGAAGGGAAGCTCCGCAAGTCCAAGGAAGAAGAAAATCCGTTGGCGGGTACCAAGCTTCAAAAAAGTTTCGTCAATTACACCGAAGACGTTAAGCGTGGGAAGGAAGTTAATCGTCTATCTTTTGAGGTAGACCCGACACACGCAAATTATTATCAGTCGTTGTGGATGCCTAAGTGGGGGCAACTTCCTGACCATGTCTTAAAACAAGTCTCCCTAAAAGATTCGTTGGTCGCCTCGATACTCACCATGCGCTCAAGCCAGATGTCTGCGTTTGGACGCGAATTGCAAGATCGCTTTGCTTCTGGTTATCGTATTGAGCCTCGGCCAGGTGTGATGGAAGATGCGTCCAATGAGCAAAAGGAGCTGCTCCAGAAGAGAATTGAAGATGCCAGTAAGTTGATTTCTACTTGCGGCTCTATCGAGGGGGTTCGTTTTGATGAGCGCATGTCTCTTTCTACCTTTTTGTCGCTGCAAACCCGCAACGCTCTAGTTTTTGGTCGTTTTGCCACAGAAATTATATACACCCGAGATCCAGACGGAACTCGTAAATTTCACAGCTACCGGCCTGTCGATGCTGGGACCATTTACCAAGCGGCACCACGTCAAGATCATCTCAATCAAGTACGTAAAGAGGCTCTGCACCTACTTCAGCAGCTAAAAGGGCCAGATGCAGAAAAATTGAGTGCAGAAAAGTTTGAAAACGACGAATACGCCTGGGTGCAGGTGCTGGATGGCAAGCCTCGGCAAGCCTACACACCGGAAGAGATGGTCGTTCATAACATGTTTCCGTTAACGGATATTGAGTTGCGGGGTTATCCGATTAGTCCGATTGAAACCGTAATCGATGGCATCGCCACCCATATGAACATTGTACAGCACAATAAACTGTACTTTCAAAGTGGTCGAGCTGCCCGTGGTATGGTCGTCATTAAGTCACCGGACGTAGACCAGGGACTTGTGGCGCAAATACGTCAACATTTTAACGCGTCTATTAATTCTGTTTCTAACGCTTGGCGTGTACCTGTTTTTGGTGTTGACCCCGAAGATAGCGTCGAATGGGCACCCTTTGATATGTCCTCGGGCCGTGACATGGAGTTTCAATACCTATCTGACCAAAACGCGCGGGAAATTTGTTCTGCGTTCTTGATTTCGCCAGAAGAGCTACCCGGCTATCAGCACCTTAGTCGCGGCACTAACTCTCAGGCGCTTAGCGAAAGCTCTAATGAGTATAAGCTTGAGGCTGCTCGAGATGTCGGTATCCGGCCTCTACTTAATCATTTCCAAGATTTCTTAAATGATCACATTTTACCTCTTATCGACCCCGCAGTTGCGCAGCTGTGCTCGCTAAAGCTCTACGGTCTCGATGCTGATACCGAAGAGAAAGAAGATACAGGTCTCACCAATCGTATGCAGATTGACCTGACCATGGACGAAATCCTTGAGCGTAAGGAAAAAGATCCAGTTGGGAAAGAGTGGGGAGGGAAGTTTCTCTTCAATCCTGCTTGGCAGTCGGTGCTAGATAAGTATTTTAAGGTTTCGGACATCAAAAAACATTTCTTTGGGTTACAGCCCACAGAAGACGATGAATATGTAAGAGACCCCTTTTGGTTCAATTACCAACAGCTGAAGATGCAGGCAGAGCAAATGGAGCAACAAGCTCAGGCGCAACAACAGCAAGCTCAAGCCGAGAGCGGTGGTGAAGTCCAGGACGAAAGCCAAGAACAGGATTCTCAATTAGCTCAAAGCGCAGACAAAGCCATTGATTTGATGAGCAAGAGCGAGAAACAACTGCCTCCCGGTAAACGGCGTTTGTTACATCTACACAAGAAAATCGTGAAAGACGCCATGGCGGAATGGGAAAAAGACAGTAAAGAAGCCTTGGCTGCGGTCGTGCAAGCCGTGAAGGACGAATAATGGCTAAGATCAAGCGCCTGTCTAAAAAGACGATGACTAAAATAGCCGACGCCGTCGACGCCCTCTTCGACAAAATGAAGGTGCGGCTTCTCGGCCCTCGTATGGTGGATAAGAAACTATTTATCACCTACAATCGCGAGAAATCGTTACCCGGTCTCTACGAGCAGGCGCATATCGAAGAGAAAGGTATTCCAGACAAGGAACATCTTGATCAATTGGTGCGTACCACTGAAAATTACTTAGAAGCAGTGCGTCATCGAGCGAAGGCTAAGACCGTGGTCGCGGTACAGTCATTTATGGCCGAAAATCCTGACGCTAATGTAACCGACGTCCTGGGTGGCGAACTTGCTGATATTTATGGTCAGGTTAAGCACGAGGTACGTAGGATTGCGGATACCGAAGCCCAGCATTTTCGCAATGTTGGTGTGATGGACGGTATTGTAAGAGTTAGCGCCGCCCACGGCATAAGTGATCCGATAGTGTATTTTGTTACAGTCAGAGACCAATACAGATGCGAGGAATGTACCCGACTCCATTTGCTTGAAGACGGCATCACTCCACGTGTCTGGAAATTGTCCGAATTAGGACATGGATATCATCAAAAAGGTGATGAAAATCCAAAGGTTGGGGGACTACACCCACATTGTAGGTGCGTGTGGGATGGAAACGCACCTGTAATTACAGAGTCTGGTATCAAACCACTTAAATCTGTAGAGATAGGCGACCGGGTATTGACTCATACTGGTAAGTTTAAGAAAGTTATTGGTACTTTTTCTAAAGATGGTCTACTGCCGGAGAAAACGGACGACGTATACCGAATAGAATTCAGGTCCCCGCTGGGAAAAATACACAAGCTGCGTGTTACCAACGATCACTTAATGTTAACTCAGCGTGGTTGGGTGAGGGCCGAGGCCCTGGTCCCCGGTAAAGATACATTAGAATATCTATTCGCTTCTTGTGAGACATGCAAAAAAGCATTTCCTCATAATATTCAAAAGCCTCGAAAAAGATTCTGCTCTTATAAGTGTTCTATTTCTGACAAAATAGGTAAACCAAGTCCTACTCTTGGCAGGAAAGCTACACCAGAAGAAAAAGAGTTGAGATTAAAATCCATTAAAGCACTTTACGAAAAGAAGCACAAAACAACATTCCCCCAAAAGACTGTTAATTGTAACGGGTGCGGAAACGAGTTTACAGTTGAAACTGGGTATAGGGATAAGTCTGGACATTGGGTGTCTCGTAAGAATTATAAGCTCGAGTATTGCTCTCGATCGTGTATTTCTAAGGCCATAGCTCTCAAACAATGGTCAAGTGCTGAACATAGACTTGCTGTTTCGGAAGCTAATCGAAAATCTATGTTAGAACAATATCGTACTGGCAGACGCAACCCTTTAGGTATTAAAGAAGCCAGGCAAGCTCTTTACGGTTTGGGTCGAGGCGGAAGTAAAGACGAGAAACGTTTGTATCAAACAATTAAAAGCTCTTACTTAGACGCCGAATCCAACTATTCGATAGGAAGATATTTTGCTGATGTTGCTATTCCATCTATTAAGACAGTTGTAGAGTGGGACGGTGGTGGTCACTGGCTTGATGTATATAAAGGCAAAAAGACTATGGAAGAAAAGATAGCTGAAGACGCAACTCGTGATGAGTTTATGAGAAGTTTGGGGTGGCACGTTCTCAGATATACAGAAGAAACAGGGTTTAGCACAATATTCGAAGATATCCGGAGGGTGGCTCAAAATTCTACTGGTCAATACTCATTCAGGCCTGTTGAAATTGTCAAAGTAGTTAGAATTCCAGCCAGCAAAGCCTCCCCTGGAAGGAGATTATATGATATAACTGTAGAGGATGATTCTTCTTTTGTTGTTATGGGTATTGTTTCTCATAATTGTTCTATGACCACACTTCTTCCCGGATTCGGATTTGATAGTGCCGGTATGGTTGCGTGGAAGGGTGAACATCACGACGAGTTTGAGCGCCAGCGTGCAGGGCTTTAAACCGGCTCAAAGCCGGTCATGAATCCGATTTCGTCGACTGGCTACTCATTAGTTTTCTCCTTGGTTAATGGCCGGAATGGGTAACCCCGTTTAGAGCCAAGTAAACAGAGTAACGTTCACGGTAGGAACAAGTCAAGGGCGGCGGCAATCTTTGCGGTATGGGTTTGTTGGACGCTACCGGATTTGAGGTCACTGCGTTTACATTTTTGAGTGAAGACGTCAATGAATAAGCTAACTAAATCGATGGTTATTGATGGAATTGCAGCTTCACAAGCTATTGATTCTTCAGGTGAAATCTTAGACATCGAAGGCTTAGATATTTCGTCAGTTAAAGAGGGTACGGCTCAAATAAATTACGAGCACCGCTCTGATTCGTCTGATGGGGCGAGCGCCAATGATATTATTGGCCATATCACTTACGCGAAGAAGATTTTTGGTCCCAAAGACTGCGAAAACGACCGACAACTTAAGTACTGGAATTCGGTCCAGTTACCGTTTGTGTACATCAAAGCCGAGCTTTTTGACGGTGAGGGGCATGTCGGAGCACAGGCAGCGGCGGCATTGATTCGATATTACCACCTCCGACGCCTACCCCTTGTGGCGAGATACTCAATCGAGGGATCTACTTTAAAACGAGAAGGCAACACCCTCAAACGCTCTATAATGAAGAGGGTTTCTCTCACCGTAAAACCTTGTAATCGTTCATGCATTTCTGGTGTTCTTTCCGATGGCGAAAAACCCGAAGCTTCACCAGACGCGCTTGAAAGTCTTAAGCGTTTTGAGAATCCAGGTCGTGCGAAACTCGGCGGCTACGAAGGCGAATTCGAACCCGTGGTTTTAGACCCTCTTCAGAAGATGAGAGACGCGGTGGAATCGCTGCGTGAGATGAATAATCTCAATAAAGCTCTTTCAGCTGGCGGCTTTGATGCTGTCCCTACAACTCTTACTGGCGGAGCCGCACTTTCGGCTGAGAATTTTGGCGACGTTGAGAAGAGAAAGAAATTTATTAAGAATCAGGTTCTTGGCGCCGTACGTGATTGGCGAGGTCGTGGTGACCTTCGGAAGTTTCTGAAGCATCGTATGCCCGACGCATCAGAGGACTTCATCAATCATTTTGCTGCTCTGGTCGAAGACTATCAACTTAAGAAGTTTGCCGACCTTGAAGCCAACCTAAATAAGGCAGTAGCTGGCGGCGCCGTTGCAGGTAAGACTCCAGCGGCTGCGATACAGCCCGCAGACAAACTGGCACCAAAGAAACCTGATTCTAAGGTCCAGACCAAGGCCAAGGCACAAAAGCTGGCGACCGTGGAGCAACATCACGCCAAAGTCAAAGCCACACAAGAAAACGAAGATAACCTAACCGAAGCCGACCTTGGCGATCAACCTTTAACCGTGCGCGGTAAAGCGGTACGCGCGAACGACAATATCACGTCTCCTCATTTTGATGAGCGAACAGGTACTCTACACACTCAACGCGGGTCCTTCAAGATGTACTTGCCGCAGGAAGATAAATTCCCAGGCGCTTTAGAGTCATTCCATAACGCTCTGAATGATCCAAAGGCTACTCATTTCCATGACTACGCTACCAGTAATTGGCTGAAGGTTCACAAACTTCTTAAGGAGGGTCGTCTGCCTCCGGAAGTGATTATGCACAGTGTGTTGTTTTCACAACTGAGTCCCAATACACCTGTCCCCATGCAGGAGCTAATGTACGGACATTTAGTGGACACCATGAAGGAAAAAGGGGTAGATGCCCGTTCGCCTTCATTCTCTTCTATTAAAGACGATTGGATAGGCAGAGATACCGGTAAGAAATTCCCTGAAGTGGCGGGAGATTTTTTCCAACAGAATCAAGGAATCCGTCTCAAAAACCCAACATCTACTAGAGAAGCTGGAGATATGGGGAGTTTCATGCTTGCGAACAACAAGTTCAAAAACATGGAACAGTATCATGGTCTCCATAATTCGTTAGTGGAGCTGTTTGGTCGTCATAGTACCGATGCCCGCGCAGCCGTTTCCGAGCTTATGGGTCATAAGCATAAAGCCAACTTGTGGGAAGCAAGGCGTGCTCGCGAAATCGAGAAAGGTAGACCCGATCCTGGTGAATATGCCGATGGCCCAGCAGTCCCAGGCCTAGCACCAAAGACTGGACGCTACATGGCGGCCATGATTGGCGGCGGCAACGTCCACGTGCCAGATACCCATTTTGCCCGTTATTTATTTGGTCTCGAGAAGGGTACGGATAAGCGTTCAATTGCTTACCTCAAAAACACTTTATGGAATCCCAACAACAGTCACGTTCTTGAGGGTATCGATCGTTTTTACGCCACGAATCACCCAGCTGTCCAGCACATGATGGATCATCCTGTTTTTGGTAAACAGTTTGCTTCCCGCGAAGACGCTATTTTCCCCGCGTTCTGGAAGAATTGGATAGCTATCGCACCACACGAGCGAGCACGCAAAATGAAGACCATGGCTTACAACGAAGCCACGGACCATAAACCTTTCTGGGAAGCCATCGCTCCATTTACGAAAGCAGAAAACGACGATGTGAGCTTTGACTTTGGTGCTAATGCGGACACACATGCACATGCGCGTAAGGTTGTTAATCGATTACGAGAACCTAATCGTTCTGTGGGTCATGCTTTTGTGGATTATGTTGTTGGCAAGTCCCCAAAACGTCCAGATATTCACCCCGACCTGGAACGACATCTAGCTCGTCACGGCATTGTTGATCCAGCTGGATACGGATTCGATGAATCTGGCCGCAGTATGCGCCGACCTATTCCGGGTCCGCGTAAAATTGGTCGCGGCGAGGAGCCTCGAGACCTACACAGATTCAGGATGATGAATCGTGGCTGGGATCCCGGCTACGTCAAAGGCGAGCTAGAGAAGTCTGAATCCGGAAATACATTGCCGCAGCAAACGGCACGGCTGCATGCTCAATGGGTTGAGCAATACGGCGAGATTCCGGCGCAAATGCTATACTACGCTCACATCGTTCCTCAGCTGTTGCGCGCGAGCCGCAGAAACGAGAACGTGATTGTCAAGTTTCAGCGTATAGCCGAAGATTTACGTAAGGCCGTACCTCAAGACCCGCCATTGCCAGAATTACCTAAACACGACACCACAGGCTTACATGAGTTTCAGAATTCTTGGACTAAGCCCGGTGAAATCGAACTAACAGCCGGCCCATTCAAAGGCAGTAAGCTCGCATATCTTGGTAAGGATAGCTTGAAAGGTAAGCATTTTGCTAAAGCCCCGACCGGCGAACTACATACTCTACCATTTAGTCAGGAAGGCAAGGCGTTCAAAATCAATGTTCCGCCTCAACCCGTCAAATTGCCGGCGTATGTGGATGCAAATCAACATAGCGATCCTCTTAATAAGACGTTTGCTCAGAAGTCGCTCTTACACGGCATTGATATCAATGATCGTGTGGGTCGCATCGAAACCGAAACACTTACGTCCAGCGCCCCAGGTGCCGGTTGGTATAAGAATCATGCGGGTGAGATGGGTTTGGTCAAACCTGATCCAAAAGGGGCTGCAGATTGGTGGGCTGATGAAGATCCAGAGTATGTTCGTGCTCAAAAATCTTACGACTTGCCAAGTCGTGAAGCTTTGTATCCGGTCATGGCCAAAGAATTTTTCGGCATGGGTCAATATGTGCCCACTACCGCCAAGTTTACTCATCCTAAGACGGGCGAGCCTATGTCCGTTCAGCAGCGAGTTGCTGGCGCCGAACATGTCGACATAGATGACGACGACCACGCCTACAATTTACACAAACTCTACAGTCAAGGCGAGTTAGATAAGTTAGGCCTCATGGATATCTTGATGGGTAATAATGATCGCCATCAAGGTAATTTTATGATGACTTCAAAAGAGCCACATGTTCATCTAATAGATAACGGATTATCTTTGGATTACAAGAATCCGTTGATACCTCACGAAGTATGGCTATCTCATCAATGGATGACTGACCATATGCATGGGCATCCCAGCTTCGGCGCTCATCCGATTCATGCAGCCGCCACCAACTGGTTGCTTGGATTGGATCATGGAGAATTTGTTAAACAACTTCTTAACCATGGTGTTCCCGAAAACATTGTCAAGCATGCGTCGCGACGCATGCAGGCTCTACAATTAGAAGCTGCGCAATCAAAACTCGACCCCGCGCAGCCGTTTACACGGGCCCGCGCTGGCCACGTTGTCGATAACCTCAATGGATTTGTCAATCGTTGGGGTTCACCATTTGTAGCGGCAAAACCTAAGGCCACAAATTCGGACTCAGAGTAAAGATATGATCTCCAACGGCATCTACAGACTATATAAGCTCCATCACGATGAGCTAAACAATACGACCCGGAGTCTAGCTGGACGAATTCTCGTACACGATGGGCAGATTGAGCACCTTGAAGATCATGGCGGCATGGACCGTTTACTACCCTCAGGTCCAGTCACTCCCGCGTTGGAGCGCAGATTCTCTCGTCTCACCTCCAGCGGTTACCACGAATTAATTAACGAAGCCGACATCGCGGCGGGCCATCATCCCGACGAAGTACAAGACCTAGATGTAGGTCCTGTTGAAGCAGAACATAAATTCATCATGACTGGCGATGGGGTTTCTACACCCGCAATGGTGGAAATGTGGGACGACATTATTACCGTCGATGGTCGTGAACTTGATGCTGTCGAAGCACACTCCCTACTCAATGAAGTAGCTGGCGGTAGGATTGTTCTTACACCAATCTAAGATCTATCGCTATCCCGAGCATAGGAACCATGAGCAAAAATATTCTTAAACTTTTTGACGACCTCAAAAAAATGGACCCAACGCTCTCGCAAGCATTGGCAAATATTCGTGCTGGTCGCGCTACGCCTCAAGATGCAGATGTAGTCAGCAGGGGCCTATACACAGACACGATGATTCCGCGTATTGGCAATAAATACGCTTATAATGATCATGTTTCTCGACACGCAAATGATGGCATCCATACCCATTTAGATTTAAACGATTTTCGTCAAATCAATAAACAGCATGGCCAGCAACACGGGGACGCCGCCATTAAACAATTTGGTAACATTGCAGCCGACGTATCCCGCATGTTTGGCGGCAAAATGCATCGCCGTGGCGGCGACGAGTTTTCTGCTTGGTTTCATCGTCCGGAAGCTGCGCACGGGTTTGCGCGCGAACTCAGAAATCGGTTAGAGAAAACTCCTAAAGTCGCGGGTACACACAATCTCGCAGCTTCTATCGGTATCGGCTACACACCAGAGCATGCCGAGAAGGCCTTACTCGAGGCCAAAAAGCAACTTGGTTCCACGGATCCAACTACAGGTCAACGTGTTAATGTGCATAGTGTAGGAAACGCTCCTACCGTAATCCATAGCTTGACTCACGAACAGCCTCCCGAAAACTGGAAGCCATCTAAAGGTCAGGCGCCCGGCCAAGCCAAAGAGTTGCCATCTTTAGCTCCAGCCGGATTACAATTTAATAACCCGCTCGCAAAAAGTACTGCTAAACAGCCGGTACCCTCAAAACATCCGGCTCTAGAAGGTGGAAGAGTAGGTATCATGACTGGTGAAAATCCTTTTCATCCGGCTACCGCCTCTGGCGGGAACGCGGGTCTCGAAAACGAGTTACGGAGTAGGGGGTTGCGTTTTGAGAAGGTTAAGGGAAAGTATTCTGAAGGTGAGCCAGAAAATAGTTTCATCATTCACGACGTCGATGCTCCAACGCTAATGGATTTAGGTAAACGCTACGGGCAAGACAGCGTACTCCATTCTCATAATGGTACTCATAAACTAATTTACACAAACGGACCTAATGAAGGCACATATCACCCTGGTCACGGATTAACGGTTCATCCACAAGAGCCGGAAATGTACTATTCGACCTTAGTCCATAATGGGAATCCGGTTCACTTCACTATGAACTTGGATTTTGATCAGAAACTTCCTTTGTCTTCTCATTCGACTCAGAAGCCTTCGAACCACGAGCAGCAATAAAACAGATCTTACATTGTGCCCGATTAGGGTAGAAGCATAAATCCGCCGGCAGAAGCTGCTGACAGATTTTACATTGTTTTAATCCACACGGAATTTTTTGTCGCCGTTTAACTCTACACAGACGACAATGACTTTGTACCGGCCTTATTCTATCTGGTGATTTTTTCAGATGGAATTCTGATTCATCTTTTTCAAGACCGCATTTCGAGCATTTGTATTTTTTGTTGGTCACATTGAAAAGATTACTGTTTCATTTTTGGTGATCCGTTAAAGCCCCAATCTCCCAGAATGTAAGAGGGAACTATCCTCTTTAAAACTTCTTTCAAGGAGCTAACAGATGGCCGCCACACAAAAAGCCGTTGCTATTGCACGCCAACTTGCTGAAAACCTCGCACTTCGCACCGGCCTCGCTGCCGTTTCGGGCGTTGACGCATCAGGTAACCCCACTATCGCCCTGGGCACTCAGTCTGCTGGACAGCAGGCCGCGTTTATCCGCGTGAAGCAAGACTATGATCCTGCTCTCGAAGTGGACGGCGTCGGTAACGCTCAACGTCGCTACACCCCCCACGTTATTCAGGTGGTTCTTGAGACCTCGACGATTGCCAACGTTCCTCTTATGACCGGTGCAAATCAGGTCATGATGTGGAAAGAGGTTGAAGTGTTCGGCACCAAGATCCAGCTCTACATGACCGCCAATACGACTGCTGTCAGCGTCACCGGTATCGATGCTGCCAACTTGAAGGCGACCGTGGATGATCTCTGGCAGCCGATGTTGTCGACCATCTAATTCGTCTTCCCACCCTTCACTCTTTACTACGAGTCTACAATGCCTAAAAAGACTTACACAAACGAAGAGCTGAACGCGCTGGTGGCCGAGTTTTCCGCAGAGTTCGACCAGCTCGTTAAAGCAGAAGTCGCAAAAAGCGGTGCTGCTTTAGCCAAGTCTGAAGAACTTCGTAAGGACGATGAGTCCAGCGATGGAGATGACCAGAAGTCGCCTCCTCCAGACAGCGCTTCCGCAGATGCTTCTTCACCTGCTCCGGCAGCTTCCGCAACTTCTCCAGACCCAGCTTCTCCTGCAGACGCTTCGGCACCTCCTGCAGACGCTTCGGCACCTCCGGCTCCCGACGCTTCTGCTTCTGCTCCGGCAGACCCCGCAGCTTCTGCGGCAGGAAGCGATCCTATGGCGGCTCTGACTCAGGCGTATTCGCAACTCTCTCCAGATGAGTTGGCTATGCACTTTCAGGCGCTTAAGCAGGTTCTTATGGCCGGTCAAGCTGGCGCCGAAGGCGCTGGAATGCCCGCAGACCCTATGGCAGGCTCTTCTGCTCCGGCTGCAGGTCCAGCAGCAGTAGCTCCTCTCGCAGGAGAAGGAAGCCAGCCTGTCGATCCAGCATCGACGATGGCGCTCAAGAGCGAAAACGAAGAATTGACTCTCGTCAAGTCTGAGCGTGATGCCGCCGCAATGAAAATTGCGGAACTTGAGAAGTCCGTTGCTGCACTTACCGATTCACTCGGCAAAGTGTTGGCTCAGCCGATGCGAAAATCAATCACCGGCAAAGACATCGCAGGTGTTCTTGCTACTGACCCGAAACCGGCTCCTAAGTATGAGTCGATGACGAAGTCTGAAATTACTAAAAAGCTACTCACTGTAGCTAACGACCCCGCACTGAAGAAGTCGGATCGTCAACTGATTAACAACTATTACAAGGGTGAAGCAAATGTCGAAGCCCTTGCACACCTTCTCAGCTAATCCCTGAGATTTCATCTTCCCGTAAAGGAGATTACACAATGGCCGCAGGACTAATTGAAAAGCTAGACGAGCTGCGCAAAGCTTTGGAAGCGGGTAACTTCAACGCCCGTCCTTCGAGCCTTGTTCAGGGCTCCGCAATGCAAGTGGAAGACATTTCGCCAGTGATGGTTAATGTCACCTACAATGACAAAACTCTTAAACTCCAGAAGAAACTGGGAGTGAAGCCCGCGAAGGGAACCTTCATCCAGTTCCTACGACGTTTGTCGTACGGTACCTGGGGCGGATCCGCTCAGCTCGAAGGAGCAGTTGGTAATGAGCAGACCGGTGATTACGTACGTGCCGGTATTCCGATGGCGTACTACTCGGAAGTTCGTCGCGTCACCCACGTGGCATCGCTCGTCAAGACTGTTACTGGCGAAGATCCGAAAGAGCTGGAAGCGGAAGCCGCTGCTCTTCGTCTCGCTGGCGACATCGAGTTCGACTGTTTCCGTGGCAAGGCCGACTTCACCAACGCAGGCGTGTTCGATGGTAACCCCAACGTCATCCCCGCGCTCGCGAACATGATTGGTCTCGAAGTTCAGATCCGTCAGTCCGATCTGCAGAGCAACACCCAGGACCTGATGTTCGAAGCCTACGGCTCGGGCCTCTCGGTCGTCATCAATGGTGGCTCGACGCTGTCGAAGAGCAACATCGAAGACGCTCATGTTCGTAGCCAGATGAACCACGGCACTGCGGACAAGCTCTTTGTCGACCCTCTCGTTCTGTCCGCACATAACAAAATTATGTGGAACAACGAGCGCGTGGTTCTCGGCGCTTCCGCCCAGGATGCGACCGGTCAAGACCTTCGTCGCCAGTTTGTTTCCGGCGGTATGGTCGAAATCGAAGCTTCCCGTTTCCTCTCGGGCAAGTTCAAGTCGAGCCGTCCTCGTCTTAACGCTCCTGCGGCACCGTCGATTGCTGTTGACGCGACCAACGCCTCGAGCACGGCATTCGTTGCTGGCCAGGTTTACACCTACTACGTTACGGCTGAAAACAGCCTCGGCGAAGGTTTCCCCTCGGCTAGCGCGTCAGATACTGTTACCGTCAACGGTAACCGCATCGACGTGACCATCACCCCCGGCGCAGGTACGCAAACGTTCTTCAACGTTTACCGTTCACCCGCTGGTGGAAGCGCGGCGCAAGCTCGCTTCATCGGTCGAATCGTGAACTCGGGTGCTGCGACCACGGTGTTCCGAGACCTTGGCAACAAGATCCCCGGATTCGTGACCGGCTTCCTGGTGCAAGAAGACACGATGGAACTCATGGAACTGTCGGCATACAGCCGCATGAAGCTCGCGGTCACCGACCTGTCGGAACCCGAAGCCCACTTCAGATTCCTTTGCTTGAAAGTTACGGAGCCCAGAAAAAATTGTTTGATCGATAACCTCCGTGGCGATCTGTAATTAGATAACACTAAGTAATAATTAAAGAATTAAGGCCCGGCACCGAAAGGTGACCGGGCTTTTCTTTTTGTAAAATGTGGTTATTGCTGGTGTTTTGTTAGATCTTATGCTATTAGTACATTAAAATGTCTGAGCTTACACCAGAAGAAAAAAAGAAACGTAGAAACGAGCAGATTCGTATCGCCAGAGCCAAACGTTTTGAAGACCCAGTTTATAAAGCAGAACAGCTTCGGAAGAACGCGGAACGCACGGCTCGACTGCGGGCAAAGAAAATAGCGGCTGACCCGGATTATTTACGTAAAGAGGCTGAATACAATAAAAAATATCGAGCCAAAAATTCAGAAGCACTTCGGCAACAAAATAAAGAATATCACGCCCAACATAGAGAAAAACGAAATGCGGCCACAAGAGCCTGGAAAGAGGCTCACCCCAAAGAATCTGCCCCCAACTCCAACATCGTTGCTCCAGAGATCAAGCTTAAAATCGTAGAGCTTCGCAAACAAGGTATTGAGCAGGCGGAGATTGCGAAGCAGTTAGGGATTAAAACAACGACAGTAACGTACGTATGCCACCAAGCCGATATCATTCTCACAAAAGAGCAGCGTTCGGCTAGAACCTGGGGCGATACAGATTTACAGCGGCTTAAGGACCTTCGGAAAGAGCATCCAGATTGGACCAGAAGACAGTTAAGCCAGGCCACCGGATTCAGTGTCCCCACCATCAAAAGAATATTGGCGTTAGCTGGTCCTGACGCCGCTTTGTCGCCAGAACAAATACAAATCAACGCTCGCGCCGCAAGAACCGTTAACGCAGAAGAGCGACTATTACAGAGATACGGTGGAAAAAGTTGGCAAGAGGTAATGAGCCTTCTTGCTTCGCGTCGCGGAGGGAAGGTTTTAGGTCAATATCAAGACCACAAAGTGAAATTGGAATTTGAATGTCAAGAGGGCCACAAATTCTTTGTGGTTCCCAATGGTATCCAACAAGGGCAGTGGTGCGCAAGATGCGCTAATGTTGGGCCATCCAAAGCCCAACTAGAGATTTCTGAATACGTAAAGTCTTTGGGGATAAAAGTAGTTGATGGAGACCGATCGGTCATCAAACCCCTGGAAATCGATATTTACTGTCCTGAGATTGGATTAGCCATAGAGTACAATGGATTATATTGGCATTCTTCAGCTGTACTTAAAGAGCGTGGTCGGCATTTTAGAAAATGGCAGGCTCTGAATACCGCTGGAATCGATTTGTTTGCTATTTTTCAAGACGAATGGATTGTAAAGAGAGATCTCATTCAGGCTATGATTCGCCAGCGGGTGGGAAAATCTTCGGCACACAGAATTTACGCCCGAGACTTGGAATTTAGAAGAATTGCGAGAGACGTCGCCGTCGAATTCTTTGAACGAAATCATCTCGACGGAGCTGGAGCGTTTTTTGACGCGTACGGGCTTTTTGACGGAGATAGGTTGATAATGGCCGCAGCCACGAGAACCAACTTTAATGGTGAATTCGAACTCGCTCGTATGGCCACGGATTATGATTTTGCTGTACCTGGGGGCGCGAGTAAATTGCTGACACATATAGGTAGACCCATCATTTCATTCAGCAACAACCGACTATCTAACGGTAACGTTTATAGTAAACTGGGAGGTAAGTTGATTCAAGTGAACTCACCATCCTATTGGTATACAGACGGCACGGCAAGGATTTGGAGATGGAAATGTAGACGTATCAACACCCCTGAGATTTTGGCCAGATACCCCACAGAAGAATTGCAAGCCCTTAATGGAGTATTTAGTAAAAAAGAGTTCGGAGACGACCGTAAGCTATTTCGTATTGAAGATTACGGGCATCAGAAGTGGGAACTTGATTTAAAGATCCCCCGATAATAATCATGAGTGAAGATCTCAGCCAAAATTATTGCCGATAGCGTGCTCGCGCCTGGTCATGCCGCAGGTATTCCTCGTTTAACTACGATGGAGTTGACGTACCCTAGATTCATTCACTCGGAGTTCATGACGCATCGCGTCTTTTCTCGTAATGCTGCGTCTTCCCGCGCCATTCCCGTGCGCAAAATGCTGACACAAGTTTGGAAAGACCCGGCAATGCCAACATACTGGGGCTCGAACAAGCCGGGTATGCAGGCGGGTGCGGAGTTAACCGGTTGGCGCCTCAAAGCCGCTAAAAAGCTTTGGGTGTTAGCCGGTTGGGTGATGGTTGCGTTCGCTTGGAGTCTATCAAAACTAGGGCTCCATAAACAAATCGCTAATCGTATTCTCGAGCCGTGGATGTGGATGAAGACAATTGTATCCGCCACCGACTGGGGAAACTTCTTTAACCTCCGAATCCATGCCGATGCGCAGCCAGAAATAAAAGTTCTGGCGGAGGCCATGCTGAAAGCCATGAACAGCAGCCGCCCTCGCCAGCTACAACCGGGCCAGTGGCATCTACCGTACGTACGCGGCTCAGAATACTTGCTTTACAGCTATGACAGCATGGGCTTGCAACAGATCTCTGCCGCCCGCTGTGCCCGCGTTTCATATCTAAATCATGACGGTTCGAAGCCCGACGTCAAAAAAGATCTCGAGCTATACGAAATGCTTGCGAAAGCCCCACACGCATCTCCCTTTGAACACCAAGCCACCCCGGTTGTGGGAAGGCACGGCAACTTCAACGGTTGGAAGCAATTCCGCCAATTCATACCTAACGAGAATCAACCTGACTACAAAGGATTTAAATAATGCCGTTACCACTCATCTTGTTATGCGGTAATGCCGGCTCAGGCAAAGACACTGTAGCTGGTTTCATTGCCAAGAATTTTGGCGCCGTCTGTATTGCGCAAGCCGACCCCATGAAAAGGTTTTTGCTCAAGACTTTTGGTTTCACTGAAGAACAGCTATGGGGTCCTAGCGAGATGCGGAATGGGGTTGACTCCCGCTTCGACAACAATTGGCGTCTTTGGTCCGAAACTCGACACCGACTCCGTAGCGATGCCTCATGGTTTGTTGAAGAAGTGTTACCAGATCTAGACGACGCTGAACATATATTAGCGGTAAAAAAACTTGTTGATTGGGGTAACGAAATAACAGATACGAAGAACAGGTCGGGTATCACGCCACGAAAAGTGCTCCAATCAATGGGTACAGAGTGGGGTAGAGCGGTGTCTCGTGACGTGTGGAGTAATTACGCCAAGACCACAGCTTTCAAGCTGCTGGGCGGCGGTTATTCCTATAATCGAGTGTCCGGACTTGTGACCGATGCTACCAGTAATCCCAACTTTGTGGTTATAACAGACGGTAGGTTTCGCAATGAAATCGTTAACGTCCTCGCCGTCGGTGGCTCCGTATGGGACATCTCCTCACCCAAAGTACTCAAAGAAGATAATGCCGCCGTCGAAGCCGCAGGCATTAAGGGGCATGCTTCAGAGGCAGAGCTTAAGTCCGTTCCTTTGCATTTCTTTACTAATGTTTTTGTGAACAATAAGTCGGCTGGCTTAGATTTCTGCGAAAAAAAGGTCGTTGAGCGCATGGTGAATGAATGGGGTACAAAATGAAGAAAAGTAAATACGAAGCAGAAAAAGATCGAGTGAGATTGCTTCAAGTCATTGACGCACTTGATCGTCACGTAGACAGAACTCTAATCCACGCTTTGTTGCCTAATATATCCTACGGCACCATAAGTGGTCGACTTGTCGACCTTGTAAATGCTGGTTTATTAGAGGAAGACGGAGAAAACGAATATTACGTGCCGCATCTTCGTTCCGGCCTAAATCTTTCGTCGACGTGGAATCCTCGAGCCGCATCCGACGCTACATTTGCTAATGGCGCACAATTCACTAAGCGATATCGTAAAACCGCTGCCTGGTCTTGGCTTTCTGCCTATAAAGCGCTTAAAGGTAAAGTAGATCAACTCGGTAAGTAATTGGATGGCTACCATCCAAGACCTAGAAGATATCCGCAGTGAATTGAGACTCGGAACCATTAACAAATACCAAGCCTTACAAAGGGTGGGGGAGTTAATGGTTCAAGCCAAATCAAGAGCTTTGCGCACAAAGTGTGAGGCTTTTCTCGACGAAATCATAGGCCTTCCTTCCGAACCTAAGGAAATGTCGGCGAAAGAGCGCGAGGCTCTGGAAGAGCATTTTCGGAACGAAGGGTGAAGATCAACTTGCTAGGAAAGAACATGTCCGAGACTCTTCAAGAAATTCAGTCCCGTATCGAACCCACTCGTAAACAACTTGAGACCATGCTTGAACGCAAAGAGCTTAGCCCAGCTCTCTTCTTCAAAGCCCTCATGGGTCTGGCCTATGAATATGTGGTTGCTGACCATACAGAAGAAGCTGCTGGGTTAGTGATGCAAATTCCCCCCGATTATTGGCGCGGCGACGCCAAGCTTCAGATGCAACAAGACGTACAGTATTTTCAGCGGTCGGCCACCGTTTATCGCTCTCTGCGTGATTGCGGACTGCTGATGTTCGCGTTCCCATTAGGTCAGCCTTCAACTACGGCAAAGGCATGACGATGGATATCGGTGACAGAGTAATAGATGGGGATGAAGTCAAAACCTTTCAACGCAAGGCCATTGTCTTGTATCTCGACACTGTTTTTGGCGACAGATATCAGGAAGCAGATATCTATTTTGAAAACCCTGTGCCTGTAAGAGATCACGAGAACAACATTGTTGGTTGGGCTACTTTGCATCGGGAAGGTAAGGTGTTGGAGGCGGAATTTTTCTTGGATTACCACAACCCAATCAGATTGGATATTGAGGCGGGGAACAAATGGTACCCCACTTTAGATGGAATATTTTTTACCTCAACCACAAAACTTCATGTCATGTACGGTGGTATCAATCAAATCGTCTTGAAGCGAGGTCCTGAAAATTTACCATTTAAGGCAGACCCGCTATGAATCAAAAGTTCGCGCGTGTCATGGTATCTATAAACAGGACCATGTGGTGGGTGATGCTGGCTACCATACCAGTAGATATTTTTATAGTATTCTTTTGGCTAGAAGCCTCAAAGGTCTTACCGCAAGGCCGTGGATTAGCTACATCTTCTCTTGTTTTTGCTGCCATTAAAACGGCCTGGTGCTGGCTGAATCGCGCGCCTAAATAAGCGGCAATCTTGGGATCTGAGGATATTTGAAACATGCTGCTTTCTGCTCGAATGATGACCGATGTGGGAGACGTCAATACTTTCCGATACGTGGATAGTGTTGAATTCACTGAGGGTGATGCTCCAGCCGTCTATTTTCAGTTGATTGATAGGTCTAAGGATAAAGACTACAGACCACAGGGTCGTCGTTTTTGTCCCGCAGCAGCGGCCACGCTTCAGGTCGTAATAAAGCTCGTTGACTCGGCCAAAACTATTACTCGTTTTGCTTCTCAGCCCTTTGCTGAAGACCCTTCGATTTGGATGCTGCAGCTTCAGTCCACCGACGCCATCAAGGGTACCGTCAGTTTCCTTTTGACTCTGACCGAAGGCGCGGCGACCACTCGAGGACGCCTCGACGCCGCCCTTTCGGTTTCGTCTCAAGTACAGGGGTTCTAAATGGCTGACTACACCAAATCTTCTATCGACCCTCGAGGTGTACTGCCCGAGAATGCGGTCGATGCGCAGGAATGGTCTCGGTATGAGCCACTACTGACCCCGGAGCAGCTTAAGAACCGCTTCCTGAAGGGCATTCCTCTGGTATTCAACATCATGGATCCGGTCACAAAGAAATATGACCGCCTTGAGCCCGAAGACCTCAAGGACATGATTGTACGCGCTGTTGCCCAGCTGGAGATGGACAGCAAAATTGATATCTTTCCTGTTCAGCGCAAAGAAAAGAAACCCTTCGACCGCAATGAGATGGTCGACCTCGGTTATATGCGCGCGAATTATCGCCCCATTCGCTCTATTGATAAGCTTGCTATCGGACCCGGTAATTCACCCGATATTTTGACCATAGCTCCAGAATGGCTGGCTCAAGACGGGTGGGTTCGTGGCGAAGTCCGTATCGTTCCCACTATCAATACCGTGATTAGTGGCGGATACGTGCCTGCCGACGCGGGAGTGGGTCAGGGTTCCGCCTTTGTCGCCCTCATGGGAACCAAGGGTTGGATTTCTTCGTTTTGGACCATGGAATACACTACGGGATTCAGTGACGGCAGAATTCCTATTGTCGTGAATGAGTTGATTGGGTGCTATGCCGCCATCGAAGCTCTTTCGTTATTGGCTTCTACTCATCGCACCAATTCACAGTCCTTAGGAATGGACGGAGCAAGCCAGAGTACATCGGGGCCGGGACCACAGGTATACGACGGACGAATCAAACTCCTTGAAGATCGCCGCAAGAATCTGCTTTCGAAGCTACGCGGCATGATGGGTTCGAAATTTGTGATCGGAAATATATAATTACGGACACTTACCATGTTTGATATGCGCCAAATTAACAGAATGATGGATGCGGTCAAATCGCATTTGAGCGATAGAGCACCGCACCAGGGTGCAGCCTGTCATTTAAGCGGTAATTGTTATGTCCAAGCCGAAGCTCTGCATCACCTGCTTGGTGGCGAACAGACTGGATGGGTTCCGCACACACTCCAAGTTGATGGCGGACCACATTGGTTTCTTCGCCATAAACACAGCGGTACGATTTTAGACCCGACTCGCCCAGAGACACCTTTGTCTTACGACCAAGGCAAGTTCACCGCCTTTCTTACTAAGCAGCCATCAAAACGCACTCAAGTGGTGTTGAATCGCATCGCTGGCGACCATGATCCCGTCTCTAAATCCGAAGACTTTGATAAGGCAGTTTTAGATCCTAATTCTGGGTATAGATTTGAGCATAAAGCCATACCCATGACGAATCACTATGGGACAACTCCCGAGTCTCGTTATTATAATATACATCAAGTCAGCGCCTTTGCTCCTAACGGTGAAGAAATAGGTAGAGCCACCTTTAATCACGATAAAGCGTCTAATACGTTAGAAACTGGAAATACCTTTGTACACGAAAATCATCGTCGTAAAGGTATTGCGTCAGCAATGTATTCGCATGCAGAAAAAGCTACTGGAATGAAGATAATTCCTTCCAAAGCTCAGTCTAAAGATGCTCAAGCTTTATGGGCAGCAAATTCTGCGAATAAACAATTTGGTAAATCCGAATCCTCAGCCGACCATAGCACAAAAACTGCGGCCAGCATCGCCGTCTTCAATAGTGAAGGTCACTTGCTAATGGGTCAGCGTAACGACTCAAAGCGATGGACATTGCCTGGCGGCAAAATGGATGTCGGAGAACTGCCAGAAGAGTGTGCGCGCCGAGAACTTCAAGAAGAAGCCGGTCTACAAGCGAAGCGACTTAAATTCCTTGGTCGCGGAGTTGGAGGCAAAGACAGCGACTGGACAGTGTACTCTTTCGAAGCTCATTGCGACGACAAACCTGACGCCGGCAACGACCCCGACAAAGAGTGCGATTCTTGGGAGTGGATTCCTGTAGCTGATGGTTTGCCGAAGGAAATCTCGAACCAGTTACATAATCGCGATCGCGACGTCACTCTCCAGCTACTAGGCCTCCAATCAGGAAGCTTGGAGCCAACAGAGTTATCCAAAGGTTTAAAGCATAGATTCTTGGGCGCTATCGCCGCCGCAGGATTAGCGATGTCGCCTCAAGCTCTTGCCGGTGAGCCCGACAAAAAGCCAAGCCTTAGCGGTCTGCACCACGAATTACATCCCATTGCGCAGCTTGAGTCTTCTGGTGGGAAAAATATTAACCATAAACCACACTCGCTTGGTGAATTTCATACTGCCGTCGGGGCAGTTGGATTGAAGCCAAGCACGGCACATGACGAATATATGAAGTCGTCGTGGTTACAAAAAGTATTCCCAAACATTAGCGATCCCCAAAAATTCACGCACGAATTCAAGAGGAACGACGCCCTCTACAATCACACAGCCACATCCCATTGGCACCGACTCAAAAAACTGTTTGGCGGTGATACAACTAAAGCCGCTTATGCGTGGCGTTGGGGTCAGGGAGCAGCACTTCGTGACGCTCCGGAAGTACAGGCCGGAGACCCTTATGTCCAGGCGTATCAGAAGCTTACTAGCAAAGCACGTGCGGCAGCAATGGGCCGACACCTGATCAACCCGCTTTCGAAAGAGGAAGTCGACAAGTGGACCTCAATGGGCTCGAAACCTTCAAAAGCTAAGTCGCTGCGTACTTTTGATCATTATTCGATGCAACCCGGTCTCAAAGAGTTGGACCCTAAATTCCAGGGCACTGGGTCGGTGGGGCCCGAGAAAGGTAGACCCAAACGTATTCCGCGTGTATACATGTACGCCGCCGATACCGCACCAGAACAGCATGTGGCCGCCGCGTCTCGTGCCAAATACAGGGTTGAGTTACCGGCAGCAGCTAAATTCTATGACATGGGCGCAGATGAGCTTGGGTTACTAGAACCCAAAATGCGTTCAACCAAATATGGCCAATTCTACGAACCAGCCGACCTCGACGAAGTAGAGCGTAAGATAAAGCGTTTAGGTTATCACGGTTACCATAATTACATGTCTACCGCACCTAACGCTTACGCCGTATTTACTAAGGTTAAAGCCAAAGAATTGAAGAAGACGGAGTCCTCAACAGACCATCTCTCTAAAGTAGAACCCTGGTTCCAGGCCATGTTGGCACAGAATGAAGCCCGTAAGCAGAAGATTAATGAGTTAGTGCAAACCACCAGAGGTTCTGTATGGGCTAGTCGCAATGGTGGGCATTTAGTTGTAGGCAAAGACCCACATGATCGTAGTCGTTGGCGAGTTACTCCCATCCAAAGCGATGGTACGCCTACGAGCCACACCGTTGCTCCAGACCATACCGAAGCACTCAAGACTGCTCATTCTCTTGGCGCCAACCTACTTGATGAGCCGGTTAAAAACTACCGTTGTAAAGCGGCCTAATCTTGGTAGCATGGAATCGCTACCTCCTGAAGATATTCAGCTGCATAAATCCTTAAAAGGATACACCTTCGGTGAGCCACAACACGAGCCTGAGCTGGG